CTAGAGGATCAGTGACTTTGCCCTTTTGAGGATCAACTGGATTGCCCTGGGACATAGAGAAAACCTTGTTGGGGATATTATAACCTCAGATTTTCTCCATGTCAACTATCCCACTACTCTAACTTCTGCATAATACATACCTGAATTAAGAGCTTCAGAATGGTTGTCGACATAAATATCAACGCATCCACTCGGCACTCCACGATCTTCTACAGTGTAGATCTGACCGTTAATTTCTACTTCAGTTCCAAACGGTAAATCAGCCATGGCAACTGTTCTGCCAGCTACAGGATATGCACCAGATGCCGTTGGACTGCCAGCCCAAGAACCATTGCAGCTTACGCATCCACAATAGTGAGTAATTCGATATGTACCGAGACTATATCCAGAATACGATGTCGTTACTGGTGATGACTCAATTGATTGGGATTGTAGAATGGGTTCAGGAACTAGAGGTACATCAGAAAGATATTCGTTGGACATATAGAACATCTGATCATCAATCTTTACTTTTGCCCAGTTGTTATCTGTAATTTCTAAAACCTCTACAGAAGATCCATACGGTAAAGCTCCGATTTTCTTTGTGTTAGTGGAATTTCCAACACGATAATTAAGACCGATGGTAGGTTCAACATATTTAGTCTCTGCATTAGCCAATGTTGGGGTGAGTAAAACGGTTAGTAGAGTTACAGTAGTTGCTAGTTTTTTCTTAAAATTATTCAATGGTTTAGACCTCCTGACTTTCATATACTTGTACTTCTTTAGCAAGCTCTGCTGTTAGTTCACCTTCATAGGTAAATTCCACTGGTTTATTTAGAGCTAGTGAAAAGATACCCATAATTGATTTGGCGTCAACAACATATCTTCCAGATACAAGTGTTGCATCTCCAGGATAGTTGCTGACTGTCATAACAAACGCTTTTACTTTATCAACGTTATCAAGAATGATTTGTTTTTGTAGTTTCATTGTTTTGTTCTCCTTTGCATAATTTATATTTTGCAACAATACCCACATGAGGCATTGGTACATTCATACCATTCTTCCCATCCAGCTCCCATATATTCATATTTTTGGAACTGAGGAAGCATAATTGATCCGCAGCGTGGACAAGTTAATATTCTCTCATCCACTGCTGCACATTGAGCATCCCATGCCCAGTTTTCTTCTCTGTATTGTAGATCGTCGTCCATATTAGTTTTTACCTGTACTTCCAAAGCCGCCACGACTTTTGCCGCTTAGTTCTTTAACAGTTTCGAAATGAATTTCTGGCTGTTTCTTCATAATACGGAACTGACAGATACGATCGTTTTTATGGATAACTGTATCTTCCATAGCAATAGCTGGATATCTCCAACAGTCCTGTGGCCCACAGAACATGTTGTCAATGACCGCTTGGTGGTTACTTTGGATAATTTTAAAATTCTTATATGTACTGCTACGTGGTACAATATGAGCTTCATATCCATCAGGAAGTTTCATTCCAACACCAAGAGAAATAAGTCTAAATTCACCTTTTTTGATGTGAACATCTTCTGCAGCTCTTAAATCAATCCAATCACCATTCTGAATTGGTGCAATCGGTTCAATGTCTGCAAAGTATTTAATTTTAATTGTTTCTGTATCCATAGTATTATTCTCCTCTTCTTTTGTTTTCTTTAGGATTTTTTGGTTCACCATAGTTTTCATAATACGATTAATTTTTCTATCAATCTCTTTTACAATCTTGTTATTACCATATTCTCTGTTGTAATAAGGAATATAGAGCTGATTATGATCTGAGTCGAACACTTGATAGAATACGTCCTGTTCTTCAATATCAATATATAGACGAAACTCAATCGTATCTTTATATACACTCCTTCGATAACAACCAAAGGCGAATCCATTCTTTCTGAGCTTATTATTTGAGAGATCTGTTACTAATTCATAATTGTTTAAGTCAAGCATACAGATACCTCCTTGCTTAGATATTTGAGAAAATCATCCCATTGTTTCTCAGAATGGATAAATTCCTTACCCTTAAGCATTTTTTTACGCATCAGTTTTTTAATTGGCTCAGGCTTATATTGTTTCATTTTCTGCATATGCTCAAAGATATAATTGGATGTAGCACGAGATATGATAAGAAATTTATCTTTTGGGACATCTTTTACAACCTGTTTATACTGTTCAAGATCAGATTCTGGTATTTCATATTTTTGTTTTGGGAGATTTCTAGTTGAGAATGGTGAAATATCTGCTCCATATGTGAATGCCTTAAGAAGTGTTGCAATATAAGAAAGGTCTTTTGGATGAAAATGAAATTCAATTTCTTCATCATTTTCCATGATATGTTTTACTGTTCCTTCTGACAATAGTTGAGGATAAAGTTCTTCGTATGGGATTTTATCTTCAATTTGAAGTTTATCTAACGCAATTGTTCTGAGAATGTTGTGACCCCTTCCAATTGATGGAATGTAAGCTACAAGATCATTTCTGCCATAATAATAGATTTGATTACCATATTGACACTTGATATAGATATCATCTGTATCAAGATTTCCTTTATCGTCTCGTGGAAAATCATTTGTATCATGATCTAGATTAGCCATTAGACGATATGTTCCTTTGTATTTCATTAGTGGACTTGGCGTAATATCACCTCCTAGTATTCTTCGTACAGTGTTTCGTTGCTAACTGGGATTTTATTCTTTTCAGCTTGTTTAACTGCTTTAAGAGCTTCTTTTCGATCAAAGAAGATCGTCTTGCCAATATTATCATAGCTGAAAAGATATGCTATTTTAGTACGTTTTTCCATGCCACAGAACCATCTGTTTTCTTCATTAATAGTACGAATTTTAAGCTCGTATACATCGTATAAGCCCAATGTTGGCATAATTCTGGCGTAGTATAAAATGTCATTTTTATGTAGTTGTTGTGTCATTTGTTATCCTCGTATAAAATAATTTTATTTTGAGCAAGAGTTTTTTGCACATCAATTACTCGTTGATTGGATGACCCACACCAATGTAAAGAGACATCACGTAGTTCTTTTTTATACCGACCGTCAACAATGACATCACATAAAGAGATTAGTTTTCTTGTTTGTTTCAGACGTTTATCTCTTTCTGGATTAAAATCACCAGTTATAACAGGCCAGATTAATTGTTCAAATTTGTAGCCTGTGTATAACCATATCGTTTTATTCGGATATTGTTTTTTGATTTTTTGTGTAATATCTAATACAGTTTCAATATTAGATTCAAACATTGGATCTCCACCACTCCAAGTAATGCCACTAATATAGTCTTTTGATATTTGATCCATAACTTCTTGTTCTGCATCATTATTAAATTCAATGCCACCGTGTGGATTCCAGGTTTGAGGATTTTGGCATTCTGAACAATGATGGCTACATCCAGACACCCACACAACAACTCTTAGTCCGTCTCCATTATTTTGGTCTGGATATGTAATATTGTGATAATTCATATTTCTCCTAACAGGGCTGGAAATAATACATCCAGCCCATATAATATTTAATGATTACATGCTTACCCTGTCCTTGATTTCTGCATTCTTTGCTTCGTTATAGCGAGTTTGACCGTGAACTCTTGTAAATCCTAAGTACCCGTTCATTCTGTCGATCTTTGTAATCATTTTACTTCCACATTTTGGACAAGTATCCATTTCTACTTGCTGGTATCCACAATCTTCACAATAACACATTGCAAGATTTACACCTTCATAGAACCCTTTATCCATTGCTCTAAGTACAAGTGTTTTAATTGCCTGTTTGTTATAGCCAAGATTATATCTACAGTATTGAATTTTCCCACCGTTAAACAGATTCCAGAATCTTCCTTCCTTATCTTGTTTTTCAATCGGATTCATATCTTCTGATACATGGCAATGGAAACTATTGCTTACATATTCTTTGTCGGATACGTTTTCAATAATCCCATAAATTTTACGGAATTGCTCTACCTGCAAACCACAAAGTGACTCTGCGGGCGTACCGTAAATTGCATATAAAATATGGTCTTCTTCCTTGATTCTGTTTGTGTAATCATTGATATACTGCATGACCTCTAAGACAAATTGCCCATCTTCTCTAATAGATTTTCCATTATAAAGTCTCTGAAGTTCATTCAGTGCAGTGATACCATAACTCATTGTCATTGGAGGAAGAATAGATTTAATTTTATCATCTGGATTTAGATGTCCACCTAAAAAACCACCTTCACAGAAAGCAACCGGATTAACACTGGCATGAAGCTCTCCAATGTAATCATAGGTTCTTTTATGTAATCCACGAACAAGTTCAAGATAGTAATCTAATACTTCATAAAAATCTTTTGACTCTCTACGAGCTTTTGCAAGAATCATTGGAAGATGCAAGGAAACAACCCCAAGATTAAATCTTCCTTTAAAAATTGGTGTATCATTTTCATCTGCTGGATGCATACCACCACGTTCATACCATGGACTAAGAAAAGCCCTACACCCCATAGGACTAACCACTTTTTTATATTTTTTATACATTTCTGCTACATATCCATCGCCAGTTAAAGATAACCAATCCGGATACATAGTTTTTGCGCTGCAATCAATTCCTGCATTAAACACATCTGCACTCGGATATTTATCCGATCCATCACCATGCAATTCTTTGTCATATAGAAATACGATTTTAGGGAACAATACAGGACGTTTAAATCCTTTTTTACCCTGTCCGTCCTTATGTACATTAAGAAGCGTAATTGCAGCCATTTTGCCGAATTTAGACGTAGCAAGACCAATAGTTATCGTAACGAATGGATAATCCCCTCGACTCGAAGAAACCGAGTTCAATTTATATTCAATTCCTTGCCAACCTTGTTCAAAGTCACGATGTACTTTATTGGTTGCATATTTATCTGCTATATCATTGAGTAAATCATTATCGAATTCTGAATCTACACAAAAAGATATGTCTTTAAATTCATCAAAATATTTTCTATATGATTTTTCTGCATATGGTTCAAGAATCTTATCTGCTTCTGGAACGGTAAAACCACCATATTGTTGCGCTGCTGTTGATAAAATAATATCTCCCATAACATCAAAAGCCGTATCCAAATAGTTTGGCTCATTATACCAAATGTTACCCATTTCAAAACCGTTTTTCATAACATCCCCTACGTTAAAAAGGCAACAATTAATCGTATCGAGTCGAGCAGACCTATCATGGATATAAATATATCCATCTTTTGCTGCTTGTTTTTCTGCATATGTTAAAAAGAATTTTTTATATAATTCACTATTCAGCTCGTTGAAAATCAGGCTTCGCTTCGTTGCAACAAGGGCGCTGTCTGTGTTGGCATTGCTCTTGTCTCCGATGTAGCGGATGGACTGGCTACGCTCATATACTTTATCCATCATATGTACAAAATCTTTTTTGTAATTCCGATATTCTTTATACATTTTGGCTACTTTTGGGTAGTCTTCTTCCAATACAGCTTCGACGATATTATGCATATCATAAATTTCGATGCTTGTATCATCATCGTAGTTTTCTTCGATTTCTTCCCAAACATCATTCAGGATTTTTTCATAGTCTTGATTACTTAGTTCAACCATTGCTCTTCTTGCAGCTTTATTGCAAGCATCAATGATTTTTTGCTCTTGATATTCTTCAATTGTTCCATCTTTCTTTACTACTCTCATTTCTCCACCTCCTCATGAATTTCTTCTTTCTTCCAAGTGTAATTGCAGCAGTTATTCATTTGCTCCAATTCTTCATCAGCACTCTTGGAAATTTTACACAACGACATTACAGTTGTGCAAAACCCAATCCCAAGAACTGCTCCAAGTACCACATAAAGTACACTCATTATTAGTTACCTCCTACCTTTTGATATATCCTTGACCACCATCTCTGCATTTAATACAGATATGGCTACAAGGCGATTCACTGTAATTTGATTGTCTTGTTACAGCTTCAATGATATATTCTCTGTCTTGTCCTTCGATTTCTACAGTAATAAAATCATCTCCCATTTGTTTTAGTGTACGGCATAGCTCGCCGCTTGTTCCAATATACAATGTCTAATTTTCTTCCTTTCATAATAGTAAATGTGCAATATCCGTCCAATTCATTAACCTCTTTCCAGCCCAATCTTTATTCCAACTATAAATATCCCCAAAACAATATTTTTCTTGAGCATTACTTGTTTCTAACATATGTACCGAATCATCAATAAGAATGCCATCGCTCATATCTATATGTGATTTATCTTTGTATTTTTTCATATTTACACCAATAAATTCTGGATAGAAAAGATACTGATTAATCCACTGTTCTTTTTGTTTTAAGTTTGGAGAATAACCCATGCTAACAATTTTTACCTGATATACTTTTCCAAGTTCATCAACAATTTCATGTGCATCTGGCATAAATTCCAGTTCATAAAAGAATCGTGGTGTGTTAAAGTATGTATTAATGTATTCCTTAGATGTACAGGTCAATTCTTTAAAATCATATGAGTTAATCTCCCACCAATTAACATGATGGAATTTCTTATAATATTCAAAGTCTTCGTTGTATAGGGACACAATCGTTTTGATCGTGTCCACTAGCGTATTATCGAAGTCAATATAGATCGTTTTAATATCTGGTCTATACATTGTTTTTATTCAAATCCTTTCGAATAATGTTTATCATTTTTTCTACAGAAGTTTCCAATGACCTGTCATTGAGAATACGATAATCAATTAGATTAGATTTTTCAAAATTGCTGAACGAATCATTTTCTGCAGCATAGTTCTGTTTCCATGAATCATAGTCACCACGTTTCTTTGCACGTTCTTCTGCAGTTGTATATGGGGTTGTAATATAGATAGATACTAGACGGACATCTATATCTCTTGTTTTGAGTTTAAGTGTATATAATCCGACTGGATCAATGATATAGAAATTAGAATTTAAGATTTGCTCTTTTGTTGCAAAACTGCAATATCCAACTCGATCTGTATATGCCACCATGTTTGGTTTATATTTTTCAACGTCATCAGGTGAAATAAAAATATGATCTGAATTATCAACTGTTTCGCCTGGTCGTATAGATCTGGTTGTATAAGATTTAAGAACCGTCATATTTAATTTCTTAGCAGCTTCTTTGGCAATAGAGGATTTGCCAGAAGAAGTTCTGCCAAGGATACAATATAGTGTGTGCAAAAGGAATCACTCCTCTCCATGTAAACTGTAGAAGTATTCGTTATATAAATCATATCTTTTCTGAATATTTAGCCAATCCATTTCTTTGTTGTTCTCTCTGAGCCATTTCTGAAAACGGGAAAAGAATCCACACTGTGTAAATTCAGGGCATCCTGCTCTATAAATACAATTTGGAACAAGAATATTTGATTCGAGTGGATGATTTTTATGTAATTCAATCTTAAAATCTTCCGCCAATTCTTTTGCTTCATCAGTTGCTGCTCCACATAATCTTTTTCTCCAAGAATCAATAACATTTTGCATATTTGCATATCCATCAAAATTAACAGGCGCATCTTGTGGTTTTCCTGATCTTGGAATATCATCTTTTAATCTATCATCTCGTTGAGTACTAATAAATTTTTCAAACTTATGTCTGCTCCATTCTGTACTAACCCAGTATGGAATTTTTTTCCACGACCAATCAAATTCAAGTAATCTAATTGGCGAATGTTCAGACACAAGTAGTTTACTCATCCATTTTTCTGTGGCATCTTTGTCAGTAAACTCTTTGTTATCTGTAGTTCTGCAATGATTTTTCACTCGTTTCCAGTCATCATTAATCCAATTAAAAATTGTTATTCCCATTTTTATACCTCCCATAATGTCATATCATTTTTAAAATTATCAAGAACTTTTTCATCATCTGTTAAAATCTCTACATACGCAGGTGCGTCAATCGCAACGCTTAGTACACCCATCAGAGATTTAGCATCAAGAACAAGTCTTCCGTGAATATAATTGATATCCCAATCTTTATATTCTCCACATTTAGCTACGAATAAACTTGCATTGTTTACTGTTTTAAGACAGATTTTAATTTTGCGATCATTCATATTTTTCACCTTCTTTCTTAGCTGATGTATTCTAGGAATTCATCTTCACTCATAATTTTTACACCAAGGCTCTTTGCTTTCGTATTTTTACTTGACGTAGAATTAACATCATTATTGATCAATGCAGTAACCTTCTTCGAAATCGATCCAGATACTTTTCCACCTAGAGATTCAATCTTCTCTTTGAGTGCATCTCGATTCTCGAAATGTTTCAAACTACCGGTAACAACAAATGTTTGTCCCGTCAAATCTTTTCCGCTACTTGTTTTGAGAGATACTTTCTTTGGCGTTTCGAATGTAAATTCTTTACCAAGTTCCCACACGTTACTACATTCTCTATTGAAATATTCATCAAGTGAATTAATAATAGAATCTCCAATGCCAGGAATATGAGAAAAGAATTTTGCACCTGGATGCGTCATATCTCGTACAAAACTTTCGAATTGATAATCTTCCGCCTCGGCAATAACTTTACTTGCTGTTTTGCCAACAAGAGGAATTGATAATGCATATAAAAATCTATCCAGTGTGGTATTTCTGCTCTTTTCAATTGAATCAAATAGTTTGGAAACTGATTTCGAACCAAACCCATCAAGAGTTTTCATTTGTTTTTCATGTGTATTTAGATAATAGATATCTTGGATAGAATTTAACCATCCTAAAGAAATGAATTTTTGAATTGTTGCTTCAGATAAACCATCAATATTTAGAGCATTTCTACTGACTGCATGAGTTAGTTTACCAAGAAGTTTACCCTTGCATTCAGGATTTATACACCATAGGACTTCTGAATCATTTTCTTTAATGATCTTTGTTGACTCGCCGCATACTGGACACCTATTTGGTACATGGATAAAAGATTTTTTCATATCTTCTTCGAATCCATCTGATACAAATTCTTCTGCCCAACGTAACTGCGGAATTATGAGATTCGCCTTAAATACACCGATTTTTTGACCTTTAAATGGATGCGGCATTAATTCTCTCATTACAGAAATGTTATGCAAAGAAGCTCTTTCTACAGTACTACCTTCAATTTCCACAGGTTCAAATACTGCAGTCGGTGTTAAAACACCCGTCTTGCCCATTGTGAATTCGATATCTTTCAATGTGGTTTCTACGGAATCGTTTTTTACTTTAAACGCGACACCATTCCGGTTGTGATGTTCTGTACTGCCAAGAGATTTACCGTATTCTACATCTTCAAATTTAAATACAACTCCGTCTTGAGGAAGATGTTTTTCAGCAGCAAGACTAATAAAATTATCAATTTTACATTGTAGCTCTTCATTTTGATAATACTTTAAACCTAATACTTCACACGGAACAATACTAAACCCTAGCTTCCCTGCTTCAAGTAATCTGAAATAAAAACTATCATGTGCTTCATAATCGTTATTGCTAATTGCTAGAATAGGATCAACTTCTTCTACCACTTCCCAGGCATACCAACTTAGTTTTCTGTCTTTGACGACCGATGTATCCAAACTTGAAAGTGTTCCTGCAGTAAGATTACGGCTATTTTTATATTCTCCATTTTTATTGATCTCTTCAAAGTCATCAAGCTTGATTAAAGCTTCACCATCGATAACATATTTGCCCTTTTTATTAATACGTAGTGGAACATTCATAAACTGTTTTACATGCTGTAAAATATCATTTCCTTCTGTACCATTGCCACGAGATTCCGCCCCGATTAATTCACCATCTTGGTAAATCAATCTACAACTAATACCATCAAGTTTAATAGAAGCTACAATATCGTGTCCTGCTGCAAATTTTTTGATTTCTTCTACAGAGTGGCATTTGTCAAGACTTAACATAGGAGTCTCATGTTTTACTTTGATAAGTGATTTTAGTACTGCTCCACCAACTCTATTGACTGGGCTGTTCGGAAATACTGTATTTGCTTCTTCTTCCAATTGCTTTAATTCAAGTAACTTTGAATCAAATTCGGCGTCACTCATAAGTGTTGTTCCTGATCCATAATAAGAATCTGATGCCCTATTCAGATCATGAATCAGTTCTTTCATTCGTTTGATCTTATCCATTTACCGATTTCTCCCCACACATTTCTTTTAAATATTCAAGCAATTCATTGTCTTCCAGATAATAAATATCAATATGTTTACATCCATCCAGCCATTTTTTAAAACCATCCCAAAATTGACCAATTCTCCAATCTGGTCTATATGTCATGTGTAATCTTGTTACTTCATTATAAAAATTATATAATCTATTTGGATCTCTCATATTTTCTTTCCTCTCGACTATTCTGTGATTTCTACAAATGTATTTGTTTCTGGTTCATACTTATATGGAAGACCATTTGGCGCAAAATATGGTGATGGTGTTGTTGAAGCTCGACCATATCCAATTGATCCGTTCCAAAAATACACGATTTTTGTTGTACTATCATAATATAAATATCCACCAATGTTAATTAAATTATCGGTTCCAAGAGATTTTACTGTTACAGTATCGTTCGTTTTTACATTTGCTTGTGCTGATTCTACTCTACATCCTGAAAATGATAGTAAAATACTGACACACAAAAATATTAGTAATTTGTTTTTCATAGATTTCACCCATTTTCAAAACTGCTTTTTAACACACCTTTTTTAATTAATTCATAAACAATATCAAGATAATCTCTTTTATCGCTATATCTGCAATTGACATTTTTATGGATTCTTGGATCGTCCTTTATCCAATCATTTTCCCCAAAGTATACATTACTCACAAAAAGCATCTTAGACCCTCGTGCTACACAAAGATAATAACACTCTGTATCTCTTGGCATTCCTTTACATTTTTTAAATCCGAATTTTTCAAATTCTTTTGCTGGTACTGTCGGAATTAGCATCATCTATTACCTTTCTTGTAAATTTATATTCTTCACCAAATTGATCAGTTGATTTATAATTCCATCGTCCTAAATTAAACAACTGCTCTTTGTACCCATAACGTTTAAGCCATTTTTTATTAATTCTCTTCTTATGATGTTTTCTTGCTTGGATTTTCTTGACATACAAAATATTAACTTGATCTGGCGTCTTAGAAAGATCAGCGCTAAGAATTGCTGGATTGATCTTTGATATATTTGCTGAAAACGAAAGAGTTCTTTCATCTTTTGTAATGATTGGTTTATACCTTATATAATCATGACATTGTTCGACTGTATTTCGTGTTATATTGATCTCTTGTATGTCATCAAAGAAACCTATTTTTTTCTTTGATTTTGGGTCTACTATGGTAATCCCACCACATACACGCTCATTCATGCAATAATTAATATTCATTATTCTCTCCGTCATCTTCTGGTGGAGCAAGCTCCAAACCTAAGATTTGTCCTACTTCATATGCAGCATACGATGTGCCACAAGATTCTCCATCAAAGAAACAATCATAATAATTTCCTTCTGAACGCTGTGGTGTAAATCCACATGCATATGGATCATAGTTTTTATTGACCCATTCTTTTAATTTTTCAATAATTTCTTCCATAGTCGATTCCTCAGTGTATTACCTTATTTTGATTATAATAGTAAAGATAAATGAAACCAAAATTTCATCATGATTTTATCACTATATATTGTATATATGCACGCTTCAATACACTATATATAGCATTAGCAAAACAACATATAGTGGTCATATTTTATTTATTCTCTATATCTATACCATCTCTGGATTCTCATCAAACATCTTGAGAAATTTCATCTCATCTTCCTTATCGGAACACCACAGCTCAAGTTCATCACCATGCTCTCCGACTAACGCTGCAATAGCTACATACTGTGTCAATGCAGATTTAAGATTGAATTTATCTCCATACTGTGATGTAAGAGTTACATCGCCTTTACATTCATTTACTACATTGAGAAATGTTTCTACGTCTTTAAGGTTTTTAATTTTCATTATCTTATTCTCTCCTTCTCGTCCATCATTTTTCTAAATTCCACATACTTTCTTGTATATTCATAAGAATCCTTGAAAATATTTGTTACTGCTTTATACAGTTTAGGTTCATACTTCTTAATTACATCTAATTCATTATCAAAATCTACCATAAGGGCAGCCACAGCAACCAGTGCGCTTTAAACCATATTCCGAATAACAATCACTATGATCAATACCATACGCTTTCTCATAATCTTCTTTATCTGAATTTTTATACCAAAACAACGGTCTGTAATTGTCAACATCATCATTATCATCAAAGCATGATTTATATGCTGTTGATCTAGCACCACCTTCAGCTTTCCTGATACCTATAATCTGCAAGTCAAATAATTTGCCATCTATTCCATACTTTACAATGTTATGTGCGACATCTTTCTTTGCATATTTACAACACTTGTTTGAAATATTGAATGTTGGTGGATTAGCAACTATAAATTCTTTTAACCATTTGTTTCTGGTAATATTAAAGCAACTGTCGCTACCTTTGTTGCAACACCACCACTCTAAGGCTGACTTACATTTTGGATACTTTTTATATAACGTATCAAAGTCTTCATCTTCCCATTGAAAATTATGTTTTTGTAATCTTTGGATAAATTCACTGACTTGTTTTGATAAAAACGGTTGTCCATATTCCTTGCAGGACGTTGGAATAGGTTTTATAGCCCTATAAGAATGAAACGTAATATCATATTTTTCTTCAAGATATTTTAAATGTTCTTTTGTGGCTTGATATTCTAATCCAGTATCAAACCATACATAATCTACTTTATTGTCTTTGTCACATCTCCAAACGATATCTAACATCACATCACTGTCTGAACCGCCTGAAATTGAACAAATGATTTTCTCATACTTATCATTGTTGATAATTGCCCATGCACGAATCAAATTATCACAAATCGTTTGATTTACAGGACAACCATTTAATAGTTCCTCAATTGTATTAGCTTTCTGTACCAATATGTACTTTCCTCACTGAAAAATATTTCATTTCAATGAGGTAAAGCCATACTCTTTAAAAATGAGTCTTGTTCATTTTTTCGTGGGTGTCTTTTTACGCCACTACCACATCACTTTTTCGATTTATATTAACCAATGATCCGTCTTTTATAAATCATCGTGACAACCTTCGCTGCACAAAGGTATTAAATACATATGGTGAAAAGCTAACCAATTGGTAGTACAGCTTCGCAAAGTCTTTCTATGTTGTTTATTTCACAATTTACCATCTTGTGATTTGGATTATCATTATTATAATCTCTCATAAACATATCGAGCCAGAAATCAAAATACTCATCATCTGCACTTGAATCCATTACTGCATATCTATCAACTGTTTTATAATTACCTTTTTCTGTAAGATAAGATAAATTGACTTTATATACCGGCAATGTAATTTTTGTTTTCAAGAAATTCTTTGGATGTATATTTCTTAGTTTTTCTTTTAAATCTGAATCATAAATTTCAAATACGTCAATTCCTGTCCTTAGAGAACAGTTTTTAAAAAACTCACTCGGATGCACTACTTTTCACCACCTTTCAAACTGAATGAAAAATTAATTTCATAATTAGAAGCACGTTCATTTCCGTACTTCATGAGAGCATCCTTATCCCTGACTACGTGAGGGATGCGGTTTGTTCCAGAGTATTATATTCTGAATGCACAGGTTCAACTCATACACCCATCGGTTGACTGAAATATTGCTAACAGTCTTCACCTTTACCTTTTAACCATCTCAGGCTTTCAGTTCCTTTCACCGCATTTATCTTTTTATTATTTTATTTCCAATTAAAATACGGAGTATATCTTCTACAGAAAAGATTGCAGCATCTTTCCTTATATACAAACTTATTATTCTCTAACACACATTCTCTAACCATAGATTTTCCGCACATCGGACATTTCTTTGTGATTTTACTATTTTTATTGCCAATCTTTACTTCATATCCAAGTAATTCATGCATAAATTAATTACCCCCATGACATTTATTCTCTTATCTCAAATAATTTTTCCACTGCTTTTACACGCTTGTTGTTATCAATTGTTCTTTTTACTTCTTGTTCCCAAATACACTCCCATTCTGAAGGTGCTTTATGTTCACTAATTAAAACAACATTCTTTTTACTCATTTTTTCAGCCCAATTCCAAAACCTATCATAATCAAAATTCTTACTTGATCCATACTGCTTTGTATTCTTATATGGAATATCACAGTAGAATAAACAGTCAATTTTATCAGAATATAACTCTTCATAATCTCCGCATTGGAACAGAATATCTTTTAATCGTGGAATCTGTTCTAATAAGTTTCTTCTTGCTTCATCATAATAATTTCTTTCAGTTCCAGCTTTTGTACGTACAACGCCTGAATATCCACCATCAAAGAATCGCCCGTTATAGCTCGCAAGAAATCCAACTGCTCCAATATACCAGCCAGGATATGTATTTAAGTCTTTGTTGAAGCATTCTCTTACTTCTGAGTAATGTTCTTTTGTAATAAAATCTGGAAGACTTTGAATCCGATTTAGATTCTTGAATATTTCTATAAGATATTTATGATTATCGGATGCAATTTTTGTATCACATTGAATCTTATCAATGATATTGCATCCACCACAGAACGGCTCTATATATGTTTTTATATCATAATCTTTTATTCTCTGCTGAATAATCGGAATTATATATTTCGATATTCGAGACTTTGATCCCATGTATTTCATTAACAACTATTAAGAGCAAAGAATTCTTTAATGTACGTACAAATCTCATACTCCTTTCGTTAAGTTTGTTTATTCAATTAACATGTTTTCCAATTTGTGAATTTCTTCTGTAAGTGAATTAATTCTTTTATTAAGCAGTGCGTTAAATCCTTTTATAGCTTCTTTTTCTGTGTCTGCAAAATATCTTGCGTAAAGTGACACACCATTTTTCTTTAAGTCTTTGCCATTAACTTTGTATTCATAAAAATATTTATCATTTTTAATTCTTCCTCTTACCGGCTTACACATAAGATTCAAAGCTCTCTCATCTTCTTTATAGGCGAAAGCCCAAATATCCTTGCTAATTGGTATATTCCACACCTTCAAATGGGATGTGGATGTAATATTGATATATTCTTACTGCATAATACATTTTGTAGTTCTCCTTTTAAGGTTATGTTGCACTCATCATTAATTGTTGATTTACATATTCTGCGATTCTTTTTTGACCAACTTTAAAAATGTCTTCATCTTTTTCAATACAAATATAATTCCTATTTGTATTCATAGCCGCAATCGCTGTTGTCATGCTTCCTGCACATGAATCCAAAATAAGATCACCAGGATTACTATATGTTTTGATTAATTCTTCAATCAGAGCAACTGGTTTTTGAGTGCTATGATATGCCGATTTTTGAGTATCTTTTGCAAAAGTCCATATAGATTTTGGGTATCTTTTAGTAGAATCATAATCAGTCCAACCACTCTCACCATAATTTGTAGTATCTTTGGCATTGACATGATGAGATGCTTTACTAACTTTTCTCTCGTGTCCATCTGTCATTTGTGGATTATATGTTGGAGGTTTCTTATAGAAAATACAGATATCTTCATGAGAACGAAGAGGCATTTTCTTCGCATTTAGGAATCCGGTAGGTTGTGTTTTCTCCCAGATTAGATTATATTTCCAGAGTTTTCGGTTGCTATGCATCAAATCTGCTGTAAACATTCCGTTCGCAAATAGAATAATTGCACCACGATCTTTGATAATTCTTTCGTACTGCTCCCATAATGGTTCAAATGGAATAACTGTATCCCATTTATTCCTAGCAGTCTGACCGAAAGGAAGATCCGTAATGATGCAATCAATTGACCCATCATCAATTTTTTTCATACATTTAAGACAATCTTCGTTGTATAGTGTGTTTACTTTTAACATTTATTATTTGGAGCAAATCATGATTTATGCTGCAGCAAATCTCATACTCCTTGTTTTATTTAATATAATGAAAACTAGATGTTTGTAACCATCTAATACCTTATTCTCTTGTCCAATTGGAAATTTTTGAGCTGAAACGCTCTAAGAATTTATTTTGTTTTTATCTTTTACAGGCAAAAGCCATTTTAATCCTGAAAAAGGAATGTGATACAATTTACCTTTTTCTTCGTTGTATAAATCAATATTATCAGAATTATAATTTAATAATATTCCAACAATATTTTCTTCACATCCTTTATAGACTTCGAAAGTAACTTTATACGTCTTGTTTAAGGCGTTTGAGAAGCAATTATATTTTTGAAATTTCATTCGTGCTATATTTCCTCTTTATTTAAATCCAAGTTTTTTAATGCTATAAAATCAATCTCTTTATGTGGCCAAGCTTTAATTAGTTTTTCATTAACATGTTTGCAGCTATCACATTTCCATTTCCATACAAGATCTTTCTCTGGATGTCCAAAACTGACATAAATATCTTTATATTCTTTACCACAATGATCACACTTTAAATATGTAATAATCTGACTCACACGCTTATTCCCCTTTTGCTTTAGTCATATTATGAATCATTTCTAATGCACTTCTAGAATCTTCACCAATATCATTTTGATAAGCAGCATTCTCAATTAATGTTTCAACACATTGTTTTGTAACATAGACAAGATTATAATTATTAATCCTACGCACTGTATCTACGTCTTTATCTCCGCATGGCATCGTATAACCAATCAGACGAGATAATACTTCGCAAATAACTTCTTTATCCATTTATTTCTCCTACAAACATATTTTTATCTCCCAAATGAAGATCTTTACAATCAACAAAATTTTTAGAAGGATCGATCAATCCTGCCAGTGTATACTGCTCCCAAACCTTTTCCATAGTTTTATATACGATATCGAAGAATACCGGATTACAAATAATACGTTCTTTTCTCTGTATTCTTCTTTTCTTACCACATCGCTTAAGAGGAAAACCAAGCCTTTTTAATGTATTATTGTTAAAAATATATAAGAGCTGATCATCCGAAAACTCTTCGCTGTCATATAATTTTCTCATCATTTCATTTTGATAAAAGTATCGTTTGATATAATCATGTTTTGATAGATTATCACGCGGCAAGATTCTAAGCTTATTAAATTCTTTCATATAATTTTCGTCCATATTTCATCACTCCAAATATTCTCTATTCAATCCCGCATCTACCATGATATTCTCTAACGTTTTGTCATCAAAATCATATGCATTTGGATATTGATATTGCGCAATACGCCAAACAAGAGAATGGATGACTTCCATAAGCTCGGTTTTACAATCATCAAATCCTTCTACGTATCCAATGTCTTTCCCGTTCATGTAAGACATTGTTTCATTGCTATCTATCATTTATAACAATTCCTCCATCTGTTCATCAGAAATCTCTTTATATTCTACTTCATATCCTAGATATTTCAGGAGATCAATCCAATCATCATAATCAATTCTATGCCCTTCTCTAATGTAATCTTTATAACGAAGAACTGCATAACCATCTACTGTTATAAGTTTAATTTTGTTGAACGATGTGTATTTTGTTAAATAACTATATTTTAAAAAATATTCTTGTCCAAAAGAATCTTCAACAAAAATTATTGCTGGCGTAGAATTACAATCTACTTTAAAGTTATAAACCATTTCACCTAATGTTCTATCTTTGTTTCTTTTGTAAATTTTTATACTGTCTAAATCGATATCATGATTGATTGGAACTGTATACTTATCAATAAAACATGTTATATACGGTATTTTATAATGCATAATTCTCACCTCATTTCTACCTCGCCAAATTGCATTGTATTATCACAAAAAGTTTTCATTCCACAATATGTTCCGCACAAACCATTTGACTGAACGCCTGTTAATCCGTCACAAGAAAGTCCAATTATGTTTACTAATTCGTCAATTGTATCTTCATTCATAAACAAATATGGTTTATATCCGTTCTCAAGTTCATAAGTGTGGATCTTTTTATTCAGTTTCATAAAAGCTAATTCTTTTGTTGTAATTGTAAATCTATCATATTTCATAGTTTTACTTACCTCGTTTCTTTCTTTCAATTGCACGTTGTTCTTTTAATAATTTACAACTTCCACAATTGTTTCTGTTTTTACAAAACCAACAGTTATCATTGTCTAATGTCCACCACCAAGGAGGCTGAGGACGCATTTTTCTTTTTTGCTTTACCCATTTATTCTCCTATAAAAAGTAAACGAGTGATACCAAATAATGCAAAACTTGGTCAGTTACATATGATATTTTTTGGTATCTTGCTTTTAGCGGATCAATAATACAGTGCGTCAAAAATACAACTCCAAGCTGCCATGTTAATCCAAAAACAAGGTAAAATGGTAAACAATACAACGCACAATGTACGAATAAATGATACCAATTACTTCCTTTAGTCTTTGCAATAAAATCGCTTTGTAAAACATAATCACCAACCAAATGACAAAACTCTAATAAAATTACCTTATTCATATATCCCATCCTTTACTTTAACAGGACAGTTATGTGCATCATAATAATTAACAATCTTATGCTCTTTCATGTCAATTTTTACATAAGCACTTGCATGTGGAAATCCACCATCAAATCCTTTTACATACATATAATCATCTACAGTTTTAGTTCCAACAATCTGAAGATAGTTTTCTTTAAACCATTTTCCCGAAATATTTTCTGCATATTCTTTTAAAATATCGTGATAATTATAATCTTCATACATACAAATCATATTATTACCTCCTAATATTCTCTAAATGAAAGAGTGATTTCAACGCTTTCCAATATCTGTCAATGGAATTCTCTTAACAATATTCTCTGCAATATAGTCCTCGAAAACGTAATCTGTAATTGGCTTCAGCAAATCACACATATCTACATTACACTCAGATCTATATTTACTACAAAACCAATCGCTACCACATTCCATTCTTGATAAAGGACATTCACTTGCACATCTTGGCATCTCATCTACAATAATTTTCATAATTTCCTTCCACATACAGGACAGTACTTAATTTCCATAATATTGCCAGTGTAATAATCATCATCACACTCGTGCCAAAAGTTATAATTATTGTTATTTTCATCATATGTAATACAATCACATACTTCACGGCAATATTGACTGTTCAATTCATCTTCATTGTATATTTTATTGCAAAAATCACACATTTATTTTTAATCCTTTCTGTTGATGGCTGTTCTACCCTTGAGATGCTGCTATTAGGCTCACATGGTAGATAACTATTTAAACTACACTGTTATACCATCACTCAATTGAAATCGACATTTCTTCTATTAATTCTTTTAAAATCTTTTTCAATTCATTATCATCACAAATAATTATATCTGAATTAAATGGACTATTTAATATAATAAATTGAAAATTTGTTTTATCCATACCATACTCTCTTTCTGTCGTGCCATTAATTCATGAATGATCGTATTTATCAAATATTACAACTCTTACTTTTTCGCCATCGTCCGTATCAATTATTTGCAACATTGAATCAAATGCACCAAGATATTCAGTTAATATCTCTTCTATTTCATATTCGTTTAATATCTCTCTAACTTTTACTGCCATATATTCACCTCATGAAATGTTAGTTTCATCAATCCAACAACTGTATTCACCCTTGCGCATTGCTGCCTCGATTTCAGGCATAATAGACGCTAATTCGGCATCTATTTGCTCTTTATATGCTTTGTTCGAGATATTTCTTGCTTCTTGTGCTGTAAACATATATTCTCCTCCTATGCTTATTGATTTAATAGAGTTAATAATAAAGTTTTTCTATCAAAATTTTCTTTTTTCTTTAAAGCCATATTAACTGTTCGAATTTCTCCAAGGTGATAGCAACGCTCTTTTGCTCTGCTCACTCCAACATATAGAAGATTCGAATTAAGCATAAACGTATGGCTCTTAGGTGTAAGCATAATTACAACTTTAAAAGATCCTCCCTGTGATTTATGCGTACTGATTGCATAGGCAAGTTTAATATTTTTCAGCTGTCCTTTTTCATAGTAAATTAAAGTACCATCATAATCCACAACAATATTATCTTTGTTTACATGCTTTACAATACCTGCTTCACCATTTGCAATAAATGTTTTTTCTTGTCCTTTATCATCCTTGCTAATATTCTCTTCTGAATATAGTACAGCTTTATAGTCATTTGAATAATTCATAACAATATCATTAAGGCGATATTCATTTTCTCCGAACTTAATATATTCCGTTGTATCATTTATCACTTTTTGAAGCTTCTGATTTAAAACAATAGTTCCATAATCGCCAACGTTGTAACAAGATAATACACCAATGTCTTCTAATGAATATCCTTTGGTCAAAAGTGTTTGGTACAGTTTAACTGTATAATCAATTATCTTTGTTTGATCCAACGGTACAAATACATATGCTTGATCATCTCCAAAAATCTGAATTCCTGTTTTAGTTTTATCTAAATATTCCTTACCTTGACGAATGTCCGTAGCCACACTTGACAAACCACCTGCTCCGTATCTGAAGATTTTATTTAACGTTACTGTTGGCACATGTTTCCATTTGAGTAAATCGTAAAGTACGTTTCCTGCTCCTACAGATGGTATCTGCGCATCGTCTCCAATCAATAATAATTTTGTGCGTGAAAAATCAATTGCTTCAAGTAAATGCTTAAACAGAAAAATATCAACCATAGAAAATTCATCTACAATAATTACATCATGCGGTAATTTATTTTCTGAATTATATTCCCATCTCCCTGGTGGCATATAACACAATCCTCTATGAATTGTTTGCGCTTCTTTTCCTGTATATCCAGTTAGCACTTTGGCAGCTCTTCCTGTAGGTGCTAATAACATATATGATTTATGGCATGTATCAAGCAAATTTACAAATGCTTGTGTAGAACTGCTCTTTCCCGATCCAGCATAACCAACTAATAACACAATATTATGATCACACATATATTTTGATGTTTTACATTGTTCCTCTGTTAATGTAAATCCATCCAATTCTTTAAATTGTTCCAGGTCATAATCCCATTTTATATTAACTTGGATAGCTTCTTTAATCCTATTCGCAACATATTGCTCAGTGTCATAAGTTTCTTTTCTACATACGCACATGAGATCACGATTAAAAATTACATCATTATCCCCTTTTAGAATTACTCCTAAATTATTTTTTGCTTCTGGAACTAGAACATCAAACTTTCTTTTTAATTCCCCAACGTCCATATATGTATTTCCAGATATTTCATTCTCATCTAATATGAAATCGACACATGCTTTCGCCCTTTGGTAAGATGTTACTAAATCGAATCCAAAATACAAGATTGGTTTTTCGCCTGTTTCGGCACATTTTTTTGCTTCTTTATCTAATGTCAAAAGTAGTAAATCAGCCGTTTTGAATCCAATTCCACCTAACCTGCACAAGCATTGATATGGTTCTTCTCGAAGCTTTTCTTTGATTTTATCTACAGATGTATATTTTTCATAAAGCTTTTTTACAACAGACATGTTAAATAATCCTTTAAACTCTTCTACAATATCTGCCAACTTAAAATTTTCAATAATTTTTCTTTTAATGACATTGAATGTATATTCTTTAATACCCTTTGTTTTGGATAAATCAACATCATCCAAACGATTATGAATAACTCTGTCAACAATATCTGGATATACCGCCAATAATGTATCTGCTTGATTTGGTGTTAAAATCTCGTATAAGAAATGCTTTGTCGCATCTAATGTTGTAGGCTTCTCTCGTTTCACATTTAAAACCTCGTATCCGACTCCATAGGAATCGGATACCTCCTTTGCCTTAACAAAATAATCTACACCAAGATTTAATTCGGAAATGTTTCCTTTAATAGTGACATTGTTATATTTATTTACTTTAATATCTGGATAATCAAATGGGTTAATTGATACGCCATAGATTTTAAAGTTTTCAGAGTTGTAAACACATCGTTCTGGGACGCATTTAAATTCTACAATATTACTCAAATTATCCTCCTTAGTAAACCGTCCATTTTTTTACGATTTTTTCAGTTTCATCCGTTTTTACCCATGATCCATTTATTTTTTTCATTTTATTTTTTTCTCCAAATTCTTTTACATGAATTACATTATTTGTATCAAATGGATTTTCAATAAAAGATTTTCCAGATGTGATTTTAGTTTTTAAATATTCGCCGTTTTTAAGATCATAAAGTTGAAGATATGGTTTTGTTTTATCTTTGTAGAATTTACACTCTATTACATAAAACATATTCTCTGGAGCACTTGGATTTTTGTATGTGATATTACCGAGATATTCTTGTTCTTTTAATATTTGCTCTTTAACTGACAAAGATTTGTTTTCAAACATTCCAATAAATATTTTAACAAGTTTTCTTTTGTTAACCGCGCTATATTGTTTTGGCGTTTCTTTCTCTGCACACTGTCTTACAATATTTTCATCGATGTTCATTGCTGAAATTTTATCTTTTTTAAATGTTTTACAAGTACCTAGTGAATTATACAGGTCAATAATTTCAAGCAAATATTTATTTTTACCATATTCGGAAAAGAAATTAAGAGTGGTAAGAATATGCAATTGCCTATCATCTACAGAAGTCTTACTAATAATATCTACAAGTAAATCAATAAAATTATCATAATTATTCTTAGACAGCTCATACAATTCGTCAGCAATCTGGTTGTTACAATATTTAATCGAACCAATTCCCTGATAAATCGTATTTTCATCTTTATCCATAAAATATTGTGCTTTTGATTTTCCGAATTTAACACCAGCAATATTAATTCCTTGGGACTTAATATACTCTTTGATGCTTGACATTTTTTCATTATTGTCAACGTATACATTTAGAGCTGCTGTCAATAGCTCAATCTTATGATAATAGCGTAACCACCCAATAAATAGTCCAATCATACTGTATGGTATCGAATGATTTCGAGAGAAGAGATAGTTTGATGCATCAGCGATAACAACAAGAAATGATTTAATAGCGCTTCTTGCTTCTTCTTCTGTCATCCCATATTTTTCTTGTGCTACAGCGATGAAACCTTTTATATATCGTGGATCTTTATCTCCATGAATATCAAGCATATAACCGCCATTTTCGATAATAGGGATGTCTGCTTCTGTACCAGTCTTCTTTGCGAAGTGTCTTCGAACAATATCTGCTTGTCCCATCGTAAATCCACAGAATTCATGTAAGAAATCAATGATTTGTTCCTGATATACTAAATATCCCAATGTCGGTTTTAAGAATTCATTCAACGCAGCATTTCCGTTATCGTTGTAAACACCAGCAAATAACTGTTCCCTATAAGATTCACCGGCAGGTCTAATTGCTCCACTAACCATAGCCATAATGTCAAGATATGAAATATTATCATTCTGTGCTTTAATATTCGCCAACGTTTCTTTGCTAAGTGTTCTTTTTAATGAATCACTTGCAAAACCGCTTTCAAACTGAAAAATTAATGTTGTGTCTTGAGCGATTGAATTAATAACATTTTCATCTGAGAAATTAATTTTATCTGGTGTCAAAAAATCAATTCCTGCAAGCTTACAAGCACCGTCAACTAAGCCCACGGCATTTAGCCCTAACAAATCTAGCTTGACAAAATTTAGTGAGTCTATTTCGTGCATGTCAATTTGACTTACGGGACGCGGATCAGAAGTAATTGATAAGGTTCCAAAATCATAACGAATATCTGTTGGACTACAAACAATACCTGCAGCATGTCTTCCCAAAGATGTCGTTGTGCCGATAACAATATCTACATATTTGAAAAGTTCCGGATATTTTTCTCTAATATCCTTTGGCATAAAATCATGCCCTTTTTCATCAACTTGTGTCAAATCAGATAATGTTTGAGTTTCTTCTGGTGTCATACCTAGCGCACGACCTACATCCTTAATAGCCCCTTTTAACTGAATCGTATTGAATGTAAGAATATTGCAACAATATAATCCTTCGCGGTTAAAAAGATATTCTCTTACTCGATATCTGTCCTCTGCATAAATATCTGTATCAACATCAGCAAGTGACATTCTCTCTGGATTCATAAATCGAGAAAAATTAAGATTGTACTTTACAGAATCTACATCTGTACAATTAATTAGATATGCTATTTCACTACCTGAAACAGATCCACGAGATGGGCCATAATGCATATTATTTTTTAAAAGCCAATTTTTATAATCAGAATCTAACAACATAAAATCAATTGCATCGTTATGTTCATATGTTTTTAGTTCCTCTTGAATTCTTGGAATGTATTCCGTCTTATAATTAGGGAGCTTGTTTATGCCTCTTTTTTCTACACCTTCTACAATACGTTTTACAAATTCGCCTTTCGCGTCTTTATATAATCGTGGATATTTATTACTATAATCAAGTTCATATGATTCTATCTGATCGACAAAATCTACTGTCTCTTGAATCGCAGCCATATATACAAAATCTGGTAATGAGCATTGTTTTTTGAATGCTTCTACCATTTCATCTCCATTTTTCCAATTAAGATCACATTGATCCTCATCATGAAAAATAACTTTTTTAGATTGCTGCATAATTGCACGACCATCAGCATAATCTTGATTTAGAGCATGAACGTCATTTGTTGCAATAAGTTTCAATCCATATTCATTTGCTATTCTATATAAATATTGGTTATATCGAATTTGTAAGTCAAAATTGTGTGGCTGAATCTCCAACCAGCATCTGTGTTTATTTTCAATAATAAACTTTAAAAATTTTTCTTGTGCATCTTTTGTACCTTTACACAAAATACCACCGACACAAGCAGTGCTAACTAAAATATTATCCGAAGTATTAATAAGTTCATCTAATGTAATTCGTGGATTGTAATAGAAATGTCCGTCTTTACGATTAAACGATATTGAAGACAAATAATTCAATTCTAGCACACCTTGATAATTTTTAGCAAATAAACAACAATGATAATTGTCTCTCACTAAATTATTCTCATCAATTGTTTCAGTTACATAGAACTCCTCTGCATTAATGTATTTAATTCCAGCCTTTTCACAAGCTTGACGTTTAGCAATATTGTGTAACACCGCACCATGTTCCGTGAAAGCAATTGCAGTCATCCCATCTTTTACGGCTTGATCAATATATTTTTGAAATGGCACAACAGAATCTACTTCCAATCCGCTATATGGGTTAGAATCCATGCTATGTAAATGTATATGATTAAATGCTACCACTAAGCCACCTCTTATAAGCTATTAATGAAATCTATCAGTTCATCATCTTCTGCATTATTTTCTTTATTTAGAAATAATTCTTTCTGTTTCAAATACGAATCATATGGTTTATGTTTTTGCCTGGAATATCCTGAAAGAGTTGCCAACCTAAACTCATCTGCAGCAGTTACCTCCTGCCAAAAAGTTTTTTCATCATGTGTGTCACGATACTCTTCCTCTTTTTTATGGATATCATGAATCGTTGAAATGATGTCATTTTTTAAATCTGTAATCTTTTCTTCTGACAATGGAACCTGTACATAACAATCATGGATTTGGATTTTCTCTCTAACTTCGTCTGGCAGACATTCCACATCATTATCTAAAACCATTTTATCAACATATTCATCCAATTTTTCTTCATAACCAAAATATTTTAACCACATCTTTGCGGTATTGATCAGACTTTCTCCAATTGAATTTCTCTCAATATAACGATCTTTTTTCTTTCCATTCTTCTGTTCAATTGTAACTGTCACATATTTGAGAAAATTCCATTCACACTCAATATTTTCAAGTGGAATATTGAGTAATTGGCGAATACCCTCTGCATATAAAACGAGCTGACCACATTCTTTATTGATTTTTTCTCCACGATATAATGTAGAAGTTTTCCAGTCCAACACTCGTACTTTTGTTTTTTCTTTTTTATTCTCATCAAAATATTTTTCAACAACAAGCATATCAATATATCCTTGCATGTAAATATCATCAGAAATTTTAATTGTAATGAATTTTTCTACGAAATGAGGAGATGTGATCATATTATGATGTTTAAAGAAATGTCGAATACAATTTTCATATTTATCAGCAATCGCTTCATTCTTCTCAGAATCGCTACGATTATACTTTAGCTCTGCACAATTCATTGTGAATAGACTATCTTCATATAGTTCTGCCATATCTTCATATTTGATCTGATCGGTATATAGCTGTTCAATAATTTCATGTACATTTCCGCCAGAAACACAGTAAATACTATTGGTACGATCTTCTTGCTCATGAAGTACATATTTTAAAAAATATTCATATGTATCTTGCTTATAGCAATGATATCTAGACCAAGACCATAATGTATCCACATGGAGCGTCTTGCATAACTCATTTAATTCTTGTTTTGTTTTTCTAGCCAATTTTTATATAATTTCCTTTCTTTTTCGTCATATACTGTTCTGTGTTTAAATAAAAAATTATAAATTTTATTCGGCATATCTGCTGGCGAATTTTTGCTACCTTTAGGTATTAAATCCCATCTATCATAGATATAACTTACTTTCCGGATCGGATAAAATTTTTCGCATTCTTTTCGAATATGGTTTATATCAATACCTTCATCTAAAGCAATCACTATTTCCACATCTAGACTGATTAGAATTCTAACTTGTTCATCTGTAATTTCACAATTTCCTAATGAAGATCCTGTATTGTCAAGTCTTGACGCTCTTTTCAATGTTGATTTCTCAGCTTCAAATACTACAATATAACCTGCTTCTTGAATATATTTATAATTTTCATTTAATCCATATATATTAATTCCTTTAGAAAATGGAATGATTCCAAAATATTTTGGGATATCCAATAATTCATATTTAGGGACTGTAGTTCTTCCAACAATCCCTAAATACTCATTTTCATCACCATCCCATTTTCTCCAAGGAATAATAATTCTACGTTTATCATAAGAATAACCTATATTAAAACGTTTGCACGTATCAGGCATAATACCTTCTCGTACCCATCCAATATATGGCAAATTTGCATATTCTTTTAAACATGAATCATCATATAGAGGAACGTCTTTATTGATTATTCTTTTTGTTTTTTTTACTTTTTTGAAAATAGCTAATGGGTCTTTGGTAACATTCTCTTTCTCATTTCTTTTGAAAGAATACTTTAACCCTAAAATACTATGTATGTACTTATTCGCTTGACCAAAAGACATATTTTTCAACGTCATAACAAGCGTAAAGATATCTCCATGTGCATTTTGATCAGAACTTCGAATTGCAATAGATAATGTATCCTTCTTTACAGATACCGCTGTTTTGTTTGTCCCATTTGGTAAAGCGGCTCGCCATTCTTTTGGATATTCTTTTATTGAATGACAATCTAAGGATTCTAAAATTTGTTCTACACAATTATTTTCAATAATGTATTCTTTTAATTTATCCGCATTAATTGTACTCACCGCCTTACTTAATATTAAAAATCAACTGGAACAGATGTAAATCCAACCTCTTTCAATAGATTTCTGCTCATATCATGTTCGCACACAATTTGGATGTTATTAGCAGCTCCTTCTCTATTTTTTACAATGAAAATAAGTTGATAATGTTTATCATGATCCAATTTAACTGGAATCTTAGATTTATTATTTTTACCATCAAGCCTATACACTTTTAATTCATTCCTTTCACCAGTATATTCATCCTCAAACACATCGCGCAACATTAGACATGTACTTGCTGGATCAATGATTGATTTTGCCATACCAATGTTATCCTGACTATAAAATCTTTGTCTTGCAGATGATTTTGCCAACTGAAATGTGATGGTAATATGCACGTTTTTACCACCTTCTGCTTTTACAGTGTCATAGATATCAACCATGTTCTGTTGCATATCTAACCACATACGATCAGACCGACTACCGGCATCAGCTTTATATGTATCAAGAATAAAATACTTTACACCAAGACTAGCATATTTTTTTATTACTCTAATCGCTTTCTGTGTTTCATATCTCGAGAATGGAATAATAGTTAACATATTATTCTCTGATTTTTCGGCAATCCAATCTGCACACTTATACAAAAGTTCTTTAACTTCGTCAGAGAATTTTCCATCCCTAACAACAAATTTTTGCAGATCTGTCTTGTAAATATTATTTGCAACCCAAACAATAAGTTCTCGCTGCCACTTAGCTTTTCCTTCCTCGTTAACTAAAATAACAAGTCGTTCACCGTATTTAACAGCACTTGGAATTAGCATTGTTCTTGTCAATGTGGTTTTACCCATATTGGATAATCCACCAACTAAAGTGATATTGCCTGGAAGCTGTCCACCCGTCTCTTTTGTTAGTGTTGGCATGTTATCGTATGGTAATCCTACTGCAATACCTTCATTCAATTGTTCAATGAGATCATAAATACCATCTGATAAAGAATAAGACATAACATCTTCTTCAGCGTTAATAAAGATATGATTGAGAAGTGCATCGTATTCTTTATATATTTCATCCAATGACATATCAACAAATTCTTTGATTCGATCAGTTACAGGAAACCCTGATGCAATCATTCTGATGACAGTTTCCCATTTTTTTAGTTCATTTACATATCCTGAAATATTGCTTGTCTTGATATACTCAGTTGCTTTGTCAATCGTGTCATATCCACCATATTCATCATATTTTTGCTTTAATTTTGAATGCTTTTCTAGATATAACCCAACTGTAATATCATCTAGAACCGATTTCTTTTCTTTAACAATGATATCGTATGCGATTTGCCAATATACTCGCCAAGTATTTTCAGAAAAATCTTCCAATTTTAGTTGGTAATCATACATTAACTCAGGTTTCTTATAAAAAATGCTAACGATATTTGCTTCACAAGCAACTTTATATTCTTTAACCTGTTTGGCGCATTTTAGTTTTTCTTCTTGGTATGGAGTTAGTTTTTTCTTTTCTGCCAATATTTAATTCTCCTAAAACAAACTCTTCATCTTTTCTGATACTTCTGTTGTTTTGGGCGTATACATTGCACCTTCATATACTTGATTTTCACAGTCCTTATCCGCTACACGCTCTTGTACTTTTTTAGTATTTTGAAGTCTCAGATAAACATCGTTAATTTCCGGTTCGATCATTTTTATAATAAGATTAATCCTATGATCTTCCCCATTGATTTTTGCTTCGTTATCATGTAAATATTTTACAATCTTATTCTTGTTTAATTTAAACGCACACAAAATTGTAAAATCATCATATGATGCAGATGCCCTAATGTTTTTATTTGCAATATGTTCACCTTTTTTAAGACCTTGCAATTTAAGTGCAAGATATTTTGGAAATTTCATATTTTCGTCATACTCCAAGATTTCTCTTTTTACATAATCGCATAACTCGTTCCAGGAACTTTTTTCTTCTTTTTTCTTTGCCATATAGATCTCCTATAAATTTTCTCCGGCAGAGATAATCCACCGGAGAAATTATGTATTACGCTAACTGAAGTTTTGCAAAGTCAATTAGCTCAGTAAGTACTTCAGGAGTCTGCATTTCTAGCTCTTTAATAGATACACCTTTATCTTTCATGAGCTTATTTACTTTGAGTAATGTATCTTTGTCTTTGAATGTTTTGAGAATATCTTTGAATTCCGCTGCGAGAACTTCAGATTTGTCTGCCTGATCAATCATAGACTCTGTAGAAGTTTTAAGATCGTTCTTGTAAGATGTGGTATTTGTCTCCAGACCATTCATAGAATCATAATAGTCTTTCCAAATATCGAAGCATGGGTTTTCGATCTGCTGACCTACTTTTGTCACGTTAGTTCTGTCTTTAATAACTTCTGCCCAGAATGACACGCTACCATCTTTTTCTTTCTTAGTATAATGTCTAAGGATTGTATCGTAATCGAATTTTACAGATTTATGCATATCTGGTTTATATCCAATTACTTTTTTTCCATCATCATCTTTGAGTTCAATTTCCTGAGCCACAGATACAACATGAGTACCTTTGGAAGAAAGGTCGATTTTAGCTTGCTGTAGCTTCATGTTGATAATCTTGATACGACCCCACTGTTTTACACTAATACCGGCATCATCAACATCGCCACCTTTTTTTCGTGCTCTTCTTTCCTCAACTTCTGTTGCACCAATCTGCATGGTGTTATAAAATTTTGTTTCGGAGTCAATGGATAATGTCTCGATCTGTCCATCGTATTCTCCGTTGATAAAATCATCAAGATCGCTCTCTAACTCATCAAGATCTGATGTATTATCTACCATAACCAGATTATTATATGTTTTGCCATTATTCAGTTCAATATCTTTACCTTCATAATGAGCAATACCTGTCTCTGAGTCAATACATGCTACTTTCGGGAATGTGAGCTGGAATGTTGATTTTCCAGATCCAGATTCTCCGTAACTTAGAAATTTTCCTCCAATTTTGGTCGCTCTTGCTTTTCTGAATGACATTTATTTTCCTCCAATTTTATATTATTTTTTTATCCGTCTTGCCAATTTTAATATTTGGCAAGACGTTTTATTTACTTAGGCCATATCTGCTAACATTTTTACCAGTTCATCATCTTCATCCGTCATTTCAGAAGAATCAGATGTAGAATCTGTGTCACCACTATCTTCTCCAGCAGCAAGAAGTGCTTGCTCATAGAAGATTAGGTCATCTTCTTCATATTTTCCTTCTTCAAAAGCCACTGTAGGCTTTCTGTCATCACCCTGACCGACATAGACAATATCCGGTTTTACAACAATCATTCTTCTCTCACGATTACCGTTTCCGCCAACAGCAATTTTCTTTACTGCTTCGTCTTCGGAATAAACTCCCATTTCAATCAGTTCTTTGATATCGTCTGGGATGTCGTCTTTTGTAATTGTTACTGTAGACCCACCTTCTACAAGCTTACCTGCTACAGTAATTTCATTAACTTGTCCTTTTTTCTTAGGATCAAAAAATCTTTTAATCATTTTTGCAGTGATTTCCGGATTTTCATTGACTTCAATTTCGAATGTTTTTGGGAATACAACATTCTTTTTAACTTCCACTTTTTTGCCGTCAACTTTTGGTTTCCCAACATAGTCAACAACATAAGCATCTAGCTCAATTGTTCCTTTTTCTTCCAGTGTTTTACCAATACATTTTGGCTCAATAAGAATTGTCTGAGAAAACGTTGCTTTAAAATCGTTTTCATCTTCTACTTTAGAAAGAACGATAGAAGTGATATCTTTTTTTACAGATACGTTTCCGTCATATTCGCTATATCCAAGATTACCTTTTACATTTACTACAACATTATCTTCTAGATATTCGTCGAGGTATTCTACCGCGTCATACGCCTGTAGAAATTTTTTATAAACGGTTTTACCATGCACATCTTTTTCAACTCCAACTGTAATTAGAGATGTGTCCGCCACAGTATCGAGAATTGATTCATCAAGACGATCTTCCCATGCAATCTCTACAGATTTACTCTTCCCATTTTCATCTTTATCATCTTTGCTGTATGCTCTAATGGTAGATTCATTGTCAGGAAAAAATCCGCTTCTCATCTCTGAATAGACTACATTGCCATTACCGCAATCAACGCCGATATACATGCTGTTATCTGTCCAACCAGAATCATATGTATTATTGAGGTTGAATGATTTATCGGTACGTTTTACTCTACCGATTAAATTGAAAGATGCTTTTCCTTTTTTTAGTGCTTTTGGTTCTTTAGTTTTAGCCAAAACTTTGTCCTCCTAAAATTAAAATTTATATTATTGTTAAATAAAACAATCTATTTTAACGCCCAATACATGGACGGAACACAGAATTAAATCTATGTTTAACTATGTAAACAGTGATTCAGGGCGCACAAACCCAAGGTATGCTGTTAGCCACCCAATTTTATATTCTCTATTGAATTATTTATTTTTTTTTTGGATTTTTTGACTTGATTAAGTCGGATTTGCTATTCGATATGCTAATCTTTTATCTGTAAATATTTCTTCTCCATTATCTTTTAGTTTTGTTATGTTACAAGACAAATGCATTTCATCATATTTTAGATTCGAAATTTTACAATTAGATTGTATACTGTTACCTTTCATAACTTTTGACTTGAAGAAAACTGCTTTACCATCATAATTCTTATGTGCTTCACAATATTCATTCCAACTGTCTGCTTCAACTATTCTTGATTGATGATCTCGAATCATATTATTTTCATCAATAATTAGATTTGTTTCAATTACTTCTATGTATATCATCTCATTCTATATATTCTCTACAATCTAATAATTTATTTATTAACCATAACACTTCCATCAGAATTTAATCTTGGAGTCATACCCCCCATTCCAGAATATCCTTCCTGATGTGAATAAACCCAATAATGAACCCCAGTATCAGGATCAACGAATTCATAAATATCATTATTATAGATTTTTGGAGTCGTTCCACTAAGATCCGTTGTAGTTCCCTTCACACATCCTGTCAGTGAAAATAATAGCATTGATGTTATTCCAAATAACACAAATTTCTTCTTCATCTTTTACATATTCTCCATCTTATTCTTTATTATGCTTCAAAATTGAATTCATCAGATGTGATTTTTGTATTGCTGATTTTCTGATAGATATCCACATATATTTCATCTTTGTCTCTATTATAAGTTACTTCTGCATACTTATTTACTCTCTGCTCTTAGAATCCCATTTAACAAAATCCTCTAAATCATACTCGCCAGATTCTTCTTCGTTGATCTCAGGAACAAATACATTATAATTACCTTCGTTACGATCATGTTCAATTATCTGCCGCAGCATCTCATACATATTTGTAATTCCTAACTGATATGCTCTCTTTTCACCATCAGTCATTCCATCGCAAACTTCATCATTCTTACTCTCTAAAAGATCCTTATACTTTTCTAAGCTTTCTACGATTAATAAAAATTGTTCGTTCATTCTTTTATTCTCCTTTGACTCTTGAAATATTTGGGTTTTCTGCTATAATACCCATACAGGTCATAGCAGCCTGGTTCGCCGCATACTGACTCAACAGCACGGCTATGCCTGGGGTTTATAAAATAACTCATGCGGAAGTACTACTTATGTAGTGCGTATAAAACATGAGAAAATAAATCTCAGATTGGAGGTAAATATTGTACATATTAGCAACAATTATATGTGCAGTTGTTGGACTAATCGCCGTTGGTATGTATTATCATTCCAAAAACCATGCAGTCGATATGATTTGCAGGTACTCATCTGAATTATCAGATAAGAAAGTGGAATGTATTACCAACATGATTTCCAAACAACATCGGGACATCCCGTTTTTGAAAAAGCTACCAAAATAATCTGTTTATTATTTATTTTCTCCTTTTAATCTATAACTTTTTATTATTCATCAGGTCGAATTTTGTGTCTAATCACAGATTCGACCTTTTGTACTTCCACATAAGATTATTTTCTTAATCTAAAATTACATCCACTGCAGAGATGAATCCATGTACTTTTTTAATTGATTCTTCATCTAACATATATCTTTCGCCCGCTATGTTCATTTCTTTATTAAGGCTATCAATAGAAAATATTAATTTTTCTTTTGCTATTTCTTTATTCTCTGCACAAACAACAATTCTTTTAAGTGCCAAACTTTTCTTCCATATATTATCAAAGTCATACCATTCTCTGTTCGCAATTCCAGTGTAAAAGTCTATTGCCGCTGCATCTTCTTCCTCTTCATCATTTTCTTCTTCCGATTCTCCATACTCACATGTATCGCAAGTAGAAAAATATTTGTCATGGACTTTACAGCATTCTGGTCTATTATCTTCGTTATAGCGTGTAATAAAATCATAAACTGACGCTTCAAGTTTAATTATTTTGTCAAATTTTATTCTATCTTTTTCGGATAACTTATTCCACTTTTCTAAAAGTGAATCTACTAATCTCATAACTACTTCCTTTCTTAAAAATTTATGAAATTTACTTTTCGTTAAGATTATAAACCCAATTCTTCGATTATAGGAAGAACCTTGTCTTTTAACTTAGGATATAATTTATCCAATGTTTCTCTAGCGTTCATTTGTTTATTCTGTGTTGTAAGTCTGGCACATTCCCAGTCTATAACCATTTGTACATAATCCGCATGTGTCCTTGCTCTCAAAGCATGATGCCTGGAATGCCCTCTATGTATCTTGTATACACGTTCGTAATCCATAATCATGTATAGGAATATTTTATCCAAATCATGCAAGTAACCACGAATTGTATTGTGCCCAAGTAATTGCCTTTCGATTATTCTGAATGCTTTTCTATGTTTTAATGTATATTTGATTTTATCTGTTTGCATTGTTTACCCCTTTCTTAAGTTTTAAATGGAGCTTGCATGACTTGAACATGCGACCGTCCAGTTATGAGCTGGATGCTCTCCCAACTGAGCTAAAGCTCCTGGTTGCACCATAAAGCGAAGCCATGCACGACCTCCAATGGATTAGTCTTTCATAATACCTTTTCGCTACATTTAGTTGCACAAAACATACGATTTTTGTGTTGCGATATTCTTTTACTTCCAACTAAACAAAGTTGCATACTTCATGATGCTAAATACTGACGGTGGGACTCGAACCCACATATCTGTGATCCTGGTGTTTGAAGCCAGTGCGTATGCCAATTCCGCCACGCCAGCATGTGTGCGATAGTTACTTCATCCGTTTAAGACATCTTCTAACGAGGATGCTGATCCAAACCCATCGCTTAAGTGATCAGTTTATTACAAGTGGAGGCTTGTATTGCGATACATGATAAGTTTTATGTCTTTCATGCTTGGACAATTATTTATTCTCTAACAAAAAATCACAGCTAACGTGATAAACAAGAAAATTAAAATGATTCCGCATGATACTCCAAAACTTACATCCTCTCCCCATCGTTTTTCAACATAAGTAATAATTTTATCATAAGATTTTGCGATAAATGTCATTCCAAATACAGACACAACTGCAATTGCGACAATTTCTAATACTAACGTTAAAAATAACATTAACCAATATTCATTCATATGTACATTCTCCTTCTAATACTGTCTAAAAGTAAAACCCTCACCACACTCAGTACAGACAACCGATCCAATTTCAACTTCTGCAAATTCTTGAAATTCATACTTGAATTGAACGTTTTTGCAATTAAATCTTTTATGTTTATTTACAACGTGCGAATCCATCCATAAATTAATTGTTGATTTTTCATCTTCTGAAATCGGAAATCCTCTCCGTAAATCTTCCTGCATAGCTTCGCATTTACTTTTCATCATTTGCAGTTCTGAGTCTTTATAAGATTCTTCCATTAATCTTTTATTCTCTTCTCGCAGTCGAGCAATTTCTTCGTCACGTTTTTTCAATCCATCTTCAACGTTTTTGACAATGTATGAAGTCTGATTTTCTTTATTTACAAGCTGATCTAGAATTTCGTTAATATTCTTACCCATGATCTTATTCTCCAATCTCTTCATTTAGCCATTTAACACAGTCGTTGATCGCATCAGACCTGTAAATAAATTTCTGTCCAGATGGTGACTCCCATACAAAAGATGATTCAAAAACAAAATAATTAGTTGGAATACCTGCTTTATCTTGTGTCTTTGTAACTAAATATTCCGCTAATCCATCGACCGGCATAATTCTCAACCTATCCAAATTTCGCATCCTTACACCTCCATATTCTCTCTTGTTGTATAGTGTTATTTCACTTAATACTCTGCATGGCTATTACACCATACAGAGTAAAATATATTATTTTTTCTTAGCTGCTTTTAATGAATCTAATTTCTTTTGAAGCTCTTCATCTTTCATCTTTTTATCCAGACGCTTCATCTGAACGTCAATGGAATTCTTGTAAGCGATTCTTGTACCGTCAGCCTGTTCTTTTGTTTTCTGAACGCCTTCACGAACCTTTTCAAGCATTCTATCTTCTTCTTGACTTGAAGCGCTTGTGGCAGATTGTAAAGATTTTACGGTTTCTGCAGCCTCGAGTGTGAATACTGCTTTATCCTTTTCTGCTTTTAAAGATTTAATTTCTTCCTGCAGAGCTGTTAAATTTTCTTTCTGTACATCTCTATTCTCTTTTAATTCTTTCAGAGTTGTCTTAATCGTTTCAATTTTGTCCGTGATTTCCTGCTGTCTTGCAAGATATACTTTTGCACCTTCGTCATCATTTCTATCAATACAGGATGCAACACTAAGATCCATCTGCATATTCTCTTTCTGCAACTGTCTTAATTGTGTTTCATAATTCTGGATTTTACCCTCGACCTGGGTATATAAAGAGTTTGTTTTGGTGTAAGTATCTTCCTTCTTCCAAATAATAGAATTATAGTAGGCTTTTGCTCCATCTGGCGTAGATGCATCATTGCCAATGATTTCATCTGCTGTTCCTGATGCTCTCATTTTTAGTCTCTTACCCGTTTTAGTTGTTGTAAAAAATACAACTGCCGCAATCACAAGAATTACGATAATCAATACTGTCATAGTTAATCCCTACCTTCGTCAATATCAAGTCCAAAGTTTTTAAATAGCTCTGTCATGCCTCCCATATATCCTGATCCAAGAGCCTGGAATTTGAATCCATCACCGTATCTATAAAGTCTACCCATCTCAACGGCATTGAGCTTTTCAAAATTCTCATTTTCAGAAAGATCATATTCCCACTTTGTTGTCGGATTGTCATAATCACAGATCATCATAGTTGCGTTATTAACCATTCCAAAATTCTGTAGTCTCTGTACAGCTCTGAAAATAGTAAGACAAATTGTAAAATCTGTTCTGTCTGACGGAAATGTATCTGCATGAACAATAAAATATTCATCATAATGATGTCCATCAAAAGTAATTCCCTGAGAATCGTCACCCGTAAGATTGTCTCCAGAATATTCTACCCACGGATATCCACTACCATCACCATATGTATTATAGTTTACAATATCTTTTGGATAAGCTACTTTTCGATCTGAATTTGTAAGAAATCCGTTAATATCAAAATCAATATCTGATTCACCTGCATAACGATTCTGATCCCAATTCACACCAATGAAAAAGTTTTTGATTGCAGTTCCATCTTCTTTTGTCATACTAATTTTCTGATTTTTGCTCATATTAATTACGTTTGCCATAATTATGTATTCTCCTTTTTTACTGTTTGTTATTTAGCCAATCTTTGTATGGTCTCAAAAGCTCTGTATATAGTTCTTCGTCAGTCATTCTGTTCATGTTTTTGACTGCGATAAATCCAGTGTTGTCACATTTTCTACCCTTCATATCATCCAGAGATCTCAGATAACTAAAATTCTCATTTCCAATGCCAACAAACTGTACAAACATATTGTAATTAGAAAGCTCTTTCACAATTTTATTTGTTTCGTCTGTATCCCAATTTTCACCATCTGTAATAAAAATGATAAATGCTGGAATTGTACTTGGCTCAATATCCTTATAATAGGAAACAATATCTTTCAAGACTGGAGCGTAATTAGTTCCACCCATACTCATATGAGAATTCATCATAATTTTTCGAACATAGTTCTTATAATTATCAATTGTCACTGGTTTCAAAGAATCAAAATCATTTGAAAATAGCCAAGATTCTAACTCCCCATTATCATCAAATTTAAGAGCGATTGGCAAAAGTCTTGTAATTACATCTTGTACAGATCCGTTTCTAAAAAGATTACCCATACTTCCAGAGTAATCCATAGCGAGCGCAACCCTTGCTTGATGCTTAGTCATATCAATTTTGCTTGATTTCGACATATTAATTAGCACATTATTTAAATTTTCTGCTGACTTAGACATATCAATTACAACTTGCTGCGCTGTATTTTCTTCATGTACCACAGCGGATGTATTATCCGCCATAGTATTTGTTGTTGTAGTCTTTTTTCCAAAAAGTTTGTCAAATAGTCCCATGATTTTTATTCTCTCCTTTGATAAATAATTTTCGAATAACATCAACCACGATTACAGTGAGTGATAGTCCAATGATTGCGATCCACTGACTCATATTCATTGCTGTTGCCTGGATAAGTCCGCCGAGTGCATTACATAAAGCAATAGTTCCAAGTACAATACCTGCTGCAATATATACAAATGTTTTATTGTTTTTCAGTCCATTGAGCAAATTAATATGTTCTGTACGAATACCAAATCCATTGCATACAGACATGATGCAAAGCATTGCAAATCTTGCAGTCATAGCTTCGACATCTGTTGTAAATAATTTTGATACTGGTGAAAACATAAGAATTCCATATAGTACAATAAATGTTACTGTGCTAATAGTAATTCGTTTCTTTGCACCTCGAATAAACAATCCAGAACCCTTCTTAATTGGATTCTCTGTCATATATTCAGCTTTCGGAGGTTCCCCGCCAAATGACAATGAATTAAGTGAATCCATGATAATATTGATAATCAGAATCTGAACGGAAGCTAGTAATGCTCCGCCAGATAAAATAGGAAATAGAATACTTAAAACCAGAAGTGAAAAGTTGATTGGCAACTGAAACTCCAAAAACATCATGATATCGTGCATAAATGTTCTACCAAGTTCCACGCCTCTAATAATACTTGCGAAGTTATTGTCTGTTAGAATAATATCGGATGCTTCTTTTGCAACATCTGTTCCAGCTTCCATGCCAAAGCCTACATCCGCTTTCTTTAAAGCAGGAGAATCATTTGTCCCATCTCCCGTCATTCCAACAGATCTACCAAGCTCCTGTGCAAGACTTACAAGTCTAAGCTTTGTATTAGGAGAGCATCTGGAAATAACTCTAAGAGTTGGAATAATCTTCTTAATTTCATCATCAGACATTGCCTCGAACTGTGCATTTGTAAGAGCAAGATCCCCTTCTTTATAAATACAAGCTTCTGTCGCTACTGCTACTGCAGTCTCATGGCAATCACCAGTAATTTCAATAACTTGAATACCTGCTTCATGCGCAATCTGTACAGCCTGTGGAACTTCTTTTCTTACTGGATCAACGACGCCAATAATTCCTAGAAATACCATATCATCTGGTAATGTATTCTCAACAATGTTCCCATTCGCCATCGCCAATGCGATGCAGCGCATGGATTTTTTCGTCATTGATTTGATAACATTTAAAAGTCTCTCTTTATCTTGTTTATTAAACGCTACAGGCTCTGAAATTAACATTTTAGAACAATGTTCGATAAGTTTCTCTGGCGCACCTTTATAATAGGAAATTCCGCTCTCAGACGTACAGGAAGAGTACTTATATTCACTTTGAAATACCTGTTTCATAATAATTTTGTTGTTTTTCTGAATATCAAAAAACTCAGTAAAATCAACGTATTTTAAGATTGCTCTGTCAATAGAGTTTCCGCCTGTGATATTATTCTCTGCATCATATGTGGCACTATTGTTCAAACAGATATTTTGTTTGATGCAATCCCAAAGATTAGTACCCTGATCAACTTCATTGCCATATCCGTCAATGACAGTCGTAGGTGTCATAACTCCTGTTGTAAGAGTTCCTGTTTTGTCAGTACAAATTAGATCTACGTATGCAAGTTCTGGAATCTTGTTTGGATTTTTTGCAAGAATATTGAATCGTTCCATTGTCTTGACATTCTGTTTTGTAACAAGCTTGATAATTAATGGAAGTCCTTCTGGAACAGCAGCCACAATGATTGTTAGAGCAACCGAAATATTCTGTGCAATCTTTTGGATAACTTCTAGCACACCACCATTGATATATTCTCTGAATCCAATATGCGCAATATCCGTTACCATCAGTGCAATAAACGTGACGACTGCAGCAATCGTTCCATATCTCGAAATTGTATCACAAAGTTTATCGATCGCAATCTGAAGTGCTGTTTTAGGTGGCTCAAGTGTCTGCATTTTTACAAGTGTGTCACCATTTATGGTGTTTACGCCAACTTCGCCTACGATCATCTTTCCTTCGCCAGACAGAATCGTTGTTCCAGCAAATAAGCTATTTTGATTCGTAAAATCATCGGTGGATGTTGATTTTTTGTATACATAATCATTAATTGGAATTTTCTGACATTCTTTACTTTCTCCGTTGATAGCAGCATTGCTTACAGAAATTTTACCCTCAATAATATATCCATCCGCGTAAATTTCCTGTCCAGTTCCAATACAAACCACATCACCAACAACTAAATTATCTTTGTTGATTGTCTGAACTTGCCCATCTCTGATAACATCACAATACCTAGTTGATGTCTTTGCTCTTAGTTCTTGTGTTGATTTTTGAATACCAAGCGCCATTTTTACACCAATATATGTACATAATGAAATAACTAAAATCACCATGATTGGTTCTGAAAATGATGCCAATCCAAATACTGCAGCGAAAATCTCATATGCAGATAATGCTAATAACAGCATTAGCGTTTTATCACCAAAGATATTTTCAATCGCAAATTCATACCATTTCTTAAGCTTTGGTTCTGGTAGTTTGTTTGAGCCATATTTTTCCAGACTCATTTTTACTTGTTCGTTTGTTAGTCCTTTCAATTTTACACTCCTTTTCTATTTGTTTTAGAATATCTATAACAAAGATAGTCCAAAAATAATAATGACTATCTTAGTCATCTAAATTGTTATTCTCTATCGAGCAATGTCACATTCGTGAAAATTTAACAACATCTGATATTTATATTCTCCAAATCTTTTCTTCCAACGTTCTTTAGATTTTTCTGTTGTCCAATTAAAAGGCACCATATGATAGTTAATTAGAAAACACATATCTGCAACGTCTTTATAAAATATTTCTGCAAAATTTTCTAAAATCATATATGAACCAATTGAATCATGCCCGTAATAATGCGCAACTCCATCATCATCTAATTCTTTACAGTACAATTTCCCATAATCATGCAATAACGCTGCCAGATTATATTTTGACGGATAACCATATCTTGAAAATAATTCATGTGTATTCTTACAATGGTCTGCAAGTGTCGAAGTATGATGTAGATTTTGCTGATTGAATCCTTCCATATTATCAAACATTTTCAACACATCTAATCTGTTCTTATTTTTCATATAATAGTGAATAATTCCTTCGTCAAAACCTTCTTCCATGAACGGAATCTGGAATTTTCTAAGTTGTCCATCTAACACTTCTTCAGGCACAGGATGTTGCCTGCCCAGGTTATCAATTTTACATTGCCTAAATGGTTTTGGAATTAGATAAACAATTTTATGACAATTAATACCTTTAATATTTTCAATAATTGCTCGTCTCGACTTCATGGTAATATTGGTTGCATCAGCAATTACATTTTTATTATTCTCTAAGTTCTCACGAATTTTTTTATGAAATATTTTAAATACTTCTTCATTGTGATCCTGATTTTCATAATCGCCAGTTAATTCTTCTCTGACAGAATTTGATGATACGATAACTGTATTTTCATGCTCCTGTGCTAATTGCTTGGCAATGGTAGATTTTCCGCTTCCACTCAGCCCGCACATAACCCAAAGCGTAGGTTTATTCATTCAATTCTCCTATCCATTGTGTTTTAATAAATATTCTCGACTGACATTTTTAAAACTCTGCTGTCCGTCCTGAGATCTATAGACGTATCCTTCTCTTCGAACTTTTGGATTAATCTCACTATATCCATCAGCTTCGAGTTTCATTTCTTCCATTGTTTTAGGTAAATAATATTCTGTAGAAACAATCGGCACATGTAACAGATTATTACCATCACAAAAATCTGCCATCTCTTTCGTCCCTACACGATTACCTTCAATAATAAGATTAAATACATATAACCTATTCTCTTTAAATTTATATGGATTACCCTGTACGTCTCCGACTCCTTCACCCTGTAGCACAACTCGATCATAATTATTCTCAATTGCCAATTTTGTTAATACACTTTCAATACCGTATTTATCAGCAAGCTCCCAATAAATATTAGAGTCGTGATAGCATTCCTGATTTTTATCTGCTTGTCTGACATTTCTGCTACAAACAATAAATTCGAATTTATCCTTACCTTTCTTCTGCCGGTTTATAGCGAATGTACAGGAAGTACCATCCAATTTTTCTGTCTTAATCCATGGATTTTTATTCTGCAAGTAAAAAGGAGCATTTTCAATTCTCGTTTCGTCGGTTTTAACAATCCATTTTGGAAACTCCTTTGGATTATCACGTTTCTTTCCAAGAAAGAAGAATAATAATTTCTTTCCCCACTCACGTTTCATTAACCATCTAAACCATTTTTTCTTTGCGAGATTTTTATGGCGAGCTGCCATAGATTTGAATTTTGCATTTGGATCAATAGAATTGCTTTTTCGTTTGACATCTTCTTCAGAAGAATATGTAATTTTTAGATCTTTGCTGACATCATCACCAATATTTTTTCCATCTAGTTCTGGAAATAGAGATAATGGAAGTGCTAATCCTTGACTAATTACTTTAAACTTTCCAAGTTTCATCGTCTTGACTTTATATTTCTTGTTTGTCAGAAACTCGAAACGTTCATCATTTTCAGGACACTTGCTATCAATTTCAATATAAATTGCTAAATCACCAGTCTGAAACTCACCTTTCTTTGCTACACAAACCCATCCTAACACTCCAATGAGTTCAATATTATTTGCTCCTTCAATTGGTTTTACCCATTCAATTTTTTCAATATGGGCTAATGCTCTTTCCTTATTCTCCAAGTCCCTCTTACCATTAGTAAGTAGTGCGCACTTTATCCTATAGGAACTTTTCTATTTTTCCTTTCTTATTTAATCTTCTAATTTGTTACCTTTTGCTTCATTACAAGGCTTACACATTGTTTGATAGTTACTAATATCATCAATCCCACCTTTTGAACGTGGTAAAATATGATCTTTTGTCATTAATATTTCATCACCATTATCATCAACTGCATACAAATTCAGATGATAACTTTTATCCTGCAAATGCCTTTCTTTCGCAAAATATTGTCCTTCAATTCCACAAACTGAGCATTTACAGCCTTTTGTAAAAAATGTCTGATATCGTTGACTATTACCTTTAATCAAATCTCCATCAAAATCAACTTTTGCATTTCGCTTGTCTTTTTCAAACAAAACATCTTTAACCTTACTGTATACATATTCTATGGAATATGCGGACTTTCTGATAAGATCATCATGTTTTGGTTTAATCTTATGCAGCCTAACATCTCTATTTGAAATAAAAATGTTTTCTACATTTTCTTTGCTTAATAAGTCAGTCAAATCTCTTACTGTACGAATTTTATTGGGAATAGAAATAGTACTGCCGTTCCATTTAATTTCTGTAATCTCTGTATCAAGAGTAGGTGACAATGGATTATTACTCTTTGGAAATTCTGTTTGTAAAAAATCTTCAATTGTTTTAAAGTGTTGAGATAATATTTTATCTTCTACTTTGTAACAAATTTTTAATCCTCGTTGTGCTTTAAACATAGCAACATCTCCTTCAAATTTTTATTATCACCTATATATTCTCTTCTTTCAACCAAACTACAGAACTACAAACACTACATCTTTCATTGTTGATGGGATTGTAAATACATTCTTCTTCTGTTTTATTTCGTATTCTTCTTTCCCATCTTCATTCTTCACTACTCTTGCTGTAAGAATCTTTCCTTTTTTAATCTTTGCACTGTCTTCGTTTTGATCTTTGAAGACTACATCTTTAATAAATTTAATTGTCATAATGTTTATTCTCTCCTTCTATTGAAAGAAATGTCGGATTCATTACTAATCAAATTGCGGAGATTTAATTTCCTCTTTAGAAACATATCCTAAGCAATATCTCTGTTCTTCTCTCATGGCATCACAGATTCTCATAATCTGTGAATATCCATCTGACTGACTTTCTGTGCATTTTGCTGCAATTTGTTCAATTCTCTTAATATATTCTTCCGTTGATTTATTCTCCCATACTACTTCAATAAATTTGCAATCTCATCAATCTCAAGTTCCGTTTTCTTATCATCAGATAGCAGCTTATCCAACTTACTCTCCATCTTCTTCAAATCTGCTTCCTCTTTCTTCAAACTAGATACTTCTAACTTACTTTTAATATCCTTAATCCAAGCCGTTACGCTGTATCCTGAAATCTCAAAATCAGACATTCCAAGGTCAACTGCAGACATAAAATATGAATTAAGTCTGATAAGTAATAACATTAATGCATCATCTGAACATACATTAAGATTAATTGTCATACCATCCATATTAAGAACGCAATTTGTTTCAGGAATAAACCTAACCTTCTTCTCAGAAATTGATTTCTTCTTTATTTCAATCTGTTTCTTTAATTCTAAAATTCTGTCATCATTTTTACTCATTAAACTCGTACTCCTTTTCGTATTCTCTACCATTTGCTAAATATTTCTGCTTACATACTGGTTTTAACTTTTCAAAAACTGTTTCAATAGAAACTGGGATCATATGCGTCTGAATTTCTTTTTGACCATAACGTACTTCCACTTCTCTTTCTTCTGTCGGGAAAATATCAACTGCTTCCTTATTTCCATAATAGATATTCTTGGCACTATATTTATAAACAGTATATTTGCCGTTATCTTCTGACATATATGGCGTTGTCATTTCATATTTAATATATTCTCCATCGTTGTTTACCATAAAGCGAACATTGATATATTTTCTTGTTATATCATCAACATATGTATTAATTGCTTTTTCACAAAAATCTTCGAACGAGATATTTACAATTTTATCCTTGCTATCGTCTATAGGAGAAAATTGATAAGATGATTCCATTGAATTATAAATTTCAGAATATTTAGATGTGCATTTATCATCAAGACAACTAATAAGTTTGTTTTTAGGAACACTTTTAAATTGCTCAAATTCATACTTCCCATCGCTTAATCTTGCAAACCAATGCATTTTACCATATGGAAGGTTGTTAATTACTTTATAAGAAATTTTTGTATATCCAAATCGAGCTGGTTCATTTGGAATATCTTTATAGGATTTAGTTCTTACAATTTTATCATCCTGCATAAATTCGTAACCATATCTATATGTTTCAAATCGTCCCATGTAAATCCAATTCTCGTTATCTTTAGTAAGATATGTCGCTCCAAGAATTAAATCCTTAGTTTTTATAGATTCGTTATTATGGACAATCTTATTAAACTCACTAATCTCTTTATAATCAGGTGATTCTACTGGCATAAGGACTAAATCTTTGCCGTCCCATCCATATACAAATTCTCCTTCAAGCCCTTTACCCTTGATACAATTTGCGTTTTCAAGAATGTATAGTAAATTCTCGATAGTAATCTCAAATTCAAAGCCTCGTGGATCGTATACTCTACAATATGCATGTCTATGATCCCAACCCGTAGAATAATCACCTGCTTTTTTATTAAGCACAAATCCTTCGGTTGGAATATTATCATATTCATTATTTGGAATATTCTCATCTCGCCAACCATTCCATGAAGCCTCTTTTCGCAACTTACCCTTTTCGTCATAGTATATTACATAAGCAAGCTTTCCTGTGTATGTTCCTGAACGATTCTGATAACCAACATTAATTGTTTTAGGGATAAAAATACTATTTCTCAATCGGTTTCCTCCTTTAATTATTCTCTGTTACAAAGTTACCCTACCAATATAATTCCTCATGTCTAGGATCAACAAACAACTCTTCTTTAGGTCTTGGATCTTTTAAATTATCATTGCCAATCTTAAACTCACCACCGTAATAACCATTCCAAGAACCACAACCCCAAAGTCCTAATCGTCCTTTATGAGTAATAGAAACAATTCTATAAGCTGGCTTGTCACAACATTGCCAGTAACTAACGACAAAACAATTATCTTTTGTTACATTCTTCAGATGTTTCGGTACTTCAGGCCACAAGTGACATTCGTTATTAATCTCTTCTAATGTTTTACCGCCACTAAGCATCTCATTAGCTTTTTCTGATTTTCTGTGCGACTCTTCATGTTCCAAACACCATTCTTCTGAACTAAACAATTCACCGCAGTAATCGCATATATATCTAATTACTTTCTCCATAATTTATTTCACCACTGCTAAATTCCCACATTTCGGACATACTAAAAGTTTTCCAATAATACCAACACCATCAGGTGTAAAAATATTATTTTCCAATCTTTCAACTCCATCTTGTTTTCCAACTTTGTAAGCTGCTGATTTCATGATTGTCCTACAAACAGGACATAATCTTGTTGCTTCTGCCATTGTTAGTTCCATCCTTAAATATTATCTAAACACACAACATATCCTTCCACAGTATCATAATAATACCATGCATAAGGACTAATCCCATCATTCATGATTTCTGCCAGCCCGTCTGCGTTGTCTTGATGTTTATGTGCTTCGTTTAGCATAACTGTTTTTTGAGAATCAAAATAAAGATTATCAACTATACGCATAACAATATGCACATAATTCCAACTCACTGATATATTCCTTTATAACCTTTAGCATCTTTGGAATGTTGTCTTTGAGGATCTGTTCATTTGCTAATTTTGAAGGATATAAAATATATAAATCTTTTTCACAAGATAATGAAAGGATTCTTTCATACACTATGTCTGATCGTAGACAATATTCACGTATTCTTTCTTCAAACGTCAATTCGCTTCACTCCTTTGTAATCATATCCAAGAACAACAATCTATCTTTATGTATACTGATATCATAATCTTTGCATTTTTCCATTGCATCCTTATATGATTTTTTAGCTGTTTCTACCTGAAATAAATCATCTTGTAATAGCCAAAGACGTAATTTATCTCGTATTTTATCCTTTAATTTCACTCTCTCGCCTCACTATTTAAAGATTCCCTCAATAACTTTCAACTTAATACTCTGACTAAATTCTGAACCAGCAGCTTTTGGATGACCACCGCCACCAAATAAACTTGCTACATCTTTACCAAGATCGATATTTTCTTTAACTGTTCTATAAGATACCGTACAGCCATCAATATCAACCATAGCCACAAAATCAATTTCAGGATGCATTTTACAAAGTTTATTACCTAATTCACTAACAAATCTATCTGCAAATACAAAACCACAAACCTTACCACACATAGGACTGGTAAACATAGTTTCATTCTTCTCTTCGATATATCTATCAATTTCATCCTGTTTAATCTTTAAAACAACCTCATCTTTAGCATATAATCTTGGGAATACCTCATCATGAATTTCTGAAACGCACCAACAAATAAAATCATCTCGACCATACAGATCAAGTAAGTCATTTACCTGCTTACAAATAACACCGTCTTCACCGAGTTCTGACCATCTCCAAGTGTCGTAATCTCTCACTAATTCAGCAAATCTTCTTAATGTATCTGAATTTTTCAAGTAACCATTCTTGATCAACCAATAATAAAACATCTCTGTTCCACTGGTTTTAACAGTTCCAAGTTCCATATCTTCATACTCAATAGTCACAGAACACCAAAGATATATATTAAGCCCAAGAGCTGTTGGATGATGGTCTAATAAATAAAAATTATTAAATCTGTCATCAATAATTTTCGCTGTATCTTCATTTACTCTAATATCTGTAATAATACACATATCAAATTCTGTTTCACTATTAATAAACTCCCTGACACTTGAATCAATGTTATCGTAATTACAATATGAAATATCTACATCATCTCCGAATGCAAGTTTTGCTAAAATACCACAACCGATTCCATCTAAATCTGTATGACTGAATAATTTAACCATGTAATCTCCTCTCTGCTATTTCTAATAATTTTTCTTTCTCATTTATATTTTCTCCACTAATAACTGAATCCAACAGATTATTTAATACCTCACCAATTTCTTTTCCTGGCTTATATCCAATCTCAATCAGATCCTTGCCATTAACAGCTAAATCCTTTAGAGAAAAACATTCATCATCCTGTAAGACTTCTTCTAAAATATATCCGATGTTATCAATCTTCTGTAATCTTGTTCCCTGATTAATGTCTGCTTGTGATTTAATATCAGCTCTACGAACATTTAACAGTCTTCTAAACTGTTCTTCTCCGATTTTATTAAGCCATCTTTTGACATATTTCTTTCCCACCTCAAAAGTAGCATCATGATAATAAACTAATTCAACAACTTTCTCTCTTGTGTCATTATCAAATCTTAATCGCTTCATTATTTCATTGGTCATATCAGCACTTACTCTTCCGTGACCTTTAAAATGTCTAATGCCATCCTCACTGTCTTGATAACAATGTGGCTTTCCAATATCATGAAAAAATACAGCCAATGACGTAATCAAATCTATTGGATTCAAGTCAGGTTCACAATCACATTCATAAGCTTGTACTGCACGTACTGTATGATTCCATACATCATAGATGTGATATGGATTATTCTGTTGAAAGTCAAACATGTCTTTAATTTCAGGAATGAATAACGAGAATACTTCACGGAATAATCCTATCTGTATATAAAACTCGCTTGATAATGCAATTTTACAGAACTCACTGTTGATTCTCTCAATAGATATATTCTCTAAATTCTTATACATTTTATGAATATTCAAACTTACATCAGAATCAACTACAAATCCCAGTTGTGAAGCAAACCGAATAGCACGTAAAATCCTTAAAGCATCTTCTGAAAATCTATCCTCTGCTCTGCCAACACATCTGATTTTATAATGCTCAATATCTTCCATGCCATTAAACGGATCTACAAGACCAACTACATCGTTATACGCCATTGCATTGATTGTAAAATCTCTACGCTTCAAATCTTCCTTAAGACTTCGTGTAAATGTTACACTATCAGGTCTACGACTATCTGAGTAATTACCGTCAATTCTGTAAGTGGTGCATTCATATCCTCCACCGTCAATTAAAATTGTAATAGTTCCATGCTGCAATCCAGTTTCAAGAATTCTCTTGTCCTTGAATACTTCCATCATTTCATCTGGTGTGGCAGAAGTTGTAATGTCATAATCGTGAATTGGTCTTCCAAGAATACTATCTCTCACACATCCTCCGACTAAAAAAGCTTCATATCCATTGTTTTGTAGACTATGGATAATTTCATTTGCACCAGATGGAATCTCAATTTTTAGATTAAATTTCACCTTTTACAACCCTTTCATTTACACTGGCAATAAATTCATTGATAGCTTTATAATTAGGATTATCAGGAAGACTTGTGTTTTTCTTCGCATAATCCAATTTCTTTTCATAATCATTTACCATTTCAAAGAATTCTGGGATTGGCTGATCATTGCTATCCAAATACTTACCATTACGAATATCCATAAGTAACTCATGTTCGTCTTCTCTATACGTGACTATTCTCTCTTTTTCAAGAATATCCAAACACATCATGTACAGACGAATCAAATGCATTGAATGTTTAGCGATTTTACCATGTTCAACTGCTTTTTCATTTCTCTTACCAATTTTTCCATACTGACGAACTGTATTCTGAAGCTCATTCCACATAGAACAATAATCTCTTAATGGGTAATGATGAAGATTTACGTCCATAAATATCTCTGTGTCATAACCTTCCTGCACAGCTTTATCAATATATAATTTCATAGAATCATCTTCATATGGTGTATATTTCTTTGTGAAGTCAGTCTGCATAAATTCAAGAGTCTTTAAAATATGTTTCTCTAATTCAGACTGCGACATTTGATGTGCAGCTTTCTGATTTAATCTGTATAATTGCTGATTAGCATAACCGCCAAACGAATAACAAGCTCTCTTTGATAAAAATAAATGTGCATTATCAATTAGTTCCTGACCAATAGATGATACATAAAAGTAATGTTCAGGCTTATTTCCAAGCATTTCTATTGTATTAGGATTAGTGTTACTCAATAACGCGATCAATTTATTAAATGCATAAATCGTGGTATCTGTTTCATTGTTTACAAATTGCTCAAAATTCTCATTAGTGAGAATCTGCATTTTACTATTCAATGTACAACCACGAATATCTAAATCACTACCCTCATTATTTGTTCCATATGCATGACTTCCACCAAGAGTTAAGATAATAATATTGTTACCCAAATTCTTATCTGTTCTTAGGAAGTCATACTCTTTTGATTTTAATTTGTCCTTAATCTGTTCAATTGTCATTGTCTTAACCACCAAAATTTTATATATTTGTTTTTGCACGTTCTTTGAAGTTAGGAATATCTTTATTGTCTTTATTTCTAGAACGAATTAGATATACATATAAATCAGACATTATATTATTCTCCTTTTAAACATGAATCGTTAGCAAAATTATTACCATCCATGACTTCACGGATATTCTTAATCATATCCATTACTTCACCATAATCACCACCAAAGGCATTACCTGTGGTTTTAATCTCGTAAATATAATTCTCTGGTTTATTTGTATACTCTACTGGATAGCCATGATACAAAACTGTACCTTTAGGAATTGTTACTGTTGCATATGTGTCAAGATAATCTCTTTTTAACTCTTTCAGACAAGACTGGCATCCTTTATTATATGTTTTACAATTGTCTCTTCCTGTATTATTGACTTCCACAATACGATTTGTTTTCTTAGAATAATCCTTGTATAAGAATTTATTTACAATAAACAGCACACCATCTACAATTCTATAAACATCTTGATACTCTGTGTTTGCTAATACTTCCATTTATTCTTCACCATCTTTCCATGCAGAACTTGCATATAACAACGAATCATATGGCACAATATATTTCTCAGGTATATTCGCAAATGCTTCTATAACTTTATCGTACTCTTCCTTGTCAACCATGAAATCATCATAAATTTTTAATTTTGCTCTAAGCCCTCTCGAATTTTTCTTAATATTAGTCGTACTCATCTCTGTAAAACTCCAATGCTCTAATAGTAATCTCCATCAATTCCTGCTGATTTTCTGATTTCTTTTGATGTGCTTCTGTGCTACCAAAATTAGCTTTTAACCGATATATCCGGCATTTAGCAGACTCAATCGCACGTTCTACTAAATCATATTCTTTATTATAATTACGACAATCTTTACAAAAATCTGGATGACCGTCAGAGTTACGTCTATCTGGTGGAACTAAATTATCTTGAAGTTCGTATCCCATGCCACATCTGTACATAATACCTATTCTCTATTTTATAAAATCTCAATATCAATACACAACACATCATGCAGATTCTTAATCTGTTCTTCGGTCGGTTTCTTCCATGGCATCATATCTGTAACATTAAAAACTATCACTCCACACAGTTTGATTCTTGCAATTGTTTTTGGTGGGCAATATTCTACGACTTTCGGCATCGGAATGTCGCAACTTGTTTTTGGTAATTGTGATTTCTGTGAATGCTCAAATGCTCTCAATTCATCTTTTCCAAGCCAACGTTGCCATGCTCCACAATCATCACAATATAACCCTGTGTTATTACCTTTTACTTCTGTATGTAATGATGTGCTTCCACACTTTTTACAACAATTCTGATACATAATTTCACCTCACAAACTCTTATTCGTTATGACCATCAAGTGCCATTTCACTAAATCTCTTCAAAACATCAGGAATATTCATTCTCTCGATCGTTTCTTTCGCAAGATTCTCTTTCAACTTCTGTTCCAGTGACTTCACAAGACTTTCTTCCACTTCTCTTTTTGCAGTAGCAATCATATTTTCTACTTTTGTACCAAGTTCTTTTTCCAAATATTGTCTCGTAATAAGATCGGCAGCTGACAGTATCCTGTCACTGGAATAAATTGCAGTGCATCCTTCTCTATCGTATCTCTTCTCTGTAAGAAACAATCCAAACCGCTTGCCTACATATTCAGACAACGGTATGTATGTTACTTTGCTACTCCAAGAATCTTCCTTTACAGGAATCATGATATTTGCAATCTTTTCTTCCGATACAGTCTTAACAAATTTATCTACAGTATTTTGAATCGTTCCTTCTGCTTCGAGAATTTTATCTGCAATAACCTTATCCACTCTCTGTACTGCTTCATCTGTTGCTTTTCTAAGAAGTGCATCCTTAACACCTCTTACAACCTGTTCTTTAATTTCTTCATCAATTGTGTATCCGGCTTCCTCGTCTACCCAATCAAGTTCTACCTCAATATTAAATTTTGCCATTATATTCTCCTTCCTAAGAAATCATTTCAGGATAGAAATCATATAAATAATCTCCAAAGTCTCCGCCAGTATCAGAACCAATTATCTTCTGCCAATGATTTATCCATTCCTTACCTTCTTTTGTTAGTATGAATTTTTCGTATTCCTCTTTAAGTTCTTTTTCTTTTGTATTCATTATTTATTTTTTACCCTCCAAATGAAACAAATCTTCTTCCATACCTATCTCCTATTGTTCGAAATATCTTACAATCTGTTCTCCAATCCATCTACCCATAGGTACCGCCACTGCATTACCAATTTGACGATAAGCATCATTATCAGTTCCGCAAAACTGAAACCAATCAGGAAATCCTTGTAGTCTCGCATATTCTCTAACCGTATATGGTCTTATTCTCTTTCCATCCTTAATTAATCTTGTCCCTTTATCCTTTGCATAGTGAGCAACACATGTTGGTGCAAGATCATCATTTTCTGGATCAGATACAATTGGGTTGTCCCTGTATTTTCCATTAATACGATTCAAAACATATTGCGGAATATCTACTTCACTATCTTTTTCCAGAATATCTTTCAATCTCAATGGTTTTCTTTCTGGATATTCAAAACGACTAAAAGGCTTTTTACTGCCAATTAGAATCAGTCGCTTTCTTTCCTGTGGCAACCACATATTCGCATTAACTGGACATTCAATTCGAACGTAATAATCCGGAAGTTTTGTCAGTGCTTCCATAACAACTCTAAACTTAAGCATTCCAGGCACATTCTCAACAACATACATTTCTGGTTTTGCTAATACAATATGTCGAAAGAAATGTAAAAACAAATCATCGCCTGTTCGTGTTCCATTAATGTCTGCAGCAGTTGAATATTTAGTACACGGAAATGTCCCAATGTAAACGTCCGCATCCTGCTGATCTAATACTGTTATTTTGGCAATATCACATTCGTTAACCTTATGATTAAAATTCTTTCGCAAAGTATCACAACATTTCTTGTCAATTTCAAATGACTCTAAAATGTTGATACCGGCTTCTTTAATCCCAAGATCCATGCCACCAGCTCCACTAAAATAACTCTTTGCTGTAATTCCCATATTTAATTTTCCTATTCTGTGAAATTATTTGAGCGAACACTCATAAATTATTTATTTCTATCTAAGACCTGTTTAATATCATAACATATTAACGAATTTATATCCCAAGCACAATTTGTACATAAATCTACTTCCGTTGGTTTTACCACATCAAAACACAAGATTGTATTGTTAAATTTATCATTCGCTTTTTCTTTGTACCGAAAAGGTAGTACGTACTTCGTGGTTTTCGCTTTTTTACCACAAATATCACAATATTCTTTGACCATATTTTCTCCTATGAAAGTGCAATTTCTTAGTTAAAATTTTTCATCTGAATTGAAATTCAAATTCTTCTTTGTGTATTTCATTTCAGCTTCTTTATAAGAAATATGTTTTTTCATAAAATATCTGATACATTCAGCACAAAAATCCACATCTGCTTCCTCAAAATCCGAATGCTGCGTTGTCTCATCATATATCAATTTTTGACACCTATCACATGTTTCTCTCCATACCCACCAATTCCCATTCGTGTTTGGAGTTCCATCGTAATTTACTTTATGTATATTGGTTTTCATTGTTAAAACATGTCTCCAATCGTCTTACTTAAAGCTTCCTTCGCAGCTTTCGTTCTTGATAATTTTTCTGCTAACTGATTCACTGCTTCTTTAATAATAGTTTCCTTATTTTCTTCTAAAAATGACTTGATGTTATCATTTACCATGTCTTTAATTTTCTGAGAATATTGATAAGCACTTGCATTGTCATTTCCAATTAATTGTTTCATACAATCTTTTTTAATTTCCGCTACAACTTGAGATCTAACATTGTTCTCTATCGTTTTCTTAATTTGATCATCATCAATACTGATCCCAAACTGAACTATATGTTCCATAATTACCTCCACTCTTTTCTACAACCACAATCTGGAAAGAAGTTTTCTACATCTACAATTAATTCATCGTAAAAACACATTCCGTGTTCCAAATCATTCATCCAGTTGATCAATTTCCTTAGAACCTGTATAAAATTTTCTTCACTACAATAATAAATTTGTCCAATATCATAGTCATCCTGATCACAAATAGTCACAGTAATGGTATATGGCTTATGCCAATCATCGCCTTTACTTGCCGTCAGAAGAACCCATGATCTACCACAGAAACACTCATTACAATCAAAATGCACGGTTCCATATACATTTAAATATTCAATATAAAGTTTCTCACTCTTATGATAATGTCTTTCAAATTCCATATCTACCCCATTTATTTGGATATACGACAAAATAACATATCCGTTTTCTTCTAACAACTTAATTCATCTATCGTATCTGGCCACCATACTTCTTTAACCCTCTCTTTAACAGCGTCCCATGTTTCGTAGTCATATTCTCCGTTCATAGTAAATGTCCTAGGAATTATTCGAGCATACACCAAAACTTCTTTTAATTCCTGTGGCATTTCTTTATCGATGATGCATCCATTGCACTTATAACCTCGATTAGTTTTTAAATCCGACAAATTGAAAACTCTCAAGACATTTGAATTTGAAAAGAATAAAACAGATGTGTTATCACGCCGAGAAAGAAGTAAATGTGATTCTTTTGGAATGTTTTCTAAAATCTTATCTAATAATTTTTCTACAATTATTTTTTTCTCCCGTGTAGAACAGAAAACTGCACTATGGAAATGTTCCATCTTTACACAATAATCAATTTGCTCTCTCAATGCCTCTTCCAATTGATTCATAATTATATTCTCCCATTCCATTTTCGAATTGCTTCGCATTTTGTTTTATCGTGTTCCTCTTCTTTTCTATAAGTATCTACACTACACGTTCCGCCTCTAGCATGACACTTATTGCAAATCACAAAATATGCAACTTTCGAATATCTTGTCTTTTGACCAATTCTTAATTTAGTCCACCCGCAGAACGGGCATGGTTTTAATTCTTTTTCTTTGATATTAATCATGTTTATCACTCCTATCAATTATTAAACACTATAACGTATTCATATTTTTTTGATTCATATTTATACCTTTCTGTATTTTTCAATGTCTTCTTCTCTCGCAAATTTACAATATGGATAACAATAACTGTCTCCTTTAGAAGACCAAGATGTTCTACCTTCAGAAAAAACTTCGAATTTATAATCATTAGCTAAATTACAATATTTACAAAAATATCTTCGAATCCATAGATCATTTTTGTCATTTCTTACCAACACGGGCGTATCTACAGGTACCATGCTCCAGTCAATTTCTGGTTCCTTATATCCAGAATTTGCCCATTTTTGAAAATCCATATCGCAATGATCTGAACTATAAAAATCACAATCATAACAACTTAATTCTCCACATGAACGCACTTCTCCATTTTTGACTCCACATGTATCATGATTAACAGCAATCTCAAAAATTTTTTCTCTATATTTTTCTTTATTTAACATCTTTTTCTACCTCTTATAATTCATCCTCATTACATCTCCAATAACCACTACCAGAAATCCATTTTCAATTTCTTGTTCTGGATCATTCCACTCATAAGATTCTATAACCTCTTCTTCGAGACTATAGCTATCTCCATCCAGCGGAACAATTCTTCCATCTACAGCAGCGAAACAACCTGCAAACGTCCCATGTTCTTCATCACAGCCTGGATAATCGATTCTATAAGACACATAATCATAATCATTGTCCTTGATTAATTCTCCAATGGTAGGATATGGCTTACTGTATTTGATATAATTAGATTCCTTCATATTCTTTCACACTTCCATCCATAATTTTCTCATCAATTTTGCTTTTGGTATATTTTTATAATATTCTTTCATACGATTTCCCTGACCATACACAATATTTATTCTCCTAACGAAATATCGCTTTCATATGGCAATCCAACATTCGCATCTTGGAAAAGAACAGCTACTTCATCACAACGTTCCGCACTTCTTTTTATTACATATCCTTTATTCATAAGAATTTTAATCGTTCTATCAGAAAGCCCCCTATACCACTCTCCTACGAACGATGGATCGATGCCTCCATATTTAATATGATGCTTCATTTCACTAATAATCATTTTTGCAGTATTTTCATCAGAATATTTTTTGTCAAAATATTTCTTCATTTTCTTTGCACTGATCATGTTTACTGTTCTCCATTAATTCTTTGCAGACATGTATTAAAACCTGCTGTCCAACCACGATCGAAACTACATAGATCTTCATCTCCGTTTTCTTCTTTTGGTAGTTCCTTTAATGGACACCCTTTCATTAACTCATCCCACGAATCACCAGCATTGAAATTTGCATCATCATCTTGTACTATGCATTTATCTTCACTATTTAATAATAGACAATGTATACATTTCTCTGGTGTATCCATTACTAATACTGATTTATCCATATTATGTTTTCCCTCAATTCAATAATTCTTTGTCAATAATCTGGAAGTTAGCTCTATGAATATATAATGCTTTTCCGTCGATCATTAATTTTGTCGTTTTCGGCAGATCTTCGCATACCTCATAATACACACTATCACCAGAATAAGCACAAATCGGATCACCAAGCTGAGACTGGATGACGACTACACGAGCCTTTCCAAAATAATTCTTAAATCTATTGACAACGCTTGCAATGATAACATTCTCTCCAAGACTACCATCAGTTTGACTATTAATTACTTCTGGACTTTGAAAATCCACATCAGGATTTAGTCCTTTTTCCGCAAAGATCATTGTAGTACCGCAGTTCTCCACTTCCTTGCCATTAATTGTGACCGTAACTACGCTGGACAATTTTTTCGTATAACCCCAACTGCCATCTGAATACGTTTCTTCTTCTACAATATTGGAATCCAGGTCAATTTTCTGTCCACTCATATCCATGAACTTTTCACCTTCATTCGTATAAAATGAAGCATTATATGTATTACCCGTAATAGACCCATTTAGATCGTTTACTTCGCTATTCAACCCTTCACATCCAGTAAGACATGATACCGCAAGTGCTGCCATTAGAATTCCTGCTACTAATTTTTTCTTCATATGTATTTTCTCCTTTATTTTTTTATAAATGTCACCCGTAGCTATGACACCACGGATGACAAAATATTATTCTCCAATACTTACGATGACTAATCTATTTTGACATTCATACTGTTATCATAAGACCATTCTTTAAAGTATTTTTCTTCTGCTTGTTTACGCGCCTTAACAGCATCGTCAAAATTGCTAAATACTCCAAGGTATATTCGTTTCCCATCTTTTCTAATATAAGCCGTCCATTTTTGAGTCCCTTTGTGAAAACAAACACCAGTTACACCAGAAGTATTATTTCTTGCCCTTGTTCTATTTACGTTATTATCCGAAATTGTTCCTATTCGTAAATACTTTTTCCGATTATCATATGTATTATGTTTAATATGATCCACCCGTTCTCCCTTTTGTGGATTCATAATAATGTTCTGCATGAAAATACAATTATCACCATCAGGTACAGTTGTTGCATAATGCCCATTGTCATGCCAACGATAATTTTTAATCTTATCATAATCTTCTAGATCAAAATAAAATTCTTTATTGGTATTCGTTGTCCATCCAATTCCATATTCTCCAGATAAATCATACACATTATCTTTTGAATTTTCTTTTCGAATTTTTTTAAGATTTTCGGATCTTAAACAACCACATGATTTTACATTTCCGTTTCTTAGATTGTCTCCTAATACATTAATTATTGTTTTTTCTTCACAAGAGCACTGGCATTCCCATTGAACATAGTGTCTCCCAGTCTTTTCGTCAACATAATCTTCAATACGTCTAAGAACCGTTAAACGGCAAAATTTTTTACCAGTTAAATCAATCAATTTCAAATTACGACCTCCTCATCTTAGATGTTTCCAAAAATTTCATTCTTGACTTTATATTCTCTATAGTCTTTTTCAATATTTCCTATAAAATTTTCTTTGTTAGTGAACGAGTTATAGCAAACTTCATGCAGAAGTATATTTGGAATATATTTATGATTATTAATCATCAAAATAACATTTTCGTCAGATCCTATATTTTCATTACAACAATAGCATTTTCTTGGATTCAAATACATTTGTAATTTTTTAAGATGATATACTTTAACAAATGAATCTTTATAATTTATTGTTTCCACTATTAAATCACCTCCATCATGAAAGACGCATTTTATTCTATGTTTGTAACAACAGGATGCGCCTTATTATATTCATCCTGCTTCTTTAAACATTCTCTATAGTAATCCGTCGATTTTAAACTTTGATCTTTACTGTTTTTCAAATCATTACAATACAAACATTTGTATCGTTCATGTTCTTCAATATCTCCTGCGTCATATAACTCTACTACCATATCTTTATGCATAATATTTCGCAATCCACACCATACCGAAAATGCATTATCAGATAAGTTCATATTCTCCACAATCATTTTCACAATAAACAAATTTTCATATGTTTCTTTTAAATTTCCTCTCCATACCGTTCTTCTTTGTTTTATTCTCTCCTTCGTTTCTTCATTCTTTTCGTTCTGTCGTTCCGTTACTACTTTTTCCATGGTAAAAGCGCGTACATTTTAAAGTACCGTTTTCCGAAAACTGGTAAAAAAGAGTACATCAACTGCACCCGTTTTAACAGTATAAGTAGTAAATAATATATAAGTAGTAGATAATATATTTCACTCTTACGAGTGAAGGATTTTTATCTTTTACTCTTTATTCTCTTTGAGCCATTCGTTAAAACTTAAATCATACATATTATTCATTTTATATCCATGTCTGGCATATTCTAATAAATCTTTAACAAATTGCATGATACTAGCAATACTATTAAGCTCATATTTATAATTACCTATGCAAAATCCAATATATTCTACTGCTTTTGTATATCCATATTTTCTTTCTTTATAAATCAGTTCGTGATATTCGTCTTCCGTAAAAGTATAAGTTTTGATTGTTTGAACAACTTTTTCTTCTTTAATTTCCACGCTGCATCCTTCCTCAATTTAATACGCATAGTCATAAGATAAATAGTATCCTTGATCAGATAGCTTTTTAAACCATTCAATGCGAGATCTCATATCGACCTTATCTATCTCGCTTCCATCTAAAATTCTCTGGCAAATCTCAGTCATTTCTTTTGGATCAATTAAATGTAAGTCCTGATCTTCTGAATCAAACCATTCTCCTTGTATAGTAGGTATTCTCTTTCCACTATATTTTTCGATCAAATCTTGTACCAATCCAATATTATATCCAGAATGTGATGTGCTACCTCCACCAACATATTCAATATCTGAATCATCGTAATCAAACATTGTAGTTCCTTTATGGATATGTATTTTGTACGATTTGAACCAATTAAATCCTACTGACATCTTTATACCCATTTACTTATTTTCCCACATATATGTAAGAAAATTATTCTTATTATCATCTTTTTTAAATTCCATATTATAATTTAAGCATTCAATAGATATTTTCTTTTTTATTTCATTCCTCATTTTTTTGATATTCAATTCTTCCCATTTATCTATAGTGATTGCTGCATCATGACAATTTGTAATATCGATTTGTATTTCACTTTCTTCACCTGTTTTAACGTCTTTTATAGTTGTGTATAATACAATTTTATCTATATCTTTAATTATCAAATTTTCTAATTCTTCTTTATTTGCGACCGTTTTTAACATATAATTAACCCTCTAATACTTCTTTAGGACAATACACAATCTGTTTACCAGCCTTTTGCGCTTTGCGAATCGTAGACCATACACCACCAGATTTTTTACCATCCCAAATTGCCAACAATACATCACAGTGGTCAACCATATATTGATCTCTTGCATTGTCGCAACCTTTGTAAAATTCATCAGATAATTCAATCCATTCGTCTGCATATTTTTTCATGTCATCATATAATGCATGTGACGAATTATAATCTTTACATGGTAGAACACAATGCAATCGCAACGGAATGATTTCGTACACCTTCACTAACATAGCTACTGTTCCAAATGCAAAATCGCTTCCTGAAGCCATACCACAATAGGTATCTAAATTCTCTCTCTCCAAATAACAAACTTCATACATTTTAAAGAGCTGTTTTACAATCCATTCTTCAATCTTTTCCCAAGCATCATCCGCTTCGTTTTCTGGAAGTCCAAGTCTTTCAGATCTATGTCCTGTTAATGCTATTTTCATATATTTTCTCCAATTATAATTCATAAATATCATTTCTTGTTTCACCGTCAGAATAATAAATATTCCATTCGTCAAATAATTCTTCTAACAATTTCATATCAACCGAATATTCATTACCGTGTGTGATAGCAATTGATTTCTTATCTCCGAATGTTCCAACATCTTTTTCACATCTATCGTATAATTCTTTTAAGTCTAACATTCCATATCTTAATGTATCCTGATGCGGATTTGGAATATTTGTTTTATCAAACATGTACGGATTGATTAAATATTTGTCGCATTCGCTAGGAAATTTTCCTGCTCCATGTCTTGTTAAATATGTACGAGATACATAACAGGTTTCAATATTGATATCATCAGCCCAGTTAGTATTTTCAATAATTTTCTTTGGATTTTTGATACCAGTATTTGATGGTGTAAGATGTGGAAAATAATCTGTATTATTCTGATCCAAAAGAAGCCCTTGTGCTGCTTCAAAGATAATATTATCAAAAACATTTAAAAAATCATTTGTTTCCATTTCAACACTATGAATGTTCATAAAATCCCAGTCGTTCCAAAAATGATGAAAAATTCCATCGTCAAGAAATAACTTTTCCCACTTATAAGACAATGATATCTTCTCTTTTTCAAACTGCTTTATATAATAGTCTCTGATAGAAAAATCAACATTTATTACACCAGCTTTATATCTTTTTATCGTTTCAAAAATTCCAAGCCCACAGCTACCATGCTTGTCCTTTCCACGGCTTTCTTCAATGATCTGATTCGCCATCATATCCCAAGGTGTCGTAATCATACAGTTTTTGTTGATATAAACTTCTGGTCGATATCCTAGATTGGTCAACTCATCATATTCCTGTTTGAAAATAATAGGATTTAAAATAAAATCTTCTGACAGATATGTAGCTGCTCCATTAAATGTGCCAGATCCAAAATGATGAAAGACATGTCGAATGCCATCTGGTGACGTAACCGTATGTCCTCGTTGCGCTCCACCATTAGAACATATAACAATACTATTTTTCTTTTGAGAAAAATAATTTGTTATCAACCCTTTTCCTTCGTCGCCAAACGATCCACCAATCACAATCTTAATGTCTTTCATCATTTTGTCTCCTATTCTACCAAACGATTTCTCCAGAAGTAGAAGTCATTACATTCATATTTGTCTCATTATTTTCTACTTCACCAACAATAATATCAACAATAGCATCTGCGATATTATTCATATTTACATTTCTAAAATGTTTATCATCCATATATTCTTTGAACGAATTTTCGATGGACTTCTGCCGATAATTATATCCGCCATGTTCAACATTGAGATGATAGAGATTGAATTTCTCCGATGTTTCTTTATACAAATCTCTTGTCTCTACATCTGCCTGTAAACTATCCCCTGTAATACTTTTCATACTACATCTAAGGCCTTCTAAAGGAAGATATGGGTTAAGCATTTCGTCTCCCATGGTGATAATGATGCCTTTCCTATTGCGATTTAAACAATCGAGTTTTGTATGATGAAGACCAAAATACCATGCAGCAGTATAGGATTCAAATCTATTTCCGCCACCGCCAAATTCAAAATACAATTTATCAAGCTGCTCTGCGATTCTAATGTCAGACTCAAATTGAGACGCCTGGATCGGATATCTATCGTAAGCTAAATCTCCAATACCCATAATCATAAACTCAACATCTGCAATTTTCTCATACAGCTTTGTCATTACTTCATTTAACGTTTTAGATACTTCAACTGCTGCGTCGCCCATACTACCCGTAACGTCTAACGCCAAGATAACAGGTAAAGTATTCGGGTGTTCTGCAGAATCACAGCACTCTCTAATTACATTCTTAGGATCTAAAGCATGATCAAGCGTTACTGCCTTAAACATATCCTGGTTAGAATATAAACCTCTGATTTTACCATCGTCTGATACATCAAGACCTTTCGTTGCTGAATAACTTACAAAATCATCTGACTTCCAACTTCCGCATCCCATAATTATTCTTCCTCCTCTACTTCATCTGTATCATCTTCGTCACTCATATCAAAATCAAACATTCCATCAAACATTTCAGACATGCCGTTTCCTCCACCCATCATCATAAAAGGAAGCATTGCGCTCATATTACCAAATGTCATAGAACCATTTGTCCCATCGTTACCATTCATCATCTGAGAAAGCATCATATATTTAAAAATGTTATTTGTTCCTTTTTTACTCTTAAACATATCGTTTCCAAACATGGAAACAATTTTTCCATAAAAATATGTATTTCCCATAAATACATGACGTTCTGGAAGAATCATATCTACCGCAGAGTCTTCATAATTAACGACTGTAATTTTATTTTTATCCGCTTCGATGACACACTTTGGTTTACCATTAACAAGAATGATGTCCCCTTTTTCAACTTTGTTAGTTGGAATAACAAAGAAAAACTCTTCTCCGATGTCGAATACAAAGTTGTTACAATTTGTAAGTTTTCCTGTCTTTACGTTATAGGTTTTGTATCCAGTGCTTGTCTTAACAGCGATATCACCATTCATAGACAATCTGCACATTCCGTTTCCTACCTTGCCAAACATACCATTTAAAAAATTGTTCATCATATTACTTTTCCTCCTAAAATTTTATTTGTTTTTATATTGTTCTCTCCTATGAAAACAACATTCTATCGGATTATTTTCGATCTTCCAACGGAATAACCATGTCTATATTCTTTAGAATTTGCATGATATTCCAAGGTTTTCCAGTGAATTCCTTGTCTACATCAATAAATCTTTCTACTAAATCTCTAATTGGAATTGTTTTATTTTCGTCAAGCATTTTCTTTTCGTAATACATATCACTTTCAGTGTTTTTGTATAATCCTGTTGATTCCAAATACTCTATGATTTCTTGTTTTGTCATAGGCTCTTTATTTTCGTCGTCTTCTGTACTATTTTCATCTTCATTTATTTTTTCGATAAAATTTTGATACTTTTGAGCGATACCAAAGCATCTATTGCTTAATATGTTTGTTTCATTAAGGTGAGGCTTATATCCATTCTGCTCAAGATCCATAAGGATTTTATTCTGATTTCGTAATACTCTGCTTAATGATTCAAACAATGTTTGTATTTCGTATTCTTCTAAATTTTCCATGCTTGTACTCATATTTATGCTCCTGTATTTGCAATCAATACGACCTGTTCTTGATCTAAATTTATTTTCTGCACCACAACGTCCGTAGCTTTTCGAAAATCATCAGAACTCCATCTTGCTTTTCTTTCTGCATGTTTTTCGTCTTCTGCTATAACTACCATGGCATAATCTTGACACCATTCAGTTTGTTTAATTTTCACCAAATACACATTCATCATTTATCTTACTATGTCCTCACTATTCATTGGTTTATTGTCTTCTTCAATCCTTTTATACAGTTCTCTTTCCAGATTTACAATACCTTTGACATAACCAGCAATCTCATCATTTGATGATTCATCCGTAATATCAGATACTTTTCTCCTGATCTGTCGAAATGCTTCCAGCTGTAATTCTTCTACTGTCATATACATTAGTCCCTCTTTCATATTAAGTTGGCATATTTATTTCTTTTGTATTTTCTTTAAAACAATATGCTTCGGCTTCTTCTCGTGTTTTGAAAAGATTCTTTTTTGAACGATTACGAACTGGAAAAGCGTATCTATTTTCTCCCAGTGCATGAACTCTATATTTGATCTTATCCGAACCATCACTGTAAAATGCTACGTCAATTCTATCGACAACAGCTTTACATACATCAAGAACTGACTGTTTTTGATTAACTATATTACCAGTAGCATTGCAATTTCTGCATTGAATTTCATATCCATTATAGGTAAAATGTCCTTTACCTTCACATACAGGACATATGTACTGCGTTTTCTTTTTACACGCTGTCCAGCATTTTTCTCCAATTTCAAAGCCATTATTTATTGTACGCATGATCGTTCTCCTTTTTTATGCTACTTTGTTGACCCATTCTTTGAATCTTCGAAAATCCTCTTTACTCATACAGATATCTGCATAATAAAAATCTTTATTACGGATAACAGCCCAAATTTTTCTCAGCTTTGTTGAAAAGGTATGACCTTGTTCTTTGTAAAAATTACCATTGGTAAATACCATAAAAACATAGTCATCAGTTTCAGTATCATGATCTAATTTAATATGAACTCCTTCATCACAACCACAACTGCAATTTACAACCAGTTCATCTTCTTCAAAATTTGTTAATACTGCCATAATCTTGTTCTCCTTTAATTTGATTGATATTTTTTCTCCATACCACATTTCTTACAACGGTATGTTTTTTCATGATATCTTGGCATTGATTCTAGCCTTCCCCAAAAATCATAACCATAAATATTGGTATCGAATATTAATTCCCATTCATGCTTACAAAAACAGGATCGAATATAATTGATTAACCGTCGCATTTTATTATTCTCCTAATGTTTTCGATATAATTTTAAAATCGTCCTCTTGCATAATGATTTCAAAAACTTTCTGTAGAACTTCTAAAGCTTCATAATTCGTATACATTAAGTCTCCTTCATCATTTAAAATCTTTGAAGGTGTCTCAGATAATTTATCTAAAAATAATTCAAGCAAATTATTTTCGAATTCTTCTGTAATATCATCTTTTGTAAAATTCATGACTCATATCCACCAATATTTTTAGGATATGGTGGAGATTCTCATTTAGCACCGCATGTATGACATTCAAATTTTTTATACTTCCAAATTGTATTTTTCTCCCAAAATCTCAACCACGAAAATTTATTGTTATTTTTATCATGTTTTCCATACCAAGTAGTCTCCCAATCCCAGACACCTTTAGAACTATGGCTATTATCACAACCAAACCTTTCTTTTTCTCCACAAAAACGGGAAAATGCCATATTTTTCAAGAATTTTATCTTCTGCTACAACAACCATGGCGTAATCCTGACACCAGCTTTTTCGCTTAATACTTACTAGATATACATTCAAAGTTTATATCCCCTTTCTTTACGATCAAAGATACGCTTTTGTTCACAACTTCCGTTTGGATATCTTGCAGGATTTTCTACCGTTTTCATACATCTGCAAAAATATTTACATGTATCACATTCGCAATTTTTATCGAACTTATGTTTTTTGTAATAATTATTACCCCAATTGTTCTCGTTTAAAGGCAAACTCAATTCTTTAGAATATAAGCGATCAAATTTTTCCATAAATTCATCAACTTCTTTTCTAAATTCAGTTCTATGCGTATAATAATAATAGATATAATTGTCATCGTCCAAGATATCTGGCACCCAATGAGGGGATGACAATTTGTATTTACTTAGAACTTCAATGCCACAATTTATTCTAGTTTTGTCATTCAGTGACATTTTTTCCCCTCTCATATACCTCTCAATTGCTTCTTCATTAACACCAACTATTTTCATGAATTGATCTATATCAATATTTTTGTCCCTTAAATATCCAGGCAAACTATTATACATGTCCATCATAAAACCCTCCTTGTCTTAAACAAATGCTATAACAACTTTTCGAGCCACAATATTTTCAAACTCTTGCGGAAACATTGATTTGCCATAGATGCTGTTTAGAAATTGATTTAATGACTTTGAATCTTTAAATTTATGACATGTTCTAAATTCATCCATGAAATACAGCGTTCCTACAGAGTCATTTCTTGTATGCAAGAATTCTCCATCTTTATTTTGTAATACAAAATACTGTTCTCTAATTTCCATCTTCTTGCTAACCTTCGCCTCTATCTATATTTTCTCTTATCTTTCTTTTCTCTGGTACGAAGGATAAATTTCTTATAATCTTCATAGGATGCAAACTGAATATATTTTCCTTCCATAACATCAAAACACTTACTCTCGTGTGCAAGTTCGTATTCATTAGAAGAAATCATAATATATAATTCGATGCCAAATTCTTTTGCGTTCTTAATAACAAGATCAAAAAAATCCTTCATCTCAATTACATTATCAATTGAATAGCCAGAGTCCATTGCATCAAGTAGAATCCAGCGTTCGTTCGATACGTTATTCTCTTCGTTATCATCTTTTAACGCGAGCGTCTTTGCCAACGCATTGAATCTATCTCCATTATCACCAGTTTCAACAAATTTTCTTAACTTTGATGCAATCTTAGAAAGATTTAAAGAAATATTTTCCCCTTCAGAAGAACACAATGCTGTAGCCGTAAAAGAAAGATTTCCATAAAATATACTTTCACTAATAGAATTATTCCCACCGTCTTTTTCATTATCATAATAAAATACTGGTATATCTTCTTTTTTAAGCTCAGATTTAATATTATGTAGAAGTGTTGTCTTGCCAGATCCGTTACAGCCAACCAGGACTGTTAATCCTTGTTGAATCTCAATCTGCTTTTTACGACATGTTGAAAATCCTGCGTCATATGGATCACGCCATGTTTTGATTATTCTGCTCATTTACATTCCTCTCTATTCAAAAATACAAATTATACCATTATTATCGACACCTGCAGTCTCATCAAAATAAATATAGGGCCATGAAATCCCTGAAATAACGTCAAAATTCATATCATGTGTAGCAATTTCTTTATCACCATATTTCTCCATCGCTTTCTGTAGCAGTTCGATAAAGTCCGAAATTTTATATACATTGTCTTTATCGAATGTCAATGCTTTTGTTATATGTTTATCAAGACATTCGAAATCTTCCTCGATGATCTTATTCATCCATATCTCCTCTACAAATTTTATTAGCATTTTCTTTGCCGTACACAACTTCATCTGCCAGTTTTCGAGAAATACGGCTAACCTGCTTTAATCCCTCTCTGATAATCGTTCCGCTTGGCTGCTGATGATTTTTGATAAATCCGATCCACTGATCTTCGTTTAGAATGTTTCTTTCACTTTCATATACTACTGCATAGCCTAGTTCCCGTTTTGCAAGGCAAAGTGTGTTGATCATGCAGTCGATATCATCTAATACATCTTTAATCGGCATTGGTTTTTGTCCTCTCTTTATGTAAATAGTTATATGTTTCTATGTAAGATTATTCTCCTATGATCCGTTTATAAAAAGCGTTCTACAATTTATATTCTTAATAGGTTAGAATTGATTGTAGAACGCTCATGATGGTGAATTGTTGTGGTTATTTTAGAATGCAAATCAGTCTAAATATGATTTCAGACCACTTTCAAAATATGGAATTGGTCTTCTCTTGAATCTGTATTTTTCAACCCTTGCATCGATAATAGCTTTTACTGCAGCATCATCAATTTCACCTGTTCTTGCATACCGATCGAATACAGAATATTTAAATCCAAGAGCGCTTTCATCAGAAGATCCACATAATCCGTCTGACGGCGTTTTGTCAACCATCTTTTTCAGTAGAATCGTCTCATATCCAATAGCTTTTACTTCCTGTACTGTGAAATCCTTTAATGGTGCAAAGTCTCCTACTGCATCGCCCCAGCGAGTTTCCCAAGATAAGAGTGTTTCCGAAAGATTGCATGTATTAGCAACTCGTCCATTCATACTCTGTGAAATTGCATAAAGTGTTGCCATTCTGATTCGAGGAGGCAGATTAATTGATGTCTGTTTTGACCAATGATCACCAATTTGTGGTCTGATTTCGTGCTTTAGCGCAAGAATTGCTGGATGAATATCTACAGTACAGTATTCAATACCTAAATGTTTAGCAACTTCATAGGCATCTTCAATATCTGTCTGTTCTCCGTCTGGCATGAGCACACCTAAAACTCTATTCTTTCCAAGAGCTTCCACACAGAGAGCCGCAACAATGCTTGAATCTTTACCCCCTGAAAGACCTACTGTGGCAATACAATCTTTCCCATTCTGCTCAAAGAACATTTTAATCCACTCGACAATCTTATTTTTTGTTTCTTTTGCATCAAAAATATACATATCTATTCTCCTCTCCTTTACTGATTTAATTTCCACAGTTCAACATGAGTATCAAGTTCATTAAAAATCTTCTGTATCATTGAATATACTTCGTCCCAATCTGCTCCACCACGATCACAGCCGATCTTATATGGCATAGCAATTGTTGCACTAAAATTATTGTTCCTTTCATGTGCTTTCCAACACATAGTTCTAAAACACTTTTCTAATGCTTCCAGAGAAGTATATTGTTTTCCGTCATATCCATAGTTATCTTGTGCAAAGAAATTACAAATCCACTGTTCATTACTTGGAATTGCAATCGATCCACAGTCGTATCCAATATATTTTGGCTTGACTGGTACAATTTGTACTTTCCCCAGCATATCCGATGATGCTACCTTTTTATATTCTTCGTATACATGTGGAAATCGCTGTCTGACCTGCAAAGCCACGCCAGATCCCATCTTTCCCATACAATTTACCTGATGACAAATAAATTTTGCATCCGTATCAAATAAATTTCCTTCGATAATTTCAATCATGATTTTCTCCATTTAGTCTTTCACGAATCTCTTCAAAAGTCTGTTCTTTTACTAATTCTCCATCTTTAAAGACGAGTTTCAGTTCATTTTCTTCTGGCATTGTATCTTCTGCATAACCATCATGACACACGAATTTATTTTCTTCTTTTACTACACAGCAAAGTCCTTTATGAGATTTCTTCAGATTATTTTTATCTGTTTTTGGATTCTTCTGAATGGTATATTCTTTGCCATCAATTACACAATAAGTGCTCTTCATTGCAAATCCAAAAGTATCTCTTGTTAAGCAAACCATTCCATCTTCTGGCGTACACATTGCAGAGAAAGAAAACGCACCTACTCCAAAAAGAATCGCATCTGCTGCAAATCCTAATCCTTCAAGCTGTGTCCAAATCTCTTTGATCTTACTGTACTGACAACCATCTCCGTAAATGATTCCAATCTTTGGATTTAACTCCTTATAACCTTTTGAGTTTACAGTTCCACCAAAAATCTGATATAATTTCTGAACAGTTTTTACTGAAATTTCAACGATATCGCCGCTATCAGGACGTACAAGGAATTTGCCATTATGCTCTTCGATTTCTTTTCTCAGTTTTGGAAGTGTTTCGTCAATAAGGTTCCAGTAATCAAATGTATCAGAGACATAACTGAAAGATGTATTCTTATATGTATCAGTCAGTAATCTTCTTAACAGATTTTCTTCTGTCTCGCATACAGCCAGATTACTGCATACGGTTGCATGTTCCAGGCTAACTGCTCCAATACCAATATGGTTCTTAGCACAATCAGCATCGTACATTTTATCAATATACTGAGTTGCAGGAATTGTAGAAGTTTTATTGAAAGATAGCAGCCATGAAGAACTTGCATGAACTCCGTTCTCAATGCCGAGTCCTCTGAATCCAAAATCCGCCATAGCCATTGCAGGATTAGCACCATCTGTAGTTTTCTCGTAAAATTCATTTGCAAGTGTTTTATATTTATGACCTACAGTTGCCCAGTTGCATGTCCCAAAAATAAAAGACTGCATAATGCATTCCAGCCATTGTACCGTCCATGCGAAATCTGGATGTGCGTTACTCATCTCGATACACGGGACTCCCATTGTTACAACAGATCCTTCTGGAAGAGCTTTGATCTCTACAGGTAAATACTGCAGATCCCATAATTTTTCGATACGTCCAAGATCATAACTCTGAGAACCGATCTGATTATCCAGATATTCTTTATATTCTGCAATAACTTCTTTTTTTGGTCTTTTGAAGAAAGTTTCATTTGCTAAATCAATCATATATTCCTTAATAAAACCCTGTAATCCAAAGAATACAACTTCATTCAGATTTTTGAACATTGATTTTCTAGGAGTAATATAAGAAGTTAATTTTGTAAGACCCTTTGGAAGAGCATCAGGATTTGTATTTTTATATGTATCTGCCATCAGCATAAAAGAAATGTTTCTCATTTTAGACCTCCATAACTGTGATTTTATCGTGTTTTCCTGTGAAAAGACTGTCTGTTGTAAATAATCTTTCAACTGTTCCATCTTCAAGTGATTTGATTAATGTTCCTTTTTCTCTATCAAGAACTGAATTTTCGGTATGTGATGCATAAGCATAAATTCTATCTACACCACGTTCTTTCAACGCTTTTGCACTATAATATAAAGAACCGCCATATGAAATGATGTCATCAATCATCAAAACTTTTTTACCTTTAAGATCAATATCGTTATCTCTGATTTTGAGTCCAAGAATTTTTCCTGTATTCCAATCTCGATTTTTCTCACCATAGCAATACGGAATGTCAGAAAACAATCCAGAATATCTTTTCGAACTGCCGGCATCCGGAAAATAAAGAATAAGATTTTCTTTACTAATCTGCTCAATTACTTCATCAATATATTCTCTTGGATTAAAAACATATACTCTATTCAAAAGCGCTGCTCCAACATTACTATGAACATCAAGTACCTCTACTCTATCAAATTCGAGCCAATTAATAACATCAGAGAACCCTTTTAATGTAAAAACCTCGCCCTGATCATGGATTCTGTCCATTCTGGCATTCGGAAGATAAAACATTGTAAGATCAATTGATTTAATATATGGAAAATTTTTTAAATGTTTTGTAATATAAATCAGCGCTGAAAGTTCTTCTTCTTTCTCATACTTCCATGTAATGTTGTTATATTTCTGATAAAAACAATCGTCTAATACGATTCTCTGTGTTCCATCTGGAAAGTGTTCTACTTTTACTTCTTTCCCATTTAAAATGATCATATCTTTATTCTCCAATCACATTAATCTGGCAGCTTTTCATGGCTTCGAGTGCCGCCTTATGTTTTTCTGGTGTAGATCCCGCGCAACAGCCTGCGTCTACTGTAATTTCCGTATTTGGAAACATAGCTTTAAGGACTAATGCATTTGAAATTACACATATATCCGTACACAAACCGACCAGATCGATATCACCATCTCCAATCCATGTCATATTTCTCCACTGCAAAGTTCCAAAAGTACTTTTGTTTACATATTTGCAGTTAGGAACCTCAATGTCGCTCACAACCTTCCATCCTCTTGTTCCAAAAACACAATGTTTTACTGGAAGTTTTCTTCCCTCCAGAGTATTTAAGTAATCGTCATAATGCGTATCTCTTGTAAAAATAATTTGATCTCCACGATTATAATACTCTTCAATTTTCTTTTTCACATTCGGAATAATCGCCTGTGCTTCTTCCGATCCAAGGCTACCATTTACGAAATCATTCTGCACATCTACTACAATTAAAGTTCTCATTGTTTATTCTCCTCTCTTACTTCGTCAAATCTCTTTACCCAGTCCTCAAATGACACATCGTCTCCCACTGTGCCATCGTATTTACACATCCAATATAGAGTTTTCTTTCTCTCGTATTCCAAGTCATCTCTTAAATTATGAATAATTGACTGAGCAAAATCTTTCATGTGATTGTATTCGCTTTTTAAGACTAATCCAAACATTAAATTTCCTCTTTATCTTCTGCAAGTTTATTCCAGACACTTGCAATTTCTGACATCACTTCTTCTACGGTTTTGCCATCCGTTGAAATTCCTAATCTATCAAGATATTCCTTTAATTCAGACATCGTGTTTTCCATTATTTTTTTCTCACTTTCCAAAATTTTAGTAATCGTTACTAATTTCTAATTTCGATTCTTTTTCGAATCTATCTACATATTCTCTGACACGTTCGTATGCTGCAGGAACACTAATATGTTCTTTCAGTAAAAGTTCTTCTACAGCTGCTCGTTCAATAAGAATTTTTCGATCGTGTTCTTCTTGCGTCATAATAATCACCTTATAAGTTTGGCTGACCAGTTTTATACCAGCCAGCCATTTTTTTAATCTAATTCACCAAGCATTTTCTGCAAATCTTCAACGGACGCATTTCGAAGTGCCTCGTCCTGCTTAGTAGCAATGATCTGCATAATTTTCTGTTTCTTCTCTTTACGTTCTGCAGCTTCCTGCCGATTCTTTTTCTCTTCCAGTTTCTCATTAAAGATATATTTTACAATCTCAATCTTGGTCGCAAGAATATCATCTTCCTCGGATTTGGTCTGAAGCAGACTTTCTTCATCCGTCTTCTTTACTTCTGCATTCAGCGTCTTAAACACTGTATCCAGCGATCCAAGCGGAAGATCATATAAATCTTCTACTACAATCTGTCCCTTATACGGGAAACGATATTTACCTTTTACTGCTTTTTCAAACATATTACTCATAATTTTATTCTCCTTTATTAAAATTTGATTTTCATAATTCTTTCTGTAGCACCTTTAACTTTTACAACAAGCTCATTGCGCTGCGTCAGACTAAAACCAACACCAGAGAGTTGATCATCGACGTCTGTTACACTACACTTTGCGCCAAGTGCTTCAAATACTTTACGATGTGGAACTAATTCATTCTTAAGATATTCCACAAAGAAACCATTCGGCTGTTCTGGATTTACACATCCATTCAGGAAGAAGAAAAGATGTTTATTCCCGATCCCATTCTGCTCATCAAAATAGTTCGGGCTGTAACTGATTACAGATACAGGTGTAAACTGATTTGTCTGCACTCCCCATACTTCTCTACTAGAAGTAGCCGAGTGACCAAAAAATTTTTCTTTGATGGTAAAGTTTCCGTTCTGATCCATAATTACTTCTGCGACGTCTACGTCTCCACGCACTGGGTTATTGTATTCAAACGAATAGATCTCTCCATCGAATTCAATTTCTGCTTTAAATCCTTTACTTCCTCGGTTGGTATACTGATTTACAAAGAATCTGTATTCGCCAGGAATCATTCTCGATTTGTCCTGCCATGTAATATTTTCCACTGCTGGCTTCCCTGGCATATCTCTATATGGCTGAATCACATCAATATCAAGCTGACCACCAAGTTTCGACATAGATGGTTTTCTATCACTACCAAAATAGATTTCATGACCATTTGGTTCAATGCAGTGAGCATCAAGATCACTGTTGTCATTCTGATCCTCGTTCCACATAATAGAGAATCTAAGCACTCCATCTACATTTCCACCAGCGTTCTTTACATTCTGTCTAATGTCAGAATCAGTAATATTACCTGTATAAGCCCAGCTTAGACCATTGCTCCATTTAAACATCGTCTTAGAATCCGGATTTTCTGGGGCAATCAGGGAAACAAAGTTTTTCTCATGTTTATTCTCTACAAATACTTCAACCTCTTTCGCAGTCGGAAGAACCTTTTCTACGAAATCCTGTGCCGTTACTTCTTCTACTCTTGAGAATTTCTTTGGATTAACTGCTACAGATTTTGACATCTCTGTAAAAATGTCTCCTCCACCAGAAATTCTCTTCGCTGCATCTTTATTAGAAAATAGAATATTATTTACTGTGATATCATCCAGATTTGCAAAGCGACGCTTCAGAGAATCCATATACCCAAGTTCTGTCAGAGTTTTCTTTGCATCGTCTAGCATTCTCTGAGTATAAATTGGCTTACTTCTTTTATAGTTGCTGGGTGCTACGATCTGCTCATATTTTTTAACTGCAGTATCAAGATCCATTCCTTCACTTACATTTACAAGTAGTGTTCCAATAGAATGATTTCTGATTTTACCAATAACGGCTCCTGCTTTCAGAGATTTCTCCCAAACATATAAATCTTTTTCTTCTTCTGGAAGTTTATCATATTCTGTTTTATACTTCTTGAATTCTACAAGGAGAACTTTCCATTCTGTTCCACGATACAGGGTATTAGAATTGATCAACTCTAAAACTGTCTCTACGGAGTCAATAGTAATCTCGTCAAGAGAACGTTTGAACACATTCCGGATATCCCTATATTCACCTTGAATTTCTCCAACAGATCTATAAGAATCAAAAACAAATTTCGTAGGAAGTTCAATATAGAAATGATCCCACTGATGAGATTTTCCGTTGATCATTTCAAAATTCTTATCTGTACCAATTTTCTTGAAATGGCTAACATACACATCAGTAACTTCTGCGTTATGAATGAGTGTTGAAAGAGCTTTTATCACCGGATCATAGATTGTTTCAGACATATCAACATCCCAGATGCTCTCCATTTTATTATTTTTAACTACAACTGCAGTACCAATAGTACGGATAAACTGTTTACAGCAGCTACAATCATGTTCTCTTCTTTCACGAAAGATATTATTCGTTCCTGGCGCAAAGCTATCAAGATATGTATCCCAAAGTTTATCCTTATCTACATTTACTTCGAATAACTTATCTGCGTCCTTAGTCATCTCCATAAAATGTTTCTGAAGCTTCTTCTTAAAAATTACGAACTGATCTAACATGATATTTTCTCCTTCTTTATGTTTTTCTTCTATTTTGTTATCTTTTACTCTACTTTGCTCTCTGTTTCCTTCATCTTATTGGTTGTTTCTTCTTTTACATTATTCTCCGAACTTTCTTCTTTATTATTTTCACCAACTACATTTGCTTTTTCTGGTTCTTTATTTTCCTTTGTATCTTCTGTAGTATTCTCTGCATCAGAAATCAGTTTTTCAACCTTTTTTACGATTTCTTTTGTTGATTCGGTCTGTTTTTCTTCCTCTTCTTTTTTAGATTCGAGTTTCTTTTTCTCTTCTTCAAACTCCATCATTGCCTGAAGATATGCTTCTTTCTGAATTGCAATCTGTTCATTCTTTCTCTCTTCTGCTCTTCTTGCGCGACGTCTTTCATTTCTCTCATGACGTTTCTGTTTCTGGCGAAGCTTAATTTCTTCCTCTTCTTTATCTAACGCAGCAAGTTTTTGCTGACATTCATATACTTTCAGAGCATTCTTGACTTTTGATACATAAAATTTTTCATATTTAAACTCATCAGCTTTCTTCTCAATACCTTCTGACGTATACGTGCCATTATATCTTTGTTTTGCATATGCGATATACAATGCTCTTTCAAGAGAAAAGATATCGTTTTTGTCGCATACTGTTTTTACTTTTGTATAAAAATAATCATTAAAGGTCACTTCCACTACTCGATTTGGTACAATAATATTGACAGAGCATACACCAGACTTATGGATATACTCTTTCATTTTGTTTTCAATACGTTCCCTCTGTGTTAATCCTACTTCCTGTTTTCTCATTTCTTTGTTCTCCTTTTTAGCGTTGAATGTAAATGTATCATTTTTATTTCCTGAGCCAGAGTTTGCAACGACTTTTTCAAGACACTCTTCTCCAAATTCAAAATCAGCACCGCAATTTAACTTATATACACTACTACCATTAGCATTTTTTATCACAACAGTTATAATATATGTACATCCGCAGTACTTTTTCATATATGGAACAAAAGAAAAACAATTAATATCTTGATAATCCTTAACTCTTACAATATCTCCTACTTTGAAACTCATGTTTCATCACTCCTCCATTTCTTTTGATAATTCTTTATACTCTTCCAGAAGCTTTGCAAATCTTGAATTCGTTTCTGCAAAAATCTCATATTTTTCATCATCTTTTGTTGACTGAATAATATTATCCATCATTTGTCTTAACTGATGTTTTTTATATTGTATTTTTGCTAATTCTTTTCGTCTTTTCTCTCGATCTTCGTAGGCCGTCATATCAATGGCGCTTGGGTTGATTTTACAAACAATTTCCTGTGTGATTTTTTCATTTTCATGAACATGCGTCATATCATCCAACGTAAGAATATTTTGAATTGTTAAAATTTGACCTCTACGATAGCCAGTAACTAATACTTTATCTCCTTTTTCGTATTTATAGCCATCGTTATAAATTGCAAAATATTCTTCCTTCCCCATAAGATTAATTCCTGCTACGGCTATATAGCCTGTTAATTCTTTTGCCATGTTTTACTCCTTCTTTCTGTTTATATATTCTCTAAAGAAATGTGCCTTTCATCGCGTTTTATATTTCAGTCATGCGATTTGAAATGCCTAAAAATGGATAGGCGGCGTATCCATCATCTCAGGTACTCTTTGCAGAGTGCGTCGGGAACCATTTCCGACCTCATTTTTAAGCATGTTAAATCGCATGACCTACTATTCTCCGTTAGTATATTCCGAAAAAGTTATACACTAGCTCAACTACGGTAGTTACAATAATAGTGATCCATAAAACCTTTTCACTTTTTCGTTCTGGCTTCTCTTCAATTAGATTTAACCAGGCGAAGATAATTAGAATGATTCTTAAAATTGTAAGTAGCATATTTTCACCTCTTTTCTTTTAAATCACATTAATAATTCGCGGATGGCGAGGATATCCATCAGTTCCATTAGCGAACATATCTGGGAACACTTTTTTCATAATTTGATATGCTCCATTTACATCTGCGTTGATATATTCTCCATTATTGGACTGAAAAAGTCCTCTATGTACACGACGATTTTTGTTATAATTCTCTAGGTTAGGTGATTCGTCATCCAAAAAGGAAGTACCAGATGTATAGCTTTCTTCAAATTCCTGAAACCTAATACCTCGATCTTCCATTTTATATGTAAGTTTTTTGATAGTTTCTGTATGACCAAGATAAACAAAATTTTGATTATTTACTTTTCCCATATCGCAATTTTGTTTCCACAATAAGTTATGTCCACATACAACATACGAAACATTATTTTTCAAACAAAATTCTGCAACTGCTGTTGTGGCTTTATGATAAAAATCTTCTAGTCGCATTGCTCTTCGATCAGTCAATCTTTGACATTCATTTGACCAATCTAAATTATGTCGTAGTTTTATACGAGACTTTTCTTCAGAAATCAATTTGTTATATTCCTGATTCATCGCTTTTGCTTTTCTTCCGTTTATAACAATTGGCACAATATCTTTCTGATTCGTAACAACTGTCATAAAATTATCAACACCGATATCAATAGCTGCCACAATATCGGTATCCTTCTTAGGTTCTGGACACTCAGTTTCGTATACAACTTCAATATCGTATTGTGATGGAAATGCATCTTTGTTTGGATGAAATCTCACTTGCATTAATTTTGCATTTTCTGGAATATGCGTTTTGAATCGATGATTAAAAGGTTCCATGCTTTTATCACGGCTAGAAAAAAATAAATATCCATCTATTATTCGACAGCACTGATTTGTAATTATATAATTAGCGCGTCCATGTTCTTTATTTTTATATCCAGGAAGTTTAGGCCTTCCAGTAAATTTTTCTGGATTTGTTTTCCATATTTTAATCGCTTCAAAAAATGACTTCCAATCTTTATCCAATAACTTTAATGTTTTCTGAGAAGAGGATGCTTTCATTGCTTTATAACAATCAGCAGTCTTACAATCTTTACATAATTGTTGATATTTTATCCACACAGCATGTTTTCGCAATCCTTGCTCTTTTTCTTTTGATGTATTAATAAATTCTTGTCTAACCATATAATTAGCATAATTATAGAGATTTTTTGATCTCCAGCATAAATCATCAATTATTTTAAACAAATCATCTGATTTTTTAATTATATGTATTTCAGTTCTATTACACATTATTAATGTTTCCTTTTTTATTAAATTGCACAAATTTGATTTTTGTCCTATGTTAAAATACATAGATCTAAAACTTTGCCTGGTTGCGGATTGACACTTCACTAGTTTTGTACCTATGTTAAAATACATAGATCTAAAACAAATCCGGGATTATGTCCCTCAAAATCGAAGTTTTGTACCTATGTTAAAATACATAGATCTAAAACCTCAAATATGTACTTTTCTATGAAGTTAACACAGATATTTATAAAGTTTTATTTCTGTTGTGAAATAATCGTTTATTGGCTGAAAACCGCAGCCACTATCCAATTGATTTCTCTTTTGGAATACATTTATAATAGGTTTATGGAAATTCAGCTTGAATCAGCCATTCAGATGTGATATCCTAATACTGAAGGAAATTCCTTCAACCTATTAATTTCTCTTTTTGAAGATCATCGTGATCTGGTCGCCAAACTTTCTCACAATGGTCTTCTATGTATACTATATATAGTGGTTTTATTTTCACTAGACCACTATATATAGTATACATTTTCCTATGAAATCAGTCTTTCATTCAGAAGAAACTCTTCGATGTCGGACACCTAAAGCATGATACACACTGTACCAAATCACACATGTGATGCTTTTTAATAAAGTCCTTATCTGCAGCTTATTCGTCTGTAATTACTGTTCCACATTCATCCATATTCTGGATCTCATGTTCTTCGTAAACCTTTCCTGAATATTTTCCTAACCTTTTCATTCGTCTCACCTCTTTTCTATTTCGTTTCTGTTTTGATAGTCACTCTTTTGTTTAAAAGTACTTTTTTATGTTTTACTCCCCCTTCGATATTCTCCGTTTGAATCCTTGTAACTTTCACTGGACTATATCCATATTTGGTTGCACACATTACTAAATCACCAACTTTGAGATTTTCAAGGAAAGATTTCCAGTTCTTATTTCTACGAATCTCCCAAGTATATTCCTGGCTTGTTGTACCATTAGCGTGAATATGTACTCCATTAATCAGTGCAACAGGCTGGCCTTTATACACAGTTTGAACTGTCTTAGCACCATTTCTTTTCATGATAAGATAACGGATATATCCATCTACAAGATAACCATTCTTATCCAGAACAATTGGCTTGTCTTGATGATTCGTCAGCAACCAATATTTCTCAACTTTTTCCATCTTTTCTGAAGATGGATGAGAAGCAAGAAACTGATCTGAAATTTTGATATCTTCAATGTTCATCTGCATAATATCATTCTCCTTTCTTTACGCTGCATTTCCATTTTTAACAAGATAATTCTCAAAATCTCTCTGCATAAATCTAAAATTAACGCCATCATTAGAGCTGTATTCCTCATTGGAATTCTGATACACTTTAACCCATTCTTCAAATTCCTGATCTTTTTCTTCATTACAGGCTTTTGCAACAACAGCAATCAATGCTTTGTAGCAATTCTGATACAGAGATGATGTTACTTTGACAGAATCTTCAATGATATCCTTATATAATTCAATATCATCAGAATCTACATTTAAGGACGTCTTTTCCATAACAAATCCAATCAGTTCATCATCCGAGAAGTCTTCTTTAGAACTATCCGTTTCTACCGGCTGTTCAGTTTCTTCCGTAACTTCTAGCTCTGAAATATTATTCTCTTCTTCATTTGCTACATTTTCAGTTTCTTCTTCGATTGCTACTAATCCATTATCAGTAACAAATTTTTCCAACAGAGTATGTAAAATAAATAATTTATCTTCGATAACCACACGATCTTTCGTAGACTTGCTTGCGTCTAAATCATTCCATGTCGTGATTAACGTTTCGTCATCATGTGGAATCTCTACGGAAACATCGGTATATGTATTGAAATTATTCAAAAATTCTTTAAAAATTTCATCTTTAACTCCATTTTTCATACAACGATCAAAGAACATAATCCAAATTAAAGAATTTTTTGTAGTAAACAGTGCTTCAGATGTATCTAAGGATGTAACTGTCATTAAATGATCCAGTAATTCTCTTGCACTGTTGAACATTTCATCAGTTGCGTTCTCGTTTAAATATTCTCCAATCTTTCTTGCGTTTTTTGTCCAATTGTCCCAAAAATTAAGTGCCATTACAATTTCTGCAATAATCTGGTTAATCTTTCCGTTTTTATGTACTGTTGGTGTAAAGTTTGCGCGATCAGACCAAAAATCATGTTCTGCCAATGCTTTTACACGTCTACCAACGTTAAGCATTCTTGTAAGAAGAATCTGTGCTGGTTTCATTTTTGCTCCACGATTATATCTCCTTAAATGACGAGCCATTTCTTCCGGTGTACAGTCGAGATGTTTTACAATCTTTACAGGGCAATCATCAAAATTTTCTTTCAACTTTGGAGGAAGATTAGCATAACCTTTATTCTTCAGAGAAAAGGTAACTTCGTCATACATAATATCTCCATTGTCATTTCTAATAAAAATACCATCTTTATCTCTTCGAGCTTCCTGATATGTGATCTCATTCGGATCAATATTCGCCCCAAGTTTAAATCCGCCAGCTTTGAAGTCTGAAATATATGTATACTTCTGTAAGCCGTCAATAATCCAAAGTGTTACACCTGTAGGAGTAATCTCTTCGCAGATTTTCAGAGCATCAAAATCTTCATTTAATAACATCGTAACAATAAAGTTATCACGATCTGAATGTTCCCACTGGTCAATGTCTCGCTGCAGGAAATAATCAGATCTAAGCTCTCCTCTCTCTGCCATGTCGCATACCTTTTTGCACATCCAAGTTTCTTCTTTAACTTTGTCTCGTATTAATCTCATAGTATTACTCCTTTCTTTTCTTACAGATTACGTATTAATTGTTTATTTTTTTCAGAACAAATCATTTTAAATGAATGTTCATAAGTTTTTTCGGAAATATGTAAAACTTCGCAAATCTCGTATTTGTTATAACGATTTGCAATTAACAGAGCGATTTTCTGCTGTAACGGCGAAAGTCTATGTAAAAAAATTCTTACCTTTGGATGCCATTTTTCATCTTCCGTCTTTTCTTTTTCACAAATGAGTTCTTCCAAATTAAAACGAGAAGCGACAAGTTCTTCCACATTTCTTGTTTTTCCATTTTGTTCATCGTTCTGAATTGGAGTATCTAGAGAAATATTTTGAACTACGATTGGCTTATCTTCTTCATCCTTTACAATAACTCCATTTTTCATAAGTAAATTGCATCGAATGCCACGTTCGAAATTATCTCTTCTCCATTCCAAATAGGATCGTTTAATATTTCCCATAAGAAATGTATTAAAAGATGCTTTCTTTTCATGCTCTGGATTGTATAATTCTACTGTTTCCATTAATACAGTCATTGCATCATCATATAAATCATCGTAATATTTCTGATCCAGAGTATCTTTCAGCCAAATAGTACGACATAATGTTTTGAGTTTTGTCATACTACAATCCATATATTCCTCGATGAGTTGCATCTGTGCTGGCGAAAAATGATATGGTTCTTTCCGTTGTTTTTTTACTTCCTCTTTTTCTTTCATAGTTATCACCCTACCCTTCTAATATTTTCATCGTTTCTTCGAATTTCGCAGTTCTTGGCTTATATTCGCTATATTCTCCATTCTCACTTTTGTTTAATTCATGCTGCAATTTTCCAATGGAGTATGAGCATGTAAGGGCATTCTTCATAGTAGTTACTTTTCTCATACATGCCTTGACATGTGCTCGATCAATTAAAATATGTAAAAACATATAAGCAACTTTTGCAATTTTGTGAGCCTGTGGCATTTTCCCATTGTGATTATGTGCGTAAATAACCAAAGCATGTTTAATATCACTCTCTTCAGAGTCAAGTTTTGACAAATATGTATTAAGCGATTCTGACATATTACTCAGTTCGGATTCATCCCAACCGGCTAGGCTTAAGTATTTCTCTGTTTCACCATCAATCTGATCGAGTAATGTAAGATCAACGAATATATCATTCTCTGCTAGAAAAGCACCACCGTTACCTTTTGCTTTCGGAGAAACAGATGGTGCCTTACCATCTTCTCCAACCATCGAGTATCCATGACGAATCCAACTCATCTTTTTGTTCCGTGAGTTTAACATACTCTTTGCCTGTTTGAACGTGAAGTATTTTGCTCTAGATGACATAGTTGATGCCATATACTCGCCTGGACGCATTGGGTTTTCAATGACCCAACATTTTCCATTTGTGATAGTGTACTGCATTTTCCAATCACTCCTTTTTTTATTTAGTTTTTAAAAATAGGTAACTTTAATACAGGTTCTTATTTTCATTTAAAATAATAAGCACCTTTTCGTATTTGTTATTCTCCTATTCTCTTTTAATGAAATTGTGAAATAATAGCGAACTGCTCAAGATAGACTTGCAGAATTGCAAATTAATATGTATAATGATACTTAAGCAGGACATTGCCATTATTCGTTTAAGCTGCTCCAACACCTTAAACACATATGAATATTGCTTGTTTTGCTTGTTATGTACAGGAAGGGATTCATACCGTATGCGCTCCAACGCAGGTATGATTCCCTTCTTTTATTTTGTTCGACAAAATTATAATACATCGAACTAATGTTCTTGTCAATATGTTTTCGAACATTTGTTTGTGCTACTATAATTTTGTTTTTCCTTATATTTCCATTTTATACCTCTTGACATGTATATTCCAGAGGTAAATATTTCCATTTTATTCCTTTAAATGTGGTAAAATAATGTCATGCATAATACCTTCTCGATTGATGTGTTCGATATCTTGTATCGTAGAATATAATTGCATATGTTCGATTATTTCATCTCTGTTAAGGAAAATAGTTTTTGCTTTTTTAATTAATTTACACCCTTCTGCAGGTGTAGTTATTTTTTTACTTTCTTCATTTTGATCATAATCAATTGTATAAATAAGAATTTTGTACTTCTTGTTCTTTTTTTCAAGTTCTTTCATTTTCTGCATCGCTTGGTTGTAATCAGAGTATTCATATGCTTCTATCATCTTATCATCCCTCCATTAATAATGTCTGTAAACTAATCTGCATTGCTCTGTTCACTTCTTTTTGCTTTTTGGGACTAATCTCTCCGATCTTATCCAACAATCTAGCTTTATCTATTGTTTTAATTTGTTCACATGTTACTAACGAATCGGAACTTAATCCATTCAACGCATCTTTTTCCAAAATGACATGAGTAGGAAGATTGGGCTTCCTTTTTGATGTGATTGCCACGACTATGGTTGTTGGAGAATGTTTATTCCCAATGTTATTTTGGACAACAAGTGCTGGGCGTTTTCCGCCTTGTTCAGATCCTTTCGTTTTCCCGAAATCTACCCAATAGATTTCACCACGTTTAATTTCGCCACAATGTACATCCATACCCGGTTCCTCCTTTCTCTCTTGTTTTTCTTACGTTGAACTCATTATATCAACATATCTTTAATATGTCAATACTTAATATAAATATATCTTTATTATTTTCACCATTATATTACAATTTATCTTTATTTACATAAACATATCTTTATGGATTTTATTATTTAATTATGTTATAATCATTGACACGGAGGTGCAATATGATTAAATTAGATATCCAACATTTAATATTGACTAAGTATAAAAGTCAAGCTGCATTTGCAGAAGCTACTGATCTCTCTTTACCATCAGTGTCAAAAATTTGTTCTGGTAATATGGCAAGTATTCGCTTTGAAACTCTTGAAAAAATTTGTGAAGCATTAGAATGCACCCCGAATGATCTACTTACTTCCGATAAAAACGAATGGGATACAAAAATTCCATCACATGTTACAGAATACATCGATCGAATGGAACATATCTCGCAAGAAATCCAGGATGCAAATTTCCGTTATAGAGCTGCAGCATATCATAAAGAAAGCGATGACTAAACCAGCCATCGCTTTCTTATTGCTCATATTCAGATCCACTCAAATCCATTCGAAAATTGATTTCTTGTATGCACCACCAATATAATTTTTCTGCATCCTCATTATCTTTTCGATCTCGATCCGTGAAAATCATTAATTCTATTACATTCTCTTCTGGCATATTCCTCAAATCTGCAGGTGTTACTGTATAGTCCAAATATTTTGGAATCATTTTTCTTTCACACCGTTTCGTTTTAATATTTCTGTTACTTGAGACACGGGAATGCAAAATCTTCTGGAAACTGCTTTCTTATCATGACATTTATCGAAATCTTCTAATACATCTTTATCTGTCCACTCTAACTGAATAGGAGCATTCATATAGTTTTCCATTGTTCTCTCCTTTTGAAATGTCTGTTTCATCGCTTACTAAAATTCGTAAATTCCTTTGTATCCTGGAATTTCTCTCTAAAAACTGAATCTCCGTATTTTAAACATTCATAATCCCATGGATATCCTAGGTTATCTACTTTTACGTTGAGCTGCTTACATTTCTTACAGTCTCTACTACATTCTATCATTTATACTCCTTACTTAATTCTGCCATTAATTCTGCATTCCTGGTTTCTGCTAGCTCAAATTTTACAATTCCTTTTTTTTCTAATGCGTTCATTGTTCTTGTATGAATTGGAACTCCTAAAGTGTAAGACAACCAAACAGAATTTCTATCAGTCTTATATAAATAAAATTCTTCTCGTTTTAAAAGTTCTATTGCCTCTTTCATTTTATTTGTCAAATTATTTTTCATTGATTAAAACCATTTTTCATCGTTCCAGATATTTCGTTGGAACTTCCTTAGTCAACCATACATTATTCACAGACAGGAAAAACTTGTATCCATCTCTGCACATTTGCCCTGAGTTTACTTGATATACGATTTCTTTTCCATGTCTCTTACCAACCTGTTCAGCCGTTTCCACATCTGTTGAAAGATGAACATATAACCGGCTTTTTGAAATTAACCCAATCTGATCGATTGACACTACATATTTTTCGCCAGTTCCATGATATAAAAATTCTGGTGGCTGTTTATCTTCTAACTCTACATCTACAGTAATCGAATGTCCTTGGTTGCATCTGATCAGTGTTTTATCTTCATTAAAAGAGTATCTTCCCTTCGAATCTGTTTTTACGATCTCGTACAGATGACCCAGATCGAATCCAGGATTGTCTTTCCTAATCCCGTCAATCAGTTCGTCAACATTAGCCCACCCATGTTCATCCAAAGTAATACCAATTGTTTCTGGTTTATGTCTGAGAATCAAACACATGTATTTACTAATATTTTCTAAGTTCATGCCTTTACTTCCTTTTATTTAATTTTATTTTTCAGATGCCAAACAAAATCTTTTGAATCAAGTAATGAGCCTTCAAACAACTTTTCGCCTTCAGCTTCATAAATTCTCAACGATCCATCAAAACCAACCACAATATATTTTCCGTTATATTTTTCCATATCAGTCAGCTTCCATTCAAGTGCTTGATACTGAGTTCCATCTTCCATCGCATCTGCATATCCATCATATGTAAATAACGGAATGTCAAACATATAAATTATATTATCCATATTTTGTTTCTTCCTTTTGTTGTCTATATTAATTATTATACTGTTTCTATATTTATTACTTCTAATAAATTATCTTCCAGCCATTCGCAAATATCTTGTACTACTGCATAAGTATCTTCATATCCATAGGAGGCATTGCTCCAGGTATAACAATCATTATATTCGTCAAACCAGATTTCTACAGATTCTCCATTTGATAAATCAAGCCTAATGGCAATTTTATCTTCTTGCTCTTCTGCATATTCCATTTCTTCGACAACATATTTGTTAATATCTGCTTCAGTCACAACATTTCACCTGCCTTCTGAAAACAATCTTTCATCGTTGTATAGCATCCAGAATAGCTTGTCGTTCTTTTTCAGCTTCTACTAAATCAATATCAAAAAATTCAGCAAGTAACTTTTCTTTATTGATATAGTCTCCGTTACCCATAACATTGGCAAATGGACTTTCTCTCTTTTGTTTTCTGTCAAACATGGTATATTTTCTTAAGAGCCAATCAAGAAATTCTCCACAAAGCTGTGATTGTTCCTGAATTTCAATCATTATATCCAGCGTTGGTGTTTCAATTTTATTCATATTTTCATCCTTCTTTTCACATGAAAGCAATTTTTCAACTTATTCTACAATCTGTATAATATGAACATTCTCTTTTAAATAATTCATCTTCAAGCAATCGTCTTTGAATTTTCTTGCAGCGTCCAATGTCATTTCATCACTCATGTGATAACCACCATTATATCCTTTATATATAACTCTATACATATCTACTCCTTTAAAATCGTCATTTCTTCTGCTCGTCAATTAAATCCAATACCTCACACAAAGTTTTATATCTACCTTCTTCCATATCATTCATATTGCGATTTACCGTTTCATTTTCTAAATCCTCAATAAGCTGCTCAATTTTAATTCTTAATTCGTCCACTGTTATACCTTCCAATCTCTTTCCAATCTCTTCGTTACTTGGACACTTCTGTAATTGATTTATTGAAACATGTCTCTGTTCTATATATCCATCTTCCATTTCAAAATCCACATCTGCTTCTTTATCCGATTCCCATGCATATCCAACAAATGTACCAAATAATCTTAAATTTTTATGAAATACTCTATCTCCTGCTTTAAATTTCATAATTTCCTCCAATCCAAATAAATTGTCATTTTATACTTCATATTCAAAATTCCATTTTGTTTCTTTTTACATAATCCCACGAGATTTCTTCTGGCGCATTCTCTTCACATTCGAATACCGTAACATAGCAATACCCATCTCCGATAAGCTTCTGTGCGTTCGCTTTACATTCATCAAGATTATTAAAATCTCCTAGAATATAAGGCTGACCCATAAAATCGTTTCCATCTTTTTCCTTGTATGCAATCAGATATATCATCTAAACTTTTCTCCTTACTTTTTCACTCCGATCGGTCACGTCTAAATAATAATCGGTACATTCTTCAACTTCAAAATCGTTACTTCTAGGATTATCCCACTCACTTTTCGAAAGAAATCCGAGGCCTTTGCAACTATTTAAATCTTCATTATTAGAAAGCCAAATTATATCACCAATATTAAATGTACCATCTGAACTTGCCTTTGTCACTTTGTACAATTTCAATTTTTCCATATTATCACCATTTGAAAGTTAAATTTCATTACCATTTGATAATCCATTTTAATTTTCCGTTTACGAACTGATATGTTTTATTTCCAACTGTCACAAAATCACATTTATATTTTCTATTATTCATAAGTACCTCTTTATTTTAATGTATCAAGATTTCTCTTATAATTACGTTCTACTCTACCCCATAACTCTTTCAACTATCTATCTGTTTTATCTTTAAAGAAATTTTTCAAAAATAATCATCTCCTATCATAAAAATTAAATCTTAGATTTGATGTGATTTTACATAATCCCAAGTTACATTATTCAAGATGTGTAATTTTTATTAAAGGGAATTATAATACTTAATAATATCTGCATCTGTAGCATAATAATCCTCCCAGCCTAGAACAGTATAAGATTTACCATTTTTAATATCAAATATAATTCCCTGAACTTCTTCTTTTGTTAACTTATATAAGCACTTAAATGTAATCATATTCATATCTCCTAACGAAACCTAGATTTCATTAATAATATTTTTTCAAATACCTAATGGCAGCCATAATTTCTTTTTCATATTCCTTTCCTAAACCGGCATAAGGGATTGTTTCTGCAAGATATTCTAACTCATTCGCAGTTTCTTCGTCTGTAAGTTCCCTTCCTTCCGTTTCCATTCTTGCTACCAATCTGCTTTCCAGACAACCGTGACGAATATTTATAGCTCTTTCAAATAATGACTTCATAGTGTTATTCTCCTTTCAATTCCACATGAAAACTTGGTTTCATTTTTTAATTCTTTTCTGCATTGCGGACATAATACTCTATAATTATCATCATGCGTCCACTCTTTTGACATCGCTTTCAGTTTTTTAATCCAATCTGGCGAATAGTAATCTCCAATTGCTGCCCCACATCTTCCACAAGATATTTCACACCAAATCACATTCATATTGTTTTCCTTTCTTTTTATTATTGAAATGCTTAATTCATCGTTTTAATGTGTATGCTGGCATACCATCGACAGAGATAAAGTGATACCATCTCGTTACCTCATCCTTGCACCATCCCATATTTTCTACATCGTAACAAGCACAGATGCCGTAGTCTTTCGGATAACCATAGGCTTCACGCGCCTGTTTTAATGCTAACCACAATGGAATATATACTCTTTTCTCCATATAATATTCTCCATCTCTATGAATCTATTATTTCTTCGTATCATTTACTACATTAATATTTACTGTATTTGGAGTTCCATTGACAAATGTCGGAGCTACCCATTTTAATATCAGTTTTCTTTCGTCAGTATTCATTTTCCCTGTCCAAAAATGATGCCAATGCCCTTTCCTACTATGTGGAGCTTTTGTTCCTCCTGATATACCAACTTCTCCATGCAAAGAATCGCTTTTCTTTTCTGAAATTAAAAAAGTTCTGATCTTTTCTGAAATTTTGTTTCCACAATCCCAGATCTGAACTTCTCTATATTTATCTTTTATAAATTGTTTGTTTGTAGGCTTTCTTGTAATCATTTTCTGTTCTGGATTTTCTTCTATTTCTTTGTTCTCTGCACAGATATACAAAACTAATTGTATAATTTTAGGTAATATACTATAAAAAGAATTATTGTATACGTCTAACATTGCTCCCTTTGCATATTCTAAAACATCTTTGTCTTCATACGAAAGCGCTTCATTCGTTTGGGTGTTAACTAATCTCATTTCTTTTAACATCGTATTCATTAATGCACCATAAATTCCTGTATCGCTATTTATATCATCATCGTATCTTATTGCAACAGAATCAAAAGACAAATCCTCATATACAACACAGATTTCATAAGTAATACTTCCATTTAAATTTACAGTCGCATCCGTTCTCTTTACAAAAAATCCTAATATTGATTTTTCTTTATATGAAATATTATTAGTTTCTATATAAAGACAATCATATGGAAGATTTTCAAATATTTTAATTGGTGTATCCATACCATCATTTTGATCATATAAAAGCTTTTCCATTTCTACATGGAATCTATATATTTGCTTATGAATCCTCCATGTATACAAAAATTCTGCCAAATGAACAAGGTTCGGATCTACTACATACTTTATCATTTCACTACTTATACCGTAATGTTCAATTTCTGCAACTTTTTCATATTTTTCATTAAATAGTTTAATCAAATCGGACGTTGTGCTATTTGTCTTTCTTTCCTCAACTGGTCTATCCTTCTGTTTTTGATGGAGTTTTTCTAGTTCGTCCCATAGACCAGGATATTTATTCCCATATCGGTTTGTTAACATCAAAGGTACACAATTATTAATCATATACATTTACCTCCCAATGAAACAATTCTTTCAGCTACCGTTCGCATTCCATGCAAACGTCTTTCCCATTATAGTCATCTGGCTGCTCATAATGTCCAGGAAAACAATGCATACAACTATAACATGATTGATCCCATCCCATTGGACATTTCTTTGTCTCTTTTGCTTCATGCGTATAAATATATTTTTCTTCATAATAACTCATAGGTTTTGACATATTTATACTTCCTCTCTTTCCGCTAAATCGTAATCTGAGCCATTCACAAATTCTCCATCTGTATTTGTGTCGCAATATTCAAGTGCATATTCTTCTACATCAACGCAATCAGGATGTTCGTCATATGTACATTTATATTTTGCCAATTCTGCTTTTGCTTCATTGAGCTGATCGTATGTCCATCGTTTTAATTCTTCTGGATCAGTATTTGGTCCATAAATACAATCTCCTTCAGAGTAATTTTTGAACTGTTTTTTCGTATAAGATCCTTCAGCATGTCGCAAAATAATTGTATTATAATATTCTCCCATTCTATTTTCCTCCAACTTTTATATAATTATTTATATTATATCATATTCCTTAGCAATAACATAGTTTTTCTATGCAGTTTCACCCAACAAAATTTTTCTAAACAGGCTTTCAAAGATCGGAACACAAATGCTATTGCCAGCTTGTTTATACAATGCCATTCTATATCTTCCTCGTTTCTGTTGTACAGATGCGGCTGCTTCATAGTCCTGATCCGTATAACCCATAAGTCTCCAACATTCCCGTTCCGTAAGATATCTATACTTTCCATTATGTAAGTCAATTACCTGTGCAGGTGTCCGATCCTGGCGAGTCGTGATTGTATAAGCATATTGGTCAATTACAGTTGCTCTTCTAATTCCGGATGCGCCAATACATTCCAGAATGCTCGGTTGTGTTACCTCATATACTGGATCAACTTTCTGTTCCAAAAACTCATGAATGTTTCTCATTGGCGTTCTAATCAGATCAGAAAAATCAAATTCCTTTCCTTTTAAACAGCTTACAGTGAAATAGCGTTCTCTTGCTTGTGGAATACCAAACTCTCTTGCGTCTAATAGTTCATATGTACTTGTATATCCAAGTTTACTTAATTCTTCCATATATCTGTCATGATTATGCATCATATATTTACTTCTGACATTTTTAACATTTTCCCAAATCACATATTTTGGTTTCCATTCTCCCATCTGTTTAATAATATTAATTGTTTCCCACATAAGACTCGATCTTGTCCCAGACCCTTCTTCTGCGCCAGCTCCATGATTTATTCTTCCATTTCCAGTAGCTGTGCCTTGATGTCCAGCAACAGACATATCCTGGCAAGGAGAACCATGTATCAGAATATCTGGACGAAGATTGTATCCGACCACTGTTTGCGTTTTATACGGAAGATCTTTTGCGAACATTGCATTATATGATCTGACTGCTGCTTCGTCAATTTCAACATAATCAATTGATTTAACAGGAATACCAATATTCCGTAATGCGCACCGTGGACTTCCAATTCCACCGAATAATTCTAAAATTTGTACCATAATAATTTCCTTTCTTATATGAGGCGGTAAACAGGAAGTCTACCGCCTCGTTGATGATTAGATAATATTTTTCATGATTTCTACAGATTCTTTTTGTGCTTTTTCTTCCATTCCTCTTACATACAACAGCGTTGTATTAATTGATGCATGATGTAAATTTTTCTGTACAAGCACAATATCACCAGTTGCATTGTACAATGTAGTACCATATGTTGCCCTTAGTTTATGTGGACTAATTGTTTTTCCTTTTATATTACAAGCATATTTTTTTGTAATATCCGAAATTGCACTTGTTGACAATCTCTTTCCGGTTTTCCCAAGAAACAGAGCTGGCGTATCGCGTGCTGTTACAAGCTGATCCCTGTATACTAACCATTTCTGCAATTCATCCAAAACTTTCGGAATTAAAATGAATGTATGAACTTTTTTCCCCTTGTCTGTTACAATCAAAGTTCCTTTATCCATATTTAAGTTTTCTATATCCATATTGGATAACGCTGCGCAGCGTACACCTGTAGAAAGGAAAAGTTTTATGACTGCAATATCCCTTTGTGACCAAATAGCTGATGGTTTTCTTGTTTTTCCTGTTAGCTTATGATCAACATTATAAAGATACGTTTGTGTTTCTTCTAGTGTCAAATAGCTCTTTTCTCTTCTTTCTATTGTTCTCTGTTGCTCTCTATTTTTTGGCTTCGCAATTTCTTCCATATAATTTTTCGAAAAAATTTTATATGCAAACATACATTTTGAAAAAAGTTTTAGTGCAGAATAAACTGCAATTTGATAAGAAGAAACTGTTTCTAATCCATTGTCTTTATCTTGTATTTTTGCCATATAGGATACAAAATCTCTCAGTTCAAGATCTTCTTCTTTTTCTTTTTCTGTGAACTTTAGAAATTTTAATACATCACACATGTAAACATATTTTGTCTTTTCTGATAAATCATGCATATATAAAAGGAAGTCTTGTAGATTCTTAGACTTCCCTTTCATAATGTTTTCGATTTTTCGTTTATATTTAAGTTTTTCTTCCTCTAAGCCTGTCTGGACTTTTTCATTCATTTTATTCCTCCAATTATAAATCGGCAATCGCAGCAATAATTATAATAATAATGACCCCAATTGCAACAAATGTTCCATAGTATCCCACGGCATATTCAAGTGACATAATATCTTCCTCCTAAAATTTAACTACTCAAAAATGTATGACGGAAACATCAGCTCTAACTCCTCTTTTGAAATTTCCATATTTTTGTTTTGGCTTTTAAATTCTTCATCGAATTGATGATTTAATTTCAAAACATTGTAAGCACTTTCAATCACCCACTCCCTGATAAACTCCATATCTGATTCCGACAAATCATATCCATATAGTTCTACATACCTAATCAACTTCTTTCTTATATTTGTTTGTGCTGGGTTCCATTTCTTTTCCAAATTCTCGAACTTACACACATCCGTTTGACAATATTCCTTGAACGTTTTTCTTTTCATATATTCTCCTTTCTTTGCAACAAAAAACCGGCACATTTTTGTACCGGTTAATAACGTTCCTCTTTTTTGATTTTATTCAATTTCTCTTTCTTTTGATTGATGTGTCGGACTTTTGCTCGTGGCCTATATTTATCACAGTGTTGACAATAATGATGGTGATCTGCTTCTCTCCCCTTACTACATTGTCCTGCGCAAATATAGTATAAACATGGTGTTTCTCTTGTCTTACTCATCTTTTATCTACTCCTATCGGCATGATAATATAACCAGAAATACGGAACCCTCTGGACGCAAGTTCTTTTAAATCTGTTGCAATTCTACCTTCTTTCAATAATTTATGCATATTACAATGGATAGTGCCTTTGCTTTTAATTCCAACACCTTTTCCAATCTCGTCATAAGACGGAGCATAACCATGCTCAAAAATGTAGTCTTTGCAAAATTCATAGATTTTATCTGTTGTGTCCTGTATGTTATCATATTTATTTACCATAATTATTCTCCCTTCTTTTTAAAAACATCACTAACCTGCCACGAAATCATCTCATTTCCAAGCTCAATAACTCTATCATTGAAATTTTGAACAAAATCCGCTGTAATAACTTTTGCAATATTTACATTGGTTGGTTCTATATCACCTTCGACCAATGCATTTATAATATCATCTTTTGTCCAGGTAGTGTTCATATCTTTGCATTTTTCTAGTTCAGATATCGAAATTGTTTCTTCGATGGCGTCAAAATCAATACATCCATAACCAATTCTCTCTCCGTTTTCAGCTAAATATAACATATAAAACATTCCTTCATTTTCGCCATTACCCCGTAACTCATCAATGTTGTTGCCATATACAATATCAATTAAATTCCCTTCCCATGGATGATCTGCATAAAAGTCACAATCATAACCATCTTCTGCATCGTATCTGTCATCTTCTTCTGTTACAATCATCATGTACTTCTTATCTGTTCTCATATTCTTTACCTCCACTTTTATATATTGAACCTCTTCTGTCTTATACTTCATAATCAAACTCGCTTAGACCGCCACTATCCATTACGTAAGCTTGTGCTGCTTCTGTATACGTTCCATCAAAATTTCCATTTTCAGTATCGTAATCACTAACATGATTTTCAATTTCAGATTCATAGAACGAAAATTAAATTTTCCATTTCAGTTCTAGGTTCATATCCCTGTTTTCTGATCCATACTGCCATTCGATCATAATCACACCATTTCTCTTTCGGATATTGTGAGTAATCCTTTTCCTCTGTCCATCGTCCAAACCAATCAACCATATTTATACCGCCTTTCTGATAATTATTTTTCAACTTTTTTCATAGCAATTTCAATCCGTGAACCGTCTGGAAGATTCCACATTCTTTTCATATTATTCACCACCTAACAAATTCCGTTTTCTCTAAATTCTACAAGCAGCCCATACATCCGTCCTTTCTTTTCAAAGAAATCGTTCCAATTAGATAATTCTTCGATCGAATAATTCTGATTGTACATATCTGCTTGCCATTCGATTGCTTTATCTCTCCATTTTGCTTTTTGTTTTACATAACTTTCATGTCGTGATAACGCTCTATGTTTTGTATAATCTGACTGTCTCATAATCTATTCTCCTTTTCTGCAATTAAAAAACAGACAACATATAGTCATCTGTTTCTACACATCAAAATTATATTCTGGATAAAGATATTCCAAATTCAAATCTTCCTCGAACCAACAATGATCTGAAATATCCGGAATATCTACAATCACATGATCTGGGTGTATTTCTTTTATTTCTCCATTATGCCACCCACCTGTGTCTGGATCATGATACCTAACTTTTTGTTTTGCCTTGAATAAATGTGTTAAATTTGCCATAATTTTTTATCTCTGTTTCTTGTGTCAATATAATCATCGCCATATTCTTCTTGATCTTCTTTATTGTAGATAATGCTTACATCACATTTTGGAATGTTATATTTATTATCATGTTTCCATTCTGTGAATAGTTTTCGTGCTTCATTTTCACTTGTTGCACAAAACTGAATCGACCCATAGCCATCTACATTTTCATCATAACAAAATTGATATGTATACATACATTTAGTCCTCCGTTATAAAAATAATTCTATAATATAAAGTGCAATTTTGTTCCAGTAATTTTTCCATTTTTATATGATGAATCAAGTAATCTATATAATCCTGTTTCTTTTTCTTTTCCATTGTAGCTTTCTAGAAAATCTTTATAATTACCTTCATACATCTCATTATAAATTTCATCAAAATCATGATTATCCACATCTCCAGTTACCTCAACATAACCGCCTTTCTCTTTGTAAGACACATTATGTAACAATACAACTTCATCACTGTTAATTGTATTTTGAATATCGGCATATGCTTTAAGTAACATGCCTTTCTTACCACAAACATCAAAATCAAAATAATATGCATCTAGTTCTAATGTTCCTTGTATATAATCCTCGTATACTTGCTCTTTAATTTCGCTTTTTGTATATAGCATATAATAACCTCCACTTTTTCATATTTGGTTTTATCTGTGTTATAATACTATTTAAATCTCCGTTTTTATGTATTATCTTTGTTTTATATATACGTTCTCCATATTTTCAATCCGTCCACATAGTAAGTTCAATACCAATTTCAATTTTTCCATATCATTATATTCGAATGCCAATATAAGACCTTGAAGTGTTTTATTTCTATATTCTTCATCATCATATACATCTGACAAACATGAGCAAATTCTTTTTGCTAACTTTTTCGTCATTCGCTTCTTTTTCCCAGTCATACACCGGAATGTCATCAATAACATCTGCGTCTCTATCCATTCGGATCAAGTCAATTCCATTTATCCATGCATACTGAAGTAAGATCCGTAAATCTTTTGGCATATCACTGATATTGGTTTCGTTTTTATCTGGAACACTCATAAAAATACCTTCTTCACATTCATAGGTATATGGTGGTTCCATGGCATTGAGTCCTTCAAGTGTTTTCTGTTTTAAATGTGCTGTGCTGATCTCCAGATATTTTCTTTCATTTGTTTTCATATTTTGATTCTCCCTTCTGAAATCTCTGTTTCATTTTTTATTATTCTCCAACAAAAAAGGAACCATACACTATTCTGTATGATTCCTTCGTTTCGCATATTCATTTACACTTTCACATAAAGCTTGTTACTAAATCTCTGGCTTCTTTCCATATGTCTTCTGGGCATTTTTCTTTGAATTTTCCATTACGTGCTCCAATATCAAGCATTTTTGCCTGGTCGCATAATATCACGCCCGTTGTCTGCGTTCTGTCGTCCAGCTCGATATGAAACGGATGATGTTTATTTGTATTTGTGATTGGACACACCATTGCCATGGAACTATGATAATTTAAAATATCATTGCTTATTACAAGCGCTGGTCTTCTTCCTGACTGTTCATGTCCTTGCTGCGGATTGAAATCCATTGTAATAATATCACCTTGAGTATAATTTACCAAACCTCGTCCCCTACATGAGTACCTACATCAACCTCTTGACTGCTTTCTACATAAATATCATCAATCGGTTTGTTGTAAAATGCTTCAAGCCTTTCTTTCAAAGTTAAATATTTGGGTTTTACCTTTTTGATGGTAATAACGCCATTGTTTACGCTAATTTCTACACTATCGTTTTCTTTTAATCCCGCACTACTAATAATTTCTTTTGATAAGCGAATACCTTGGCTATTCCCCCATTTTTTTATGGCTGTTTGTGAAATGAATATGCTTTCCTTTCTGTTTGCGATTGCCATTCCCTCAACCTCCTTGTCAAGTATATACAACGGATATACCTTAATAATAGTATATACAAAGTATATCCATTTGTCAATGATTTTATTCTTGCAATATTTTATAAATTAGTAGGTTCATCATTCTCATCATACTCAATCGGTTGACACTCCCCATAGCTAAAGCAAGAAGTTTTACGACGCATTGGATAAAATAGAACCTCCTTGAAATGCGGTTTTCATTTACTCAATACTTTCCATTTATCAATATTTTCAGTATCAAAAAACGAATGTAATTCCTCTTCTGATAATGGTGTAATTCCATAAACACCATCATATCCAAATTTTTTCAAATCATCTTTTATAAACTCTTCTGCTTCTTCAAAAGTTGGATAATGATCTGCTTTGATTGCTATACTATACTCCGTATCAATAAGACCTCTATTGATTTCACATCCATTTTCTGCTCCATTTTTAATTTCTTCTTCTGTTGCCTTTACTCCGCAATTTAATTCGTAATATTTAATCTTCATAATATTCCTCCCAATCTTCTTCACTTAACGATTTCCATAATTCAAGACTCATTTCCTCGCACGCTTCCATATCCTCATAAACATCTTTCATATCATATGGTGCGCCATTTGTTCCATGCCCTGTATTGTCTAGCCACAAATAAGCCTCATAGCTGCAATCATAATTATCATAATAATCTTTAATGTTATTTAATAGTGCGTATACATTATTATCTTCCATCTCTGCCTCAAAATTGAAATCTTGACCTGCCGGACTATATTTAGAAAATTCATAAGAAAAATTATCTCCGTCATTTGATTCAACATCAACTTTCCATCCGTTTTCTTCTGCAATTTCTACAATTCTATCTCTCATGGCTTGTAATTTATTCATACCATCTACCTCCGATCAAATATATTGTTATTCACATTCTATACAATTATTTTCAATTTCTTCTTCTGTTTTCCATTCTTCAAGTCCAACGCATCTGCATTCACAACTATCTTTTTCATCACAGTAAAAGCAACATTTAGAGCATTTACTATCTTCTGGAACAGAAACATCAATTAAACATTTCAACATATTATCACCTCACCAAAATAATTAATCTTCATAAACTCTATACATTTCCTCATATTCTTCCGACAAACTTCTCAATACATCTTTATAGATGTAAAGTTGATTATTTTCTAAATAGTTACGCAATCCTGTTTCCGTATCAAAGAATTCCTCAACTGCTGTCGAATTCGCCCATCTGTCAAAAGATACCAACGCAGCTACTCTTAACATCCATTTTCCATTTGTTCCGCTATGTGGTTCTACAACCAGGAATAAAATTGTATCTGTTTTCGCTTGTAGTATGGCTTCGTATTCATCGACTTCATAACCGTTATCTTTGAACCAATTCTTTATAATATCCATGATTTTTTCCTCATTGAAATGTGCTTTTCATCGCACTTTTATTTCCATCTCCACATAAGATATGGAGTATATCTTTTGCAATATGGATTGCAACATCTCTCTACTAATATACATTTATCATTTTTCCATACGAATTCTTGTATAACGGATTTCCTTCCACATATATAACACATTTTCATTTTCTCGCCTCCAATTAAATTTCCGTTTCATCCCTATTTTATTTTCTCCATGCTTTAACAAATCTATCGGCATGATCTCTCCATTCCAAATTTCCATATTTCCCTCTTACAATCATATCTTTGGTAATATTTCCATCATCTAAAAGAACTTTTACTTCTTCATATGCATTTGGTAATTCATCATTTTTAGATATCCATTCATTATCATTTTCTTCAATCACCATTGCTAATCCATTATTAACCAATACTCTTTCTATCTCAGCACCTTTCGATTCTTCACTCAAATAATCAGAATCCATCACGTTCATAATCTCATCCACAATCATATCCATACTTTCTCTTGTAATTGCATTAATTGCTACCATTCTTATCTACTCTCCTTTTTAAACTGTCACTTCAATATAATTTCTATTGCATTGTCTAATGGTGTTATTCTCTCGATTTCTTCATCCATATATTCTCTAAGTGCCTGATTTATATATGGTGTTTCACAATCAACAAGAATATCATTTTCTCTTACAAGAACAACGCTATCAGTATTTAATACTTCTAATAAATCTCTTATTTTCATATTGCTTTCCTCCACCATCTAATACAATTCATTAAAAGCATCTATAATTTCCTGTCGCAGCTTTTGTTTCTGTTTAAGACTTTCTCCGCTGCACAATTCCATTCTGTGATCTGCACTTGTGATATAATGTTCTCCATCTTTCCGTAAGTACACATCTATTTCTTCAATTCTTATATTGTCTAATCTTATTCTCATATAAATATGAGTTCCATATGTATGTTCTATTAACTTTTCCGGCATATTATTCCTCCTGATACTTTCCGTTTCATTACAAATCATAATCTCTGCATAAATCCAACACTGTATCAATAATATTCTGTACGGAATCAATTCCATACCCACTTAACATATCAAATGAAGTATTGTCAGATGCGTATACTAAATCACAATAATGACACCATCCATCTTCTTCGTTATTAACAAATGTAATTTCAAGATTCACATCATCTGTTAATGCATACTGCCAACTATGTTCATCAAACGATTCTGGCTTATTTCCGTTGCCATTCCACATATCAGGATTCATGTCTTTTAAAAATTCTGTTACAATTTTAGTTGCTTTTTCTCTTATCATATAGATTCACTCCCATGTAATTAATAATTATTCTATTTATAATTTAACTCCATCAGTAGGAAGTCCAAATTCTTTTACAAGTTCGTCAAATACATCATCTGGCATCTGACTTAAATTATCTTCAATGTCATCTTTGCTAAACCCATGTTCTGCATATCCGAAAAACTGTTCAATTTGTTCATCGTTTGCCTTATGTAATATAAAGTCCATCATCATTTCTTCAATATCCATGTAGTTTTCCTCCGTGTTTATTTTATCCTTGCATAAGTTATAAATAATTCCTCGTAGATCTTCAATTTCTGTTTCCGAAAGATATTCGCTTCTGTTAGTCTCCGGAATGTCATAAATACTACAACTATCATTTTCAAACCATATTTCAAAAATATAATTCCATATTCCATTATCACAATTGTATTCACAGTGGATAAAATATGAATTACCTTCTTTGTCAATCAACTCTCCATCCCCAATATCTAAAACAAATGAAGAAACATCATTCCAATATGAATTGCATTTGAATTTTCTTCCATCGTTCCAATCTATCTCATTGAGCATATTTTCAGTTTCTATATATTTCATTTCTATCACTCCTAATTTTGAAATCTACGTTTCATTTGTTGTCTTTGTTTTCCTTTTCTCTTCCTCTTTCCCTAATGTGTTCACACATTTCTTCTGATACTCCATGCTGCTTTAACTGTTTTGCAAATCTTTCATAAAAAGGAAGATCTTTCCATCTCGGTTTGCCTTTAGACATTGTTTTTACTCCTTCATATATTCTTTATCTAACCAATCCTTGAATGGTGTCCAATCATTAACGATAAATCCGCTTTCTTTTTCTTTCCATCCACCATACCACTTTCCATCGAAAACTAAATAATAATTCCCAGCTTTACATTCTCCAAAATCTTTTTTACAATAAATAACTTCGCTACCATCAATATAGAAATATGGTTTTAATTCTTCATAGCTATAATCTCTTTTCTTATTGGTAAATCTGTATGAATAACATTTCCAGTTCTTATATCTACCCATAATTATTTCCTCTCTACGTTTCATACTAATCTTATTTCTACTTTTCTTACTCGAGCTCCAATAAATTCTTTTGTAAATTGTTCTGTCACGTATTTACTATTTAAAAAGTTATTGGCAGAGTCTTCAGAATTATATCTCTCACAAAATTCAAAATCATCAGTAAAATACGGATATCCACCAGATAAATTATCTGGTGTAAAGAATTCTCCTTTTTTATCTTGAATCACATAATATATCTTTTCTGTCATATTTGTTTCCTTTCTATATTTGAAATGCGATTTTAATCATGAATAGTTGCACCGTATTTGTTTCCACAAATACATCTAAATTCAAGGGTTATCTTTTCAAGCTTTCCAACCTCCTTATAATGATGTGTTGGAATAATTCGTGCTTCTCTCCCACATTTATTACAAATAATTTTAAATCCATCACTATTTCCATATTCTTCTGTTCCAAAAGCTCTCATATTATTCACCATTTACCTTTCCGAAGGAATATCCATTTACTCCTTATTAAAAATCTCTGCAATCATTTCATTTAGCTGCTTCTATTACAATGGTAGAATCTTGTGTTGTGATATACTTTATTTTCATATCAAGAATACGATCCAATGGTTTATTAAAACCGTCTCTTTTTGTGCAAAAAATCAATTCTGCTCCATCACCATATTGCTTTCCGTCTGAGCAATCATAAATATCATAATTACAATTACAATCAAAATCATCATTATAAACTAAATCGCCAACAACCATTCTTGTATCCTCCGATCATCAATTTCTTGTTTCTCTTTTTCGTGGATCTGTTCAAGCTCTTCATAAGTTACAGTTCGAGAATTATAACCTATACTTCTATAATATTTGGTATAATGATTTGCATTCTCTCTATCACAGCTTGTACATGTTTTTATAAATCCAGTATGCTTTTCTGTTGCAATCACGCAGACAACATTATCTTCCATAATTGTTTCCTCTCTTTTCTCTTTCCGTTTTCGTTTCTGAAATCATCGTTTCTTATGGCTAAATAAATTCTTCAACATATCCCATCGCTAACACATCTTGCATATAATTATAAAAATTTCTAGTTACAATTATTTTTTCAGGCGAATAAATAATATGTCTTTCATCGTATAATCTGTTTAGAATTTCAATTTCTTCTTCATCCATTTTTGAATAGCTCCATCCTTGACATGCATTTTTTATTGAATAGTCTATATACGGATATAATCTAAGTTCCTTTTGTGAAATTGTTCTATTCAAGAATGCCACCGCTTTTTCTTGAATGCTATCTGTTAGTATTCCTCTCATATAAAAACCTCTCTTTCCTAGTAAATCCTCATTTCATTGTCTCAATTTTTATTAATGGTTTTATTCTTCTCCTACCAACATTTTTCCCTTGTCGTTTAAGTAACGATAAAGTTTTATTATATGTTTCAACATCTATAATTGGCTCAAAATTTCCTTTATAAGTTTCTCCACAAAAAATATTGTACCCACAATATTGTGTTCGTGTAAGAATTTTTTGAACACTATAAGCTGTTGGAACTTTGCCTCTCTTACCTTTAAATCCTCTTTCTCTTGCTTCTTTCGCAACTTCTGATAAATTTTTTCTTAACGAATACTCAGAAAAACAAAAACGCACATATTCTGCTTCTTTTTTATTGATTTTAAATGAATCCTTTCCATCTAAATCATATCCTAATATTTCAGAACAAGTACGTTTTCCTTGTGCGGCTCTCTCTGCCATAGCTGCACTAACTCTTTCACTTGTTAATTCTCTTTCTAGCTGTGCGAATACACCAACAATACCAATCATTGCTCTACCCATTGGAGTAGATGTATCAAAAGCTTCAGTATATGAAACCATAGATATATTCCATTGTTGGAATTTTTCCATTGTCGAATATAAATCCGATACACTTCTTGTAAATCTACTAAGTGCCCAAAATAAAACTAAATCAAATTTCCCATTTTTTGCATCATATAATAATCTATTTATATCTGGTCTATGTTCAATATCCTTCCCTGAAATTCCTTTATCTGCATACAAATCATAAACATTATATTTCCGTTCCTCACACCATTTCCTAAGCGTTTTTTCTTGTGCATCTAAAGAATATCCTTCACGGGCTTGATCGAGTGTGCTTACACGTATATATATTGCTACTTGTTTTTTATTCTCCACATACAACACCTCTATTCCTTTTTTATTCCAAATTCAAAACAAGCAGCACATCCCATTTTATCAGGGTACATGCCATCATTGTCAGCCACAATTTCCCATCCATATTCAAAAGATACTATGTTATCATATACTGCTTGTGGATTATCTTCATTACCATCCCAATCCGCAACTGGATTATCTCCATTTTTTAATGCTTCTAAATCACATATTAACCTTCCATGTTTCCCATATTCATATCCGCTATGTAAATAATCGACTTTACCATTTTTATTAAAAACAACTAAAGTTAATCCACCGCCATTATCCTCAATAACTTCATATTTCCTCATAATATTTTTCCCCTCCAATCTTCAAATGAAAATCTTGTTTCAAGTTTAATCGTTGCATGTATCGCAAGCCATACAATTTCCATCTTCCATCATACAAAAGTGTGATAGAAGCAAGTTGCCAATTTTATTCATTCCATCCTGATCGGAATAAAATATAGCATACTCGTCACCATCTTCGTCTCTCCATTTTGTTTTCTCGTCCATGTAATAAATCTTACCAACTTCAATTTGCTTTGGCATAAATTCTCTAATACTAACGCATTTTACCCTTTTCATGATCATCACTCCTTAATCTACTTGAATAATCAATTTGATCTGCTTTCCACCTACACAATCAATAACAATTCCGTTATCTCGTGTGACATACATATCTGAATAACGACCAACTCTTTCAATCTCAGGTGCATCACCAGTTTCCATTTTATCATTGAAGAAATCATATAAATTATTCTCAACAGACTCTTTTGTAATCACCTTTTCAATCTCAAATCCAACGTGACAAAATCCTGTCTCGTCTGATAACCAATCTGAAATCTCTTCAAGTGCATATTCTCTATCTTTCTTGTACATTTCCTCTAATTCATCAGTAATAATCATTTCCGTTGGAAGCTCATTGAATACTTCCATATCTCCATCTGTGTCCCATTTAATATTTATTGCTTTTAACATATAAATCACTCCATTTCCGTAAATCCATTTTTCTTTAAATGCTCTATGTAATCTTCAATATCTGATTTCTTTTTAACCTCAATATTTTCTGGATGATAATATCCATAAAAAGCATTCGTATATACCTTATATGTTTTATTTTCCATATCAACAATGAGGTTATAATTGTTGGCACAATCACCACGTTTCTTCCAATTCTTATCAAGCCAAAATAGATGTAATCTCATGTCAAAACCTCCTTTGAAATTGCTATCTCTTAACAATAAAGCTCCCATCCTTTTCTTTGACTTCCAAGTTTTCGTTCAATTACAATACTTTCACCTTCACCTATTAAATATCCTTCTCTGCAAATTTCTGTATCTCCTAAACGAATCCATGGATAAATATAAAACTGCGTGATCTCTTTATAATTTGATAGATCATCTTTAAATCCATTTTCTCTGTTTTCTTTCAAGCATTCCTTCCAGATCTTTTCAAATTCAGTTCTACATTTCCGCTTAGACATTCGATTTGACTTAGTAACCTCATTTCCAGCATAATAATAACCACCTTCTGCTGGTTCATAAATCGGATATTCTGAATAAAATGTTAGATATCTCATATTATTTTCCTTCTCTCACACAATCATTCTGTTTCACTTTCCTAATATGATAAGATTTTGTCTTCATAGTCATTTTCCCAATGTTCCATTTCCGTGTCTCTTAAATTCCGAGTAAATCTTCTAATTCTCTCATCCGATCATGCTTAAAACCAATACATACAAGTGCCTGAAGAATACCTTCTGCATATCCTCTGTGATTTTCAGCTTTCATCCGTAAAGTTTCAAAATGCACTCTGTTATCGGTTTCATTTGCTTCTGTAAATTCTTTAATCGCCTGATTTGCATTTCGAATTCCTTCTTCCATAACTCTTTTACATTTTTCACATTCTATTTTATTCATTTACATCTCTCTCACTTTCTGTTATAATAACTATTCAAGGAATTGGGGACTTACATGGAATTTCCATTGCCCCATTGTTGTTAGTCTTCAATATATTCCAAGGCTTCTTGTTCTGTTGGAAAAGCAATGCTGCATCCTGGGATATACCAGTTTCCGTATTTCATGTACGGCATAGCTACACACCTCCTTGTATGTATTTATAGAAAAAGCAGAGATGGCGTTCTCTGCTTTTATCTATCTCGTTATGTTATTCTCCGTTCTACGTCATAAAATGTATTCATCAGTCTTGGGTGATTGCGGTACAAACTAAATATAATCCGGATGGCTTACGAACCTCACATATTTTAATATGTATTCACTCGCATTATCTAATTCCTTATCATCCATTTCGTTTGCATTTTTTAAGCCAAGCTTAAATTTTTCAGAAACATTGTTGACTGCTTCTTCTATCGAATAATATTTTTTCATGTATTACCTCCATTTGAAATTGCTATTCTATCCGTAAAAATCCATATTTTACTCTCCAATCTCAAACAATTCATCACCGGAAAAATCAACCATATCTTGTAAAACGGCATGAGCAAATTCCTTTGCATATTCCGACCATATTTTATCTTGTAATTCTTCTGGATTTAATCCACAAAGTTTATAACATTCTATAAATTTCTCTATAATATTTTTCATTCTATATTCATATTCTTGTTCAATCGTGTGAATGTACATAACTTATACCTCCTACATTTCCAATTCACTATAAGGAAACCCATATCTTTCTAAAAATACGTCCTGTTCGTCCTCATATCCCTCCAACAGATCATATAAATCAGGATGCTGCCAATCAACATAATTAAAAAGGCTTTCCGCAAGATTTACATGACCTTGTGCTTCTTCTAGAAAATCATTTGTTGTATAACAGTTGTTTAGCACATTTTTTATTTCGTATTCTGTCAGAAAATCCGTATCAATATCAATGTCATTTAAGAATATATCTGGAATATAGATAATATTCTCCGCATTGTTCAGATCAAATTTTCATTTATAGATGGTACAGTCTTGACCATCTGAAAATTCAAACAGATCTTTCAGATGTTTTCCACATTCAAGTTCTTTTCTAAGGATTTCTCTTGTAATTCTATTCATTTATTTGTCCTCCAATCTAATTTTGTAATTCTTCTATCGTTTCACACAATCTGATCAATACAATTTTGATTGGATTGTCATTACTTATTTGTGACAAGCTATCATAAAGAAGATTTTCAGCTTCATCTCTGTTCTCTTCATCGTCATATCCATCAGATAAGCAATCAACAATCCGTTTTGACAATTTTGAACTATTCATTATTTACCTCCTCATAGTCTTCAAGTAATTCTTTTAAATTTCCTTTTCTCCATCTATGTAGTTTTCTATCTCCTAATAGATTTTTAACATTGACTTCTGTCCAATACATATACTGACGAACAGAATTGTGATAATATCCGTCATTATGAACTTCAATATATTTATTTTTATTTTTCTTATTTCTATAGATTTTTATTACCACAATTTTCACCGTCTCTCTTTTTCAAATCTCTTCAAGAATCCATTTCTCAACAAAATCAAGTACAGCTTCAGGAATGACACCAACTATTCCTTCGCCATAATTGAATGTTTTTCCTACAAGTGTTGTTTCAAACTCAATGTCCTCGTTGTATGTAATTTTATATGTTTTTAATTTACCAACTTCTCTTACTAATTCTACTCTCAAAACATTCATTCTTTTTTCCTCCTTTTAAAATCTTAGTTTCAACCTATATATATCCTTACAACATAATCATTAATTTCAACTGCGTTTGGTGTATGTTGTAAGTTGTTTTCTGTAAGTGGCAACTCTCCCCATATACCAGCTTCGTCTAACAAATGAATCTCTTTGCCTTTATTTTCTTCTATAATCTGTTTAACTGTTTTTTCTACCATATTTATTTCCTCTCCAATCTTCTAAAGAAATGCGAATTTCTTACTTGTGTCACTCTTTTTCAAATTTAGTTCCCTTCCAATCTAACCCATCAATCAGATAATTGGATAACTCGTCAAGTACATCGTCGGGTGTTTCATTGATGAATCTATTCATATTTACTGTAGTTCTGTCGTGTGTATATTCATCAATAAAGTCCATGATTTCCTTTACTGTAATATCCGTTCTCTGAATTTTATAAAAATCAGGATACCATCTATCAGAAAATCTGCCGTTAAAGTAGTCTGTTGCATACTGACCTGTTTTCATAGGAACTTTAATCCCGTGACTGTAAAAAATTTCTTCTACTGCCTTTTCTTTCTCATTTTCCTTAAATGTATTTGTATTGATTACTTTATCTTCGTATGAAGAAAAATCTGCCGAATACATTTCATAACAATCTTTTGATGGATCGTCCCAATCAGGCGAAATATCTGCACCAATCAGAGTTGCATTTCCACATGCTGCACAAATAAGAAGGAAGTTTTTATCAGCATCTAATGCCTTTTCAATCCTCTCATTTGGGATAGCATGAATCCGTCCACATTTACAAATTCTAATATCATACTTTCTACTCATATCTTACCTTTCCTTTCCAATGAAACGCATTTACTTACAAATTTTCAATATCATTTTGCACATTAGCGATGTCATCAATGAGATTGTTTATAGCTGCATCTTCTCCGTATTCCATATTTTCATGCATATACTTTGTAAACTCATAAAACATTCTAATTTTCTGTTTATCGTCCATTTCATCAAAACACTTCTGCATTTCTTTATTCATTTCTATCATGGCTATTCTTCTTCCTTTCTTTAAATGAAAACATTATACGTCCATTGTATTATTTGAAATAATTATTCCGCCTTATCTAGTAAAATGTTACCGACTTCTTCCTCTGTAAGTTCTCTGATTATCTTCATTTTCTTCGCAAGAATCCAACTTCCGCCCTGGCTTTCTGGTCTGTTATAGCTTGCCCAATCTTCTACTTCACATTCGACCCATACACGCTGCTCTCCGTTTGCAAGCTTCATTGATAAATGAGGAGCAAATGGTCTAAAGCAACAATGCCAGCCGCATCTAACCGCAAATCCCTTTGTAGGATAACACTCAGCCTGCATCCATTCATTGATTGGTGTGGAATACGTTTTATGTATAAAAAGAGGATATAAATTCCCATCAGATAATTTTCTCAATAATTTATATGCTTTCATACTTTACTCCTCCATTTCGATTCCGAACTCTTCATGCAGCAGTTTTTCAAATTCCGGATCTCTCTTCACGTATTCATCGAGGAATTCTTCTTCACTGCATGGCGCAAGATCAAAATGCACATCTTCTCGAATATCATCATTCATATATGTGACGATTGCGTCCCAAAGATTTTTGTCTAAATCTAATTTTTCTCCATACCGTAACATCACAAGTTCTCCTTTTCATAAAAAATAAGGAACAAGATTTCTCTTGTCCCTTTGTTATTCTCTTTTTAAATTCGGACATAATCCAAGACCACTATCAATTTCTGATTTGTTCCTCGCTTTCCATTGCTAACTCAATCAACTCATAAACTTCATCCTTGTTGTCTAACATAAACTTTCTAAATCCGTCATCATCGCTTTCTCTTCCGTCAATTAATCTTCCATCATCATCACGAATCCAACGTTCCCACATTGTGTCTTCAACAATTGTTGCATTGATTCGCTTTCCTTTATATTCAATCTCGGGATCGTTCCATTCTCCATGCCATATAAATCCTACACCTGTAAGACCATACCAATCTGGAAGTTCTTTCATTTTTCCAAATAAAATTCCTTCAATGCTATTATCTCTTTCCAATGTACTAATCATATTTTTCACCTTCTAATAGTCTTCATCAATACATTCGTCTGCTTCGCTATAATATTCACCATCATATCCTTTTTCCATTAATTTCTCCCAACAATCATAGCATACCAATCTAAAAGTAATTCCGTGACAGTCTCTTGTAAAATTCATATCATTTCTTTCTACTTCTTTTCCACACACTGGACAAATTCTCATATCCTTTTCTTCCATATTTTTATTCCTTTCTATTTATACATTTCTCCATCTTCTGTTCTTGAAATCGTTCTTTCAACTGGTTTTATATAACTTCTTTCCAATCAAGTATCTGTTTATATCCGTCTGCCTGTAAGATATGAATTTCTTCATCCTTGTCAAGCTCATATCTGTTTTTGAAAAATTCTTTTAATCCCTCTTCTCTTTCTGCTCTCCACAATTCATCATGAGTGATTATATCTCCAAATTCTTCCTCATCAGTTGTTACGGTAATATCAGAAATCTTTCCAAAATACATTGCTTCAAGTAAATCTGTATCCACATCTCCCTTGACAATGTAATTTTGCCAATCACCTTGACAATAACCTCTAATCGTTCCGTCTTTAAAAGCATCTTCTGGATAAAGCAACCGTAATACATCAATCATGATATCTTCTGTACATCTGCATTTATCGTAAAGCTCCTTTAATTTTGCATTTACTTCTTCGGATGTATATTCAGGATATAATTCATAGCAATCAATATCTTCTATTACTTCTTTTGCCTTTTGATACCATTCAGCATCTTTATATTCCTTACAATGTCTATTCCCAGTAAGAACCACCTGTTCATCAAAATTGTCACACCTACAATAATCTTTCCACACATTATTATCATTGTATAACCACCATGTTCCATCGCCAGTATTATCAATTCTAATTTCTACCATTCCGTTATACCTCCATTATGCTGTCTTACTCATCTCAATATATTTTGCAATTCTCTTTTCAGCTTTAACCTTTACATCTTTAATATTAACTGGTAGAATCAAGAAGCTATATGTATCTCCCTTAATAATCCACGGGCAAACCTCTTTTGTCCCATAGAAAATCGGGTATTCAGAATCTACGATACTCATTACATCCACAAGAAAATTTGGATTAAAGCCAATATAAAAATCTTTTTCTGGTTTCTCTTTGACTTCGATTTCATCAAAAGCTTCATATCTCGTTGTACTTGCATACGAGTATAAATTTCCATTTTCTGCATGAAATGTAACTGGCAATTTCGATTCTTTCAAAAGGTCTGCGTCGTACTTCATTGCCTCTAATAGCTTTTTTGCATTTGCAGTAAATTTATAATCCCATTCATCCGACAACATCTGATTTACTTTGAAGTATTCACCATCAATTCTTTTTGTAATATATGCAAAGTTTTCACTTTCTACTTTTACATACTTATCGTTCTGAGAAATAATGACTTTCCTTTCTGATTTTTTGTCCAATAATTTCTTAAACACTGGAACACATCTGCAATGCAGTTTTACTGTTTCAAACGGATTTTCTGTTTCTTTAAGAATCATATCGTCTTCTAACTGTCGCATTCCGATCATATATTTCCATAATGCTTCTACACGTTTCTCTTTTGTATTGAAATTGAACACGCTCATCATCTGATTGACTTTTTCTCTATTTGACACAAATACTGACAAATTAGAAATTGTTTCAGATAACCAGTTTTCTTTTACATCCAGAATGTTTTCTCCGTTATCTAATACCGGAAGAAAAACATCTGTATTTTCAAATCGTGGAATAGAAACATTTTTCTTGCCACACTTGATATTGATTTTCTCTTCTTTATCTGATGTGATATCTTCTATGGTAATTTCTCCTGACATTTTTGAAATAATTTTAATATCTTCAATGTCGATTCCGAACATACCAGGTTCTGTATGGTACGTATTTTCTGTTCTTGCTTCGACATAATGCTCAATATCTGTACTAAGAATTTTTAAAATTCCCTTATCATCAATCGAGAAGTACAGTCTTTTAAGACTCGGAACAGATGCTTTTTTATTTACTACCGTCATTGCTTTATCCATCATGGTTTTGAGTTCTTTTGCGTTCATCGTAAATTTGATCATATTATTTTACCTCCACTGTATTATATTTTTCTACGAGATATCTTAATTCATTTCTTTCTTTTCTCAATCTCTCAACATGTCTTGATAATTTCTTATTTCCTTCTAATAACGCTCGATTGTTATTGCGAAGCGATTTGTTTGAAATTTTGATTCTAGTATTTTCATTTTCTAATTGAGAAATATAAAGTTTCGCCTCTTCTAATTCCATTTTATATTCATCAATACTCATTTTTCTTCACCTTTCTTATGCTATCTTTTCCCATTCAATGTGTGTATTTTTTCTATGTGCTTCTCTTGATACAATGAGGATATCTCCTTTATAATATCTAAACATTATATCTTCTAAATGCGGTCTTGCTAAAATGTTCTGTTTAATTTTTGCCATTTCTCTTCCACCGTGTTCAGCTTCATATTTTTCCAGTACCCATTCTAAATCCTCATAGAAATCTAACAATGCACATTTAACTGATCGTTTATAATTCTCTTCCATGATCTCATGCATTCTTTTTTCAGCAGCTTCATATGTCTCAAAAACTTCATCTGGATATCTGTCATTATGACTTCCATAGCACTGCGTCCATGCAGGATATTTCTTTCTCAATCTATATGTATCGTGATTAAATTCTGGTTCAATAATTGGTTCTACATTTTCCATTTTGACAAGATAACCATTATCAAATAACCACTGAAGATCCGATGGACATGTAAAATATCTACCTTTCATTGCTGCATTGATTTTTTCTTTTTTATCAAGGTTTTCTGTTACGGTATATAAATCAGTGCTATATGTCCATCCTTTAGGAACTTTTTTAAATTCCGTTTCTGACTGAAAATCATCAAATGGAACTCCATTTATTAGTCTTATTTCTGGTGCTTTCAACCGTGATACCTTATGTCCACCATACGTTTTTTCATATTCGTACATTCCATACGAAACATATAATTTCCCGTTAAATCCTCTTTCAACATAATAACAAACCTGATTGTGTTTCATTGCTTTTATCTCCTTTACATATTTTTTAATTGTTCGTCTGAATACTTAAGCCACTTGCCAGTTTGGATATTATTCATCCGTTCTGTAAAAGTTCTCTTTCGCATCTCATACATTTCCGTTGCAATTCTATACATGTCGTAAACTACATTTTTTTCAATGTAAATGACCATGAACTTATGAGGATCATCTGTGCTATCTAATACATATTGCATAAAGTCTCTAAACATAATCAACCTATTTGTAATACACCAGGCGACTATTTTATCTTTTTCTTTTGTTACAAATTTTACCTTTTGCATTTTTCTCCTTTCTAATAAATAAGGCAGATACATTTCTGCATCTGCCTTATTATTCTCTGCCCATGAAACTAATATTTCATTCATGTTTTTATCTAGCTTTCGCTTCAGCAAGCTATGAATTCCAAGTTACCCAAGCACTCGTTTTTCTGTTTCATTTCCAACGCTTTGCTCATAGCATAGTGATAACACTCTGCTTCTGTATCAAAGAAGTTATCTCCATCAAATTCTATTTTACGTTTTATGGATTTGATAGAACTTTCTAAGTCCATAACATCGTATTTTGCTTCAAATATCCACATGATAATTCTTCCTTCTAAATTGCACTCCTATCTACTCCATTTACCAACCTTATTTCCGTTGATATCCATAATTGTTCCGCTTGTTTCTCCATATTCGAGCTTTTCACAAATCTCTTTTAAGATTCTTTTAAGTTCCAATGCCTCATCCATATTATTCTCTTCTCCTGTATATGGATCACAAAATGCTGCATTTCCTGTTTTGATTTCACATTTAAACATAACTTTCGCTCCCTTCCAATCCAAGTACATAACAATCTCTCTTACCATTCCAGAAATACGATTTCAAATCTGCATATCAATCACTAATCCTTTCTCTCCACTTTTTAATTCGCACAGGGTAAGTTACGTTTTCTCTGTATGTTTTCAATTGTGCTTTTGCATCTGCTCTATCTTCACAATTACACTCAATATCCCATCCATAACCACAATTTCCTTCGATTGCATAACAATCTTTCGTCTTTCTCTTATATGTCATAATCAATATACCTCTTCATAAAATTTAATTGTTCCTTCCTTTTCAGCTTTATATTTCGCTTTATCAGTAAATAATGTGAGATAAATATCTCCCTCACAATATGTAAATACCGCCATCTGTTCATCTGAATAAGCGTAAGAGCTATAACCATTTACCTGCACTAAATCGAATTTGCATTTCTTTGCGAACTGATAGCTCAAATCAGACATCCAATGTCCACTCAACATATAGTTTCCATTTCTATCTTCTGTCTCTTCCATGAAGTTTACGTTCGCAATCCGTTTTGTATCTTCGTTCAATGGATACACTGACAAATCTAAATCGGCAATGTCATATTCTTCTTTATCTGGGATTCTTCCAGTTTCTCTAATCATCTGATAGTATTTGTTTCTTGGTATATATTTCATTATTTCATCCTCACTTTCATCATTTCTTTTCTGTATTCTTTTATCTGTTCCAAAGTCAACCATTCCGGTTTCTCTTCCAGTGAGTTCCAAATCCGTTCCATTTCGTCACAAATTGCTTCTACACTGCCACCCCACAGATGACCTTCATAACCGTTTCCATTTCCGAGGAAATAGTTACAATCACTTCTCATTCTGTCTAATAACATGTAATCCTTTTCTCTTGGATGACGAACAAAAGGATCATCGCATTCAACTGGTTCTGTTACTCTATTACATGGCTCACCACAGATTTCATCCCATTCGGTTCTATAAGCACCTGTGTAGAGATTAAGTCCGTTTTCTCCATTGTTCTCGTCAAAATACAACTTCCCATTTTCATCTTCGTAGCATGGAACTTCCATGTATCCACCAAACCCAACATATTTTACTTTCATACTTTTCAACCTGCCTTTCTATCCGATCCACTGTTTTGTTACTGTGTCATAAATCGCCCCGTTTGCATCCTGATATTCTTTGTATCTGGAATATGTAAACCGTAAACATTTATGACCGTTCGCATAAACAATGGTCTTATTTCCATTATCAATGGCAAATCTTTCACGCCATCCGGCTGCTTCCCATGCTTTTTTTCATTTCGCCTTTAAATTTTCTTTCCTTTTCCATTTTTATACCTCCTGTTTTCTCTTCATAATCCCATTTGCCGCCTGAACACATCCGTATAACCAACCATTCAGGTAATCAATGTTGTAGCAATACTGCGTCCAATCTCCGTTTTTTGCCCTTTCTTCACTGGTAAAAACATAAAATCCACCCCCATAATCAGCATCTTCAATTTTAATAAAGTCGAAGTTTGCCTTATAAGACCGCAAGTTATCTTTAATAATTTCTTCCTGACGTTTTGTCATCTTCTTTTTCTCCAATTAAATAAGGCAGCTAGGTATTTATTCTCCTAACTGCCTTTGATTTGCGTTATCTTGTTTAGTTGCTAAACCTTACAGATATTCTGCAAAAACCTGAAGGTCAAATTTATTGCTTAACTTTTCAATGGTCATATCTTTGAGTTCCTTTGCAAGTGATAATTCATTTGCATTGTAAGCCCATTCTATTTTACACCCATTTGGTGTTGCAGGGAATTTTACTTCTACACAAATTTCATTTCCATAGTCCGTAACTTCTGTTACTGTACCAAAGAAACTTTTATGAAATCGTACACCATATTCTTCTTCGTACTTTGTATCTGGATTAGATACATATACTAAATCACCAACTTTAAACATTTGCCTTCACTCCTTTTCTTGAAATCTTAATTTCATTAGAAATCCCAGTCTGAACAATTTTCACATGTTCTTCCTTTGTTACTTAAGCATACAAGCTCTGTATACATTCCGCAGCAATCACAATATCCAAGAAGACTGTTTCTTGTCCACTTACCATTAATTTTGACGTATCTATATTTATAGTTCTGCATTATTTCTGGAATTTTATCGGAATATATAACAACTCTTGCACCTGCATGAATACTTGTATTTGATTCTACAAACACAACCTTCTTTCCTTGTGATAAAATTTCATTTTGTCGCTTTTCTAATTTATCGTAAAAATCAAGTGAAGTAAAACCATAAATGATTTCCTTATTTGATTCGCATCCATCATATAGATTCATAATATCCTCCTACAATGCCAAATCTTTCAGCAATTCTCTATTTTCTGGTGTATCAATATAAGCTGCTGAATTTTCATCATTAAATTCCATATCATGAATAATTTTAATTCCATCACGTTCTGCCTGTTCAGCAGCTTCGTCATCATCCTAAAATACATTCATAAAGTCAATTTTCTGAATGTGTTCTGCATCATTCCCATAATCTGATGTAAAAATTGCATAACCTTTTTCTGCATCTTCCCTTTTTCATCCATCTTCAATAGCGTCTAAAATCATTTCTTCTGTTATTTCTCTCATATTGTTACCATTCCTTTCTCAACCAAATGAAACACGTATTTCTAACTACTTGCTAATATAAATTCTTACTGAGTTTTCGTCATCAAATGCCTTTATGACATCATCTTCCGTTTCTAAGAATGTATAATTGATTCTGTATCTAATTCTTGCATTACTATAAAGTTTCTTGTAGAAATAATCGTCAAACTCCTTCATTGTCATTTCCGTTGGCTTGTCATTTTCAAATACTGTCACACCATCAATTCTATTGAATGACACATATTTTCCAGAATGAATTAACTCATCGTAAGTAACTGACTTTTTCAGCATTCTCAACAAGTGCATTCCATAATCATAATAAGTACAATATCTACTTCCGATTTTCAAGTCAAAGCCCTCTGATTCTTTGGATGGTTTACTATCATTTTTGAATCCTTCTGCAAACTTGATAAAATCTTCTTTTGTATAAATTTTCCCTTGCCAATCATCGTTTTTTCTGCCTTCATTGTCATTGTTACAACCTTGTAAACTCAGATGTAAAATTCTCCCATCTGATAAGTTCACAATTTTTGTTTTAAAGATAATACCATATCCCATATAATCACCATTTGTCTTTCTGATCTTCCTATGAAATGTTGCTTTCTTACACTAAGCTATAATTTTAGTAACTTTTAATTGAGCCATCTGCGTTTACATGCCATTTTTCAGATGGTCTAAAGTTCTTTCCGTTGTTGATATGCAAAATCCATATGTCACCCTTCGGACAAAACCAATTAGCATGTTCCATCCGATGCTCCATACATTCTTCAAAAGAAGAAAATATATCTACAACTTCACCGCTTCTTTCGCTTGTTTCAACATATATTGCATAAAAATCAAACTTAACCATTATTCTCCCTTCTGAAATTTCTCTTTCATCCGATGAATCCATAGAAATAACCAAAAACTTTTTCTGGTTTATGAATAGTTACTGTGCTACATTAACCATGTTTTATTACCTCAGTTTCAATTTCATTCCCATCATCATCTTCCAGCCAATATTTCAAACCGAGATAATCTGTATCCTGTAAATTTTCTACCAGCATTTTCGCTTTCGGAAGAGAAACAGTTGATTTTAATTTTCTGGCTTGTGTTTCTACACCATTACTTGCTACAATGTACACATTCCCTTGCCTCCTTCTCTTACAGATTTTCTTGTTGCAAATAATCGACCGTCAAGACTCATATATACATCAACCATTGTATTTTTTGTTCTTACATACAAGACGGTCATATGCCGCAAAGCGTCTTTCTGTACATATAGTACGGGTTCGTACCGATCAAAGATTTTTATCCAAATCACCATAAAATCGCTTTCCTTTCTGTGATTACTAACAGCCCAAATAAAATGAACGTTACCCCTAACGGCCAGGTATCGCTTGCATATCTAATAAGTAGATACCCAATGCCCATAAGCATCACGCAAAAGATTCTTTGTGCTATAAGTTTTTTACGCTGCCGCTCTCTTTTGCGTTTGGCTTTCGCTTTCTGGATTTCCATTTCGCGCTGTTGCTCGATGTGTTGACGGTATTTTTCATAATTGGTTATGTCAATTATGTTGTAATGATCTGGATCAAATACAGCACATTGTTGCGTTCTCAATTCTTTTCGCTCCTTTCACTTTTTTATTCGACATAAGGTTATTCTCTTTAATCAGTCTTGCTTTTACTTCTCTGTTCAGCCGTGTGTTTACTTCAATTCTCTTGTGAGTTACACGGTTTAAATAATGCAAATGCGATCCAGTACCATCTCTTCCGTTTACTCTTGTTTCTCTGAATCCATTAGGAAATAAATATTCCTTTTCAAAGTCCAGAACTTCCTTTGGCTTTCGTCGTCTCGACATTATTCATCGTCTCCTTTTAATAATCCGAAAAATTCTAATTCTGCATCATCCATAGCACATTCATTCATGAAATATTCATACTGTTCTTCGTCTGTCATATTACATTCTTCCAGAAGAGTATCTTTCCATTGCGTTGCAAGTTCTTCCAGGCGTGAACGTGGAATGTATGTAATTTCCGTTCTAGCACGAAATGAATCAATCGCATTCTGCATAACCAGATATTCTTCTCTACCATATTTTCCATACATCCATGAGCAGACAGTGTAAGCCCAACTTCCATCAGCACAGATGCCAGATACGATCTTGTACTCTTCTGTACTTTCCATTTTGATGAGTGCGTACTCTTTCTTTTGGGCAATGATTTCATAATCAAAGCCAGCTGGATTATGTCGTTTTTCCATTTTATTTTCCTCTCTTTCTTGTGATTTAAGTAATCACATTGGAACGGACAAGTTTCCTTATCCGCTCTGTCTAACTACTTAATTTTCACTTTCGCTTTCGGACAGATATTCTTCTAATCCTGCATATTCATCATCCGAAAGCAGATTCCGTAAATCATCCATTGACATAATCGTTATTCTCCTTTCTCGTTTGCGTTTTTGAGTGAAAGAAAACACCATCAGTTAGCTAGGCTGACGGTGTTTCTTCCTATATATATATGTGGAGGGATAAGGTGGTGCTTTCTTATTCCGAACTCCCTATGTAAAATATGTATATGTATTGCTTGCTATGTATTATGTAAGATATGTATTATTTATTGACTTCGCTTTCCAGAATGTCAAACAACTGTGCATTACTCTTAACAGGAAATACCTTACTTTCGTAGAAAGCTGCTCCGCTACAATGTTTCTTCAAAAGATTTAATGTTTCCGTTCCGTGAATGCTTTCCATCTTCAGAAGAACATTGATATTTCGCTGTGTGAATGCATTCTTTTCTGTAGATCCACACCATTTTAATTCTTTAATCATAACGATTGCATGTTTAAGTGATTCAGGTCTGCGTTTTGCCATTCTTAACAGATTCATGGTTGGTGTAACTTTCCCAATAGGATTTTCTTTCCGATTCAGGTCAGCCGAGATCTGGATGTTGTATGCATCGAAAATCATTTTGAAATTAATATAATCTTCTTCGTTCGCTTCAATACCAGCTCTATACATATCACTAACCGACATAGGTTTCCTTCCTGCCTGCTGTCCTAAGAAAACTAATACGGCCTCACACATTGTTTTACAATCAATAATCTCAACCAGAATTTTTAATTTTTCTGCTTTCCCTAACAGATTGTTTTTCATAATGAATGCAGCTAATCTATGTGCGCCATCGGCTACATATAATTTTCCATCAATAAGGAACACTTTGATCGGATCGAATTTCGATTCATTGAAATTTTCTTCAATCTCTTTTGCCTTTACCATGTCCGTACTTCTCTGCCAGTCTGGAATATGTACAAACAGTGGGTTGATTGTTATATATTTTTTATTTCCTACTGTCAAAGGATACCGTAATGCATTGCTTACTTCCGATGTTTCCATTTCTGCATCAAAATCCCTCTGTTCATTAATCCAATTTTCGAAATCGACTGATGTCATATAATGCCGGAATCCTTTTGCTCTTCTATATTTTTCATATGTCTTTCCCATCGAATCTGAAAAGCTGTATCCTACATCATGAATTTCGATGTCGTCTTTATTGATCTTCAGAATAAAGCAGATTTTGTCTACTTTCTCTTCCGACGGATTACTTCGACCTGTTTCATAATTTGAAATTGTGCTTTCAGCAACTCCAAGTTTCTTTGCAAGTGCATTCTGTGACATACCGGCTTTCTCTCTCATCTCTGTTAATTTTACTCCATTGATTTTACACATAATTTTGCTCTCCTTTTTCTATGTTTTATTATTTTGGCTTTCCCTTTTGATTTTGAGCATAAAAATAACAGGTATATTTCAACCTGCTTTTCTATGCTCTGTGTTCAGTTTTCGAAACCACATAATGTATATGGTTCTAGCGTACATACCATATAACAATATATAGCATTATCATATAGTATGTCATCTTCGGCAATTCGCTTCCAATTTTCAAGCGTTGCCTTCTTATTTTCTCTTAGTCCTCCACCGTATTCTTTCCAGATCGTATCACGGCTTGCAATGTTTAGTTCTGCTAATCTACGATCCATTTGCCGTAAAGATTCTATACGACGGTTTAGTGACCATGATTCTATTTTGCGTTGTGTGATTGTGCATCAGCTCCTTTCTATGGTTTTGCCTTACTGGATTTTATAAAAGCTTTCATTCCAACCAGGAAGAAGAAATTCTGTCAACCGATCATTGTTCATCATCGCATCGAATCCGATTTCCGTTACAATGTCAACAATTTCTTTTTTAGTAAGGATAAATTCTTGCGTTGTCTTTTTAATAGTTCTTACACAGATTTCCGCAAGTTCTCTTTCTGCTTCTTTCTGCTTGTACAATACCTGACAGCTGATGTCATGGAACAGATCGTCTAACGCTTCTTTTACCTGCTGAATAGTAATATATTCTTCATGCAGTTTTTTGTATTTTTCTACAGACTCGTTGAATTTCCGTTCTTCCGCCAGCTTGTTACAATACTGGACTGCTGCCGCGAACTCTGCGTCTGTCATATCACAGGTAAAAATAATGACATCTGGTTTCTCTTTTGTTTTGAAGTCGATTCCGGATAATGCAAGATAAGAATAAAAACTTGCGCTACTTGTTACTTTGATTTCGAATACTTTTCTCATGTTCTAATTTCCCTTTCTTAATTAATTTGATTATGTATATATTATGCATAATTATAAGTTATGCATTTATACTACATAGTTCTTAGTGCTGCGAAATGATCCAGTTTCCGTTATTCACTTCGCCAAAAGCTACGACATAAGTAAGACATAAAGCTCCCGGAACTAGATACCAAAGACTGCTTTCTGAACTGAGCAGGAACCAGATTGCGCCGATCCATGCCAGGATATAACTTGCTTTTAAAATTTTATCTCTCATTTCTTTTTCTCCTTTGCCTTTTTGTTTTATCTTTGGAAGTAATTGAGCGGAAGAGGAATGTCTTCTTTACCTTCTTCTTGAAAGAATTTAAATTCTCTTCCTTTCCATCTTCCGGTGATAGAAAGAATCAGTCTTTCCGTTCCGTCAAGCCAGTGACCTGCACCCAGGCTATAATAGTTCTTATCATTCGGAAGCATGAACAGAATGACTACTTCATCATCCCAGTCAAGCGGGATTTCATAGATTTCTGCATTCTGTGGAATGTTTACGAGATTCATAAGTTCCCTTGCAAGTTTCGATTTATTTAAGGATCTGCAATCAGTTGCTTCCATGTTACAAATTTCTTTTACAAGCAACATAAACTTTAACTTTTCTGGTTTCATTTTTTGATTTCCTTTCTGTGTAGTTTCTTTTTTTCTTTTATTCTCCGAACACCTGATAGATTGTTCCATCTTTTGTGTAGATACGGATTTTGCCTTCTGCCTTTTCCACGTCGGTGATGTCATCAAGTGCGACGTATGCCTTGTTGAAGGTATACTCGTTTGCAGACTTATAGGCGTAAAATTCATAGCCGTCTGATGTCATGAGCGCAAGTTCTGTTCCGTCTGTATTCCAATCTACTACGTCAGCAATAAACGAATCTGCATAGCTGTAGTCCTGTTCGGCAGAATAATCAAGTTTTCCGTTGTGGGTTTCCGTTTCTGTGATGATTTCCGTTGCGGAGTTCTGCCGTGATTCTGCCTTTACTGGTTCTGCTGCTGTTTTGGTGGTTTTGTAAGCAGATATTCCGGAAAAAATAGTTGTTGCTGTTAAGAGTGTGATGACTAATTTTTTGAACATAGTTCTGTTCCTCCTTTTTTACCTAATATCATTTGCAATACGTCCAGCATTGCCTTTACCTTCCCAATGTGCAAGCTCTGTTACTTCATTCCATTGTAAAGGTGGATTAATTTGATACGTATTGATCCGCGCACCGCTTCCCTTTTTATGCAAAGCGGAATGTTTCATCATGTTACGCACATTGTCAAAAGTAAGATCTGCCTTATCTACTATCGGCGTTCTGCCTAATTTCCGCAAAGCAATCGTGATAAACTGCTGAATTTTTGCAGATGCAGACTCATATTCCCATTTTGCCTTTTTATTTTCTGTCAAAATATAAACAGAATATGCGTCGTTTACCTTTTTGAAGTCATCGCAGACCCAAAATACCTGTTCACCATTTGCGTTCTGGAAACGACCATAAAAAGAGCCGGTATGTACCACAAAATTTTCTGGGAACATTACCGGCTTTGTTGCTAAACGCACGTAGAATTTTGGTGCATGTTTTACCTTGCACATTTCTATTTCACCTCCTGTGGGTAATAATTACCCGTTTCTCTGTTATAGTGATACAGAGTAACTTTGATTTTCTGTTCTCTGCACACGTTTAAAACAGCTACGAGCGCAACCGTCAGACCTGTTACGTACAGGTTTAGTGCGAAAACGCCGCGGAGCTGTTCTGATGCTTCTCTTTCCATTCCGGAGAGATCGAGCGGATCAAGTTCCGTTCCGAAAATAGATCCGTCGATTGCCTGGGGAATCTCGTGTCTGCCTTCGCAGAGCGACATATAGACTTCAGCTACAGGAATCTGTGTTGGTTCTGCGTCCTGATCATTCCATACTGGGCATTCTTCTGAATAGAAGCAACCCCAGCAATTATTACCACACCGTGAACATGCGTATTCATATCTTTCTTTTCTTGCCATAATTTACCTTCTTTCTACCATTTTTGGCATGGTTGCCTTTTTATTTTTTGTAAAACCATCGGGCGGAATTGCACCGCCCTTTTCTGGCTTTCCAGTATGGTTATTTTTTATTTTTCTTCTACTGCCCCCTCTTCTTTTTCCGGTTTAATGACAACGTGTTTTTCCGGATTGTCCAGGATTACAGACAGCAGAGTTGTGAATGCTGCTTCCTGTGTTTTCTGGTTTCCGGACTTGTCAATCCAATTGTGATTACTGAACTTGACAATTTCTTTGCCGTCTTTATCTTTTTCTTTGGTTTCGGTTCTTTTAGCCTGACCGCCAAAGATAGCAAGGAAGTTCCGGATGTCTACATCATCAAAACTAGATTTTCTAACTTTGATTCCGTAGAACAGATCACCTTCCGTTCCTAACAGACGATGGAAAATCGGCTGAAGGACTTCTTTTAATTTGTTCGCACCTTTGCCGGATGTGTACCAGTTCTTGACCGGAGTCGCAACGTCGATCTCATCAAAAATTTTGGTGAGAACTACAGACGGGCAGATAATGTGCGCCATCAGAAGAACCCACGTTCTGTCTGTCTGGCAAAGGCTAGTAATCTGGTCAAGCGGAACACAAGCCTCTACTTCCTTTTTAAGAGCCTGGTACTCTGCACGATCTTTCAGGAAGGAAGCACCTTTTTCAGCGCCCAGCACTTCCAGCACAACGGTTTCTTTGCAGGTCAACGCGTCAACGTCAACATGTGCGGATTCGATTGCTTCCCGGGCATCCTTGAATGCCTTTTTCCGTGAAATTTTAGCCCACTCAGTGTTGCGAACTTCTGAAATAACCAGATCACGAACACGGTCGATGTTTTCGGAAACTTTCAGTGCATCGCTTTTTACATAAAATTTTTCTGTTTTGATCATAACAAACCTCTTTCTTCTGTTTTACGCACAGATGCGAAAAATTATTATTGTTTTTTTGTTATAACTCTGCTATAATAGCAGGAAAGCCGGGAACGGATTCGAACCGTTTCTTTAATACGGTTAAGCCGTAAGACCTTCTAAAAAGGCAGACTGCACCTGCTGCAACCCGGCTAATGATTTAAACTTTTTTCACGGGGTAAAGTCCGTTACTTATCAACCCTAATTGTCAAGGTACAATTTGTAAAACCTATGTAAAACTTTCTAATGTTTCGGATTGAAAAAACATTGAAAAGTGAATCTGGAAACATTGTTTTCATGCACAGGTATAACCTATACATTTTTATCAAATTTACAACGCGGCTTGTTGGAATTGTACGCTTGTAAATCTGGTAACCGTAAAAAGGAAAAACCTTAGAACGGAAGTGAAAACTTTGTTATTGATAGTTTCAACTACTCGTTGCTCAGTATAGCAAGTACAAAGCACGCCTAACTGGTTATTAGCTACTCGTTGATGTCGAACTTACTTGTTATTAAAAATCAATAACAAGTAATCGTTTTCAGACTTGCAACCCCTACGGTTGTAGTATCACGGCAACACCTTACTTTCCTAGTCCTTTGACCGTGTGGACTTTGCACGGGTAGCATTTGAGATCTTGCCTAACTGGCAAGTGCTACAAACTGAGTCTTTCGGAATCTGGTATAGACTCAACCACTTGTCATCTGCTAACAAGTGCCCGTATAGTGGTTACGCATACACGGTTGCGGGTTTTTAGAAATTGTCCTTTTTCAATAGCACATACCATCATGTGCGCCCGTCCCCGGTCGAACGGAATACAGTCTTTTGATCACCGCGAACGAAACGACCGTTCGCGTATCAACTAAGGTCATCCCTTATTGACAAGTCAAGTATAACATGTAGGGACTCATATTTCAAGTATTTTTTGGTAAAATAATCACGGTTTTATAAGTGCCTACATATATATTTTTATGCATATTGCTAGTTAGTTAAATGTAATTGTACAATATGAACAACAAACATAGTGCAAATAGTAATGTTATGCAGCATATTAACGAACAGTAATATTGCACAATAGATGCAATAGTTTATTGTGCAAAGTGCTGAAAATAAAATAATTTATTATTGTATATGCAAAAGGAGTTATTGTGTATGAGTACAGAAGCAGAAAAGAAAGCTGTTAGAAAGTATCAGGCAAAATGCAAAGAAGTAAGAATAAAGTACACTGAAAAAGAAATATCAGAATACAATAGATTGCAAGAATATTTATCAGAAAATAATATCAAAGTGACCGAATATTTGAAAAATTTAATAAAAGCAGATCTGAGCAAAAAGGGATATTGATTGCAAAGCGTGCCGGAATAGAAGGTTGACTAATGGTCATATTTTTATGACTAATGGTCATATTTTTATGACTAATGGTCAGTTTAGAAAATTAGGAATTATTACTATTATTGATTTTATGGAAATGTGAGGTTTAGTACTGGTAAACTTTTTGTTTAGTATTTGTATATGTGGAAATTGTGGATAATGTGGAAAACTTATGTGGATAACTTGATAATAGTAATCATTCCTATTTTCGATATATAAAATTTTTACATATGACTTTACGTCACCCTACCACCCTTTTTTCGCCTTGTCACCGGAAGACTGCACATCATGGTCAAAAATTTTTATTTTACCAAACAATAGAAAAAATTTTATCTATTGTCAAAATATTTTAAATTGTACTGAAATTGTGTTATGCCATGTAAAATACCTGTTTTTCGGGGTAAAATAGTGATGTGATCTGTTTATTGCCTGAATGTTCAGACGGGGGTAGTTAAAATCAGTAAATTGTCTGAATTTTCTGAAATCTCACATAGCTGGTTCATCCACACACTAACTCCAAAACTCATCATCACCATCCCATTCCGCCCATCAAAAAACAATCCCCAATTTACCCAATAATCAAGCCAAAAATCCAATCATTTCACCACAAAACACCTTATCGTACCCTTTATCGTTAACCCCAGTAATCAAGCCCTAAAATCACTCCACCATTCATATTTCATTTCCAACTTTCACACATCCGTTCCAAAATAATCCATATAAATTCCAAACTCTAACGATAAGTATTTCACCACGCAAAAATTGCTCTCTTCTACTCTCACATCCACGCATACCATCACAAATCATCCTTACTATTGATCTAAGGACAAAACAGTATTATAATCGACCTAGAATCCATTCAAACACCTATACCCTATAAACTGTCAACCTATACAAGAAAAGAGGAAAATCATGTCATTTCGTGATGAATTGTCCAGCCTTACCCCAACACAAAAGCAGATCCAGGTCAAAGCAACATCTGAAGCACAAACAAATGCCAGACTTGATTATTCTGGTGTAAAAGATCTTTTACGCTCCAAAGCACAGCATAATGAGTACACAACTATAGGCAATCATAAATATATCTCTTGCTATTATCCGGATTCCTATTCAGGCGAACCAGAAGCTGCAGAATATGTCAGACGAGTCTGTGAAACAAGAACAACCATGCATAGAAGAGGATTATTTTCTGGACAAGTACAAGAAACATCATGCGTAATCTCTTATATTATTACAAACCAATCTGCATATGATGAATATTTAAAAGAATTACAAAGACTCGCTGCAGAAGATGATATTCGTATATCTGTAGTAGGATATAATAAATTAGAAAAACGCACCGAAATATCAATTCCCTGTTGTCTCGGATCGACTTTACTGGCAAACAATTATATGTACAGAATCAAACTTAGTGTCAGCATCACATTTTAAATAGGAAATAACTCAAATAAAATAAGGGTAGATGACCATAAAATCACCTACCCTATACAAAAAGATACTTCTACAAGTTTTAAATCAATCTTATATCCGTACCTTAACAACTATCCACCAAACACATCTAAATCCGTCCTAGAAAAATAATCTCGCATACTCTCCCACGATTGCACCTAAGAAATGATATGTATACTCGCTTACCGAATGCACTATAGGGAGGGGTATTTAAAACTACAACAGCAAAACATCTTTGCCATTCAATACACTACAATTAAAAATCAAAAAATAAAATTTCCAATGAGAGAATAATATTTTGCAAAAGAAAAAATTATATCTTAAAGGAGATTTTAAGCTATGAATACATATTTAGTACCAACTACTGCAACTTATTGTTATGAACCATACGATCATATCTTTATGATATATGCAGAATCAGCCAAAGAAGCTTACACAAATACTTATACTAAATTACAAGGACAAAATATTCCTCTAAAACAAGATTCGTATGAGTCTTATCCATGTGAATTGTATTTACCAGAATATACCTCCGCAGATCCATTTCATGAATCCAGAAAATATGATATACTTAGAACAGCATTTAAAAATACGAAGGGGATGGAATATATGGCACACTTCAATGTAAATTGGAAGGATTATACAGATATACTTGCCAGGAAAGCAAAAGAAGAAAATTGGTCGAACAAAACATATCCTAATAATGGAATTCTAACAAACTACCTGGTTCATACATATAAAAAGCTTAGAACGGATGGACAAATCATTTATAGAACAAATTATGCATTATTCAACACAGGATTGTTTACGAAATATTATGAGCCAATCTATGCTTATTCAAATTCAGAATATAATATCTCTTTCCTTACTGGACATGAATTAAATCAGCATGGGATATCAGAACGACCTCAGAAAGCAAACTATTTCAAAGATCCATCACTACTGCTCTTCGATTGGCACTACCCTATAGATATTCATTTTAAGCATATTCTAGAAGATGAAAGAAATAAAGAACGTTTACCCGAAGGGTTCCTAGAAAAAGAAAATAAAATGTGTATTCTTACAGGTGCCGTTGAGTTAATGAAACGCAGAGTCTCAGCAAATTATAAATTAGCAATACCGCAATGTTATGAAGATAAAATCCAATTACTATTACCATTGTGCCTAGATACCGATGAAGGAAGCCCAAATCTAGCATTAGCTGTTACAAAATTAGGTAATTGTTATCAAGGATTCACTTGTCTAACATTAGATATGGCATATAATAATGCTAGATTGATTGCAAGTTCTGATACAGGATGGTTAACTGATACAGAAATAGAATAAAACAAAATACAAAAATAATTTTAATAGCAGATGAGAGAAATCTTGTCTGCTATTTTTTATGCTCAAAATTAAGGATTAACAAAATCATAAAATTAAAAATAGTTCAAATCGTATGGAGAATAAATAAATATCAGAAGAAAACATAAATACAAAGGAGATATTTACTATGAATAATAATTTAAAACTAATTACAACAGAGAAATTTGGAGAACTGGACTGCAGCTTTTACAGAAATATGAATGATGACATTTTATTGACAAGAGAACAAATTGGGCAAGCGTTGGAATATAAAGATCCAATAAAATCAATCCAAAATATTCATATGAAACACAAAGATCGTCTTGATCATTTATCATTAAAAATCAAAACAGAAACTTTCGACCACCATCAAAGTGATGTATGTCGAAACAATAATCTTATGACAGAACGTGTCTACTATACCGAAAGAGGAATTATGGAAATTTGCAGATGGTCAAGACAACCAAAAGCAGACGAATTTATGGATTGGGTATGGGATATTGTAGAAAAATATAGAAATAATACTTTTACATCTATAAATTTACAGCCAATTATTAAAACTCTCCAAACGCTTATTCAAACTCAAAATGACATAAATCAGGCAGTTAGCTCTTTATATGACAGATATAATGCTGATATTACTCAACTAAATGAACGATTGACCTCATTAGAAAATAATATGAATACATTTGGAACAATATCAAATAAGAAAATGCCATATTGGGTAAGTATTATGATGCCTAAATTCAAGCGGATTATGATGAAATATGGAATTGATGATTACAAAACATTATATAGAAAATTATTTAAAGAGTTTGGAGAACAATATACAGATAAGGATTTAAATCAGATGATAGATGACTATTGTCATAATAATAATCTAAAGAATTGTATGACCATGGATGCACTAGCTTATGACAAAGAATATAGAAGTTTATTTGAAGAGATGGTTGATGCAATTCTGGATGAGTGAACAATTTGATAAAACCATTATTCTATTAGAGAATGAATTATCAAAAAGTGGCTACGGTAGTTTTTGGTTACACGGTTGGATTGACAATAGTGTGCCACGCTACTAGCGCGGAGATGCAGTAGCTCTCCTTGCTCTGGCGTCTGCTAAAGCAGCCACCAGGTACTGAATCATTTATAAAGTATTTATTAAAAGTATGAACAAAGTATAAAATAGAGCAATTTTACCCTTATAAATTATGGGTGAAATTACTGTACCAAAAGTTCCCTATATATAATATATATTAGGAAGAAATGGTACAGTAAAATTTTTTCAGAATATATAAGGTAAAAATGACTCTAAAATTACCATTTTGAAAAGGAGACATTTTTATGGACAAGAATAATTTTGAAGTAGGACTTATTTCTGAACAAGATCTAGTAACTCGTTATGGCAGTCAATCCCAAAAGGATTCATATGAAAAATTGGGTTATATGCAAACAAAAAATAAACAGACTCTTTTAAAAAAAGTAAGTAGATATTGTAAAATCGAACCTCATGGAAAAAAGGAATATATGATCAAAGAAGTATATCCTTATATTTTACCAGCTAATTTTAGCAAAATGAACACATCTTTATATCAGTATATTGTTCCACTGCTACTAGAAAAAATCATTAATGGACATGATAAAAATCGAAAGATTGATATCACACTTGGTAAATGGGCCAGAGAAATCAATATGGTCAACCAAAATTATAATCTCTGTAAATATAATAAAGAGGAAACTAGCAGAGCTATTAAATACGAATTGGATACTATTAATGAATTTTATAATAAATCAGATGATATGATTGAGTATTATATTATGAATGCTCTGGATTATCTTAAATCCGCAGGTCTTATCATCTGGCGTGATGTGTACAAAATCACTTCTGAAGTATCAGACGAGATGATTGAAATCGATTCAGATGGAGTTGTTCATGCAAATATTAAATTGGAAACTAGAGAGGCGTCTAAAGAAGATATGGATTTTTATGCTGCTTGTATTAAGGTTGCTGATGAAAAAGCAAATATCACAAATGCATCAGAAAGATATTACAGCAAAAAATCACAACGATTTAATGAAGCCCTCAAAGATGAATTATATAAACGCAAAATCAAACTTGTCTATAAGTCATATGAAGCTTATTACATCGATCTTGACAAATGTAGTTTTGTTCTAAATCAATTCCCATATCAATCCAATATTATCAAAAAATTTAATGATACTTTCACAGAGATGATTATTGGCAATGCTCAAAAACGTTTTGATAAATCACCTCGAAAATATACGATCTATGAAAGCAAAGATGATTATTCCCTGTGTTTTAAGGGATTGTGCGAAATGACAATAAACAATGAAACCGAATATCTTGGGAAGAGAATTAATAAACGTAAAGTTGAAGATGAATACACGCTTCAAATTAATTAGCAAAGGAGATAAAAAATGGAATTTAATACAAACCAAAAAGAAGCCATTCACACCATAGACGGAAATATGGTTGTCATTGCTGCAGCTGGATCTGGAAAGACATCTGTACTTACATATAGAATTTTAAACATGGTCAAGAATCATGGAATTGATCCCACTACTATTTTGGCTGTTACATTCAGTAAAAAGGCAAAAGAAAGCATTGAGCATAGATTAGGAAAACTTGGAGTAGCTAGTGTAAATGTAGAAACTTTTCACTCTCTCGCTCTTAAAATTATTACTTCTACATATGGATATGGAAAATACAAGGTATGGACTGCATCTTGGGAAAAAGAAAAAGCACTGAAAGAAATTTGCTGTGATTTACTTGGATTATGTAGGAATAAAGATGATGTTCCTTATAATGGAATACTGAGATTTTTGGGAATTCAAAAGACAAATATGTTAGTGTCAACAGATAGTTTGATTTATTCAGATGACGATCCGTATCCTGATGATCGGATGAAAAAGATTTATAAAATGTACGAAGATTATAAAAAGGATAAGTCATATATTGAATTTGATGATTTCCTGAATATGGCAAATCAGTGTTTTGACAAATTCCCAGATATTTTAAAATTTTATCAGAATAAATATCTGTACGTATTATCAGATGAGTTTCAGGATGTGTCTATGGCACAGTCTCTTCTTCTTAAAAGAATTAATAATAAAAACACTATGATTGTAGGTGATCCTTTACAGGCAATCTATTCTTTTCGTGGTGGGCGAAGTGAATACATTATGCAGTTTGATCAGGATTATTCTGATGTGAAAATCGTCCATTTAAACACGAATTACAGATGTAGTACAGATATTGTACGCATGGCGAATATGTTAGCACAACATATTCCTGACAGTAAGGATAAGAATTATGTAGAAAGTATTGCTTCTAAAGGAACAAATCAGTTCCCTGAATACAGAAAATTTGTAAGTGAATATGATGAAGCCTCTTGGATTTGTAAAAAGATCACAGAGAAAAAAGAGAATAATGAGTATAGAGATATGGCTGTTCTAGCAAGGACAAATGCCCAGTTGACAATATTGCAAACTGTCATGTCTAAAAATATGATTCCATATGACGTTGTTAATGGGATTATGTTTACGGAGCTACCAGAGATTAAGTTACTGATCTCTTATCTTAAATTGGCATTGCACGAAGGAGATAATTCAGCATTTTCGTATGTGTATAATAAACCAAATCGTTGGTTAGACCAGAAATTTTTCGCTGAAGTCAAGGAAAATGCTACGAGGAAAAACACTTCGTTGTACAATGCAATGTTTACGATTGATCGCAGAAATTGGCGTTTCAAAAATGGAATTGATCAATTATATGAAGTTATTAATACACTACAGAACAGAAAATTCGAGTCGGTTGGTAAGATGATTGAATATTTGAGATTCTATCTTAAAATCGATGATTTTGTTAGCAAGGGTAAACAGGCTGATGATGGTGGATTTTCGGAACAGATTGAAAATATGGATGCTTTTCAGAATATTGCAGAAAAGTATTTTGATTTAAACGAGTTTATGTTGTACTTAGATGACATCAATAGACAAGTTGCAATGGAGAATAATGATAAAGTACATCTCTCAACAATTCATAGAGCAAAAGGTTTGGAATATCCAATCGTGTTCATTGTTGGATTGAATGATGGACTGCTCCCACATGCAAAAAGTGACAATCTCGATGATGAACGCAGGTTATTATATGTCGGAATTACAAGAGCAGAGAATGAATTATATCTCTCTTCTACTGCATCATACAATGATAATCTTATGACTCCTAGTCCGTTTATTGATGAACTTGGAGATAGCGTTAAAAAGATGAAATGTTGATGGATGTTTAGAGAATATAAAATTAGGAACTATTAATCATCCCTATAACTAAGGAGTGATAGAAATGTATTTAAAAATTATGAAAATCAAAGGAGATATTAATTATGAAAGAGAACACAAGATTTTGCACAAGAAGTATGAGAGATAACACAAAATTTGGAGGACTGATTCATTTTACAGAACTTTCTCCATATCCGAATTCTACTACCCTATCACATGGATCGCACTTCGCAGAAAAGATTATTGCAGACAGAAAGTTTGATGAACAGTGTCATCGAAATATTATTCAAACACAAAAATTAAAAGCAAAACAGTCCACAGTAAAGGAAGTGGATGAGTTTGTTTACTAAAACTGATCGTAGATATTTATCTAAAGCGAGACAGGCTGCAGATATTTCTGATTATAAAAACGTACATATTGGTTGTGTAGCAGTATATAAGGGAAATATTATTGGCATTGGTTGTAATACCAACAAAACACATCCAGTACAGAAATATTATAACAAATATAGAATTACTGACGTTGATCAGGAAACACTTCTCCCTAAAATACATGCAGAAATTAGCTGTATCAATTCCATCCGACATCTGGATATAGATTTTTCCAAAGTAAAATTATATATATATCGAAAACGAAATGATAAACCTTATGGTATGTCTAGGCCATGTCCGTCATGTATGGCTGCCATCAAGGATTTAGGCATAAAACACATTTACTATACTACAAATGAAGGCTTTGCTTATGAATGTGTAACACAGGAGGATTTGGTATGAATATTAATACAAATATTATAGATTTTGTATGGAATTTTAAAAATTTTAAACTTAATGATTTTGGATTAGATCCTGAGTATAACATGTTGTGTGCGCCAGTATGTGGATGCAGATGTGGTGAGAAGATGAATGTTTTATTGGCAGATGATGATGACATCTATGATTTTTGTTATGAGCTTGTAGATACTCAAGATTGCAATTATTGTGTTGTTTTTGCAATCAATGAAAAGAATAAAATGATTGGTGTAATTAAAGATGATGGTGAAATTCATTGTATTAAATTGAAAAACATTTCTGAAGACTATCTTCAAGTTGGTGGTATGTTTAATAATTTAGAGCTACATCAATATGGAATTATTGTCTGTGTTGGCGATGGAGAATATAAGATTTTGGAGGAATAAAAGATATATGGCAGGTATTAATGTACCTCAGTATGAGATTTTTAAAATTGGAACAGATAAATTAAAATATTCTAAATGGAATTTGAATATTGATAAAAAAGAAGCATTTAAATACCAAGAATCTGTTTCATTATTTGAGGGTCAACAATTTCGAATTATGGCAAAGAAAATTATGAAGAAAGCAAAATGGAAATGCGATTTTTCGAAACTTTTTATGCAAGTCGTTATTGACAAAAAAACAGATTTTGCAAGAGCAACAAACAAAAAAGGGGTTATTGTAAATAGTATAAATTATAGACGTTTTGTTGGAACAACAGGTGGTTTGAAGAATGACACTCTTCTATTTTGTAATTCGGAATACATAGATAAACTAAATGAATTATGTGAATGTAGGCGAAACAAAGAAGTGCCATTAGTTCCAGCAAAATACGAAGCATATAAAGCGTTAACTTGCTCTGCATCGCAGCCAATTTGCGAACCACATGGAATTTTAGTTGTAAAAGATTGCATTACTCAATACGAAGATGATGTGATTTCTCTCGATAGTGGAGTTGGAGACGGTGAGCCAATTCGTGAAAAAAAACATAAAGTAATGGAAAATACAGTGTCTGATGGGTTTAATTTATGTACTATTGGATACATGCAAAGAGTTGCTGAATCTCTTGGATTAGATTATACTCCTGCAGGTGTATGTTTGCGAAATGCCTGGTTAAAAGGTATGCTTTATCCTTTCCCAATTATAGAGTTTATCGAAAAATATAATGGTGGGAATTATTTTATCGAGGATATTTGGGGTAATGTGCAGGACATTCGAGAGTGTGAAATGATTCTCACGGAATCTTCATTGAAATTATGGTCGGCATATGAAAGTATTGACGAATATATTGCCGCATATAGAGAGTGTGGATATGAATTTGCAGTTACGAAAATTTCTCCTCATATCTTAGATGAAGAACGTGAATTAAATTATCAATATTTACAGTCTTATGAATTCACTGATGATGATATTAAAGAATTGTGCAATCCTACCATTCAGCATTTAAAAGATGCTATGTGTGGAGACTACGAATCCACCATTAAATTTCTTGGAATTAATGAAAATACAGACGTGAATTCATGGCAACGTGCATTATATACAAGCCAATATATGCTTGGTGATCCGTATATTATTGATTCAACGCATAGGTATATTAAGAAGAAAATAAATGATGCAAAAATTGGTAAATTAATTGTAAATGGTAATTATCAAATTGCTAGTGGTGATCCGTTTGCGTTAATGCAATCAATTTGTGGCCTAGAAATAACTGGCTTATTAAAAGCTGATCAATGCTACTCAAAATTCTGGATTGACAAATCTGTAGATTCTGTAGTTATCTTTCGAAGTCCAATGACTTCTCACAATAATATTCGAAAATGCAATGTAATTTCAAACGAAGAATGTTTGTATTGGTATCAGTATATGGATACTATTATGATTATCAATGCATGGGATTCTTTTTGTGTGGCGGAAAACGGTTGCGATTGGGATGGCGATCTTTTATATTCAACCAATAACAAAGTCTTACTTCGTTGTTTTAGAAAATTATTAGCAATTGAATGTGTTCAAAGAAAAGCCAATAAGATTATTATTAATGAAAAAGAAGTCAAAAAAACAAATAAAAACGGCATGGGAAATCAGGTTGGTCAGATTACAAATCGTGTAACTTCTATGATTGAAGTGTTATCTCGATTTGAAGAAGGATCTAATGAATATAATGATTTATTATATCGTATTGAATGTGGACAGCTTCATCAACAGGATGAATTGGATAAAATCAAAGGAATTATTGCAAAGCCAATGGCAAAATATTGGTATAATCTTGGTGCTTGCAAAGATAATCATTATTTACAATCAATTTGTGCTTATCGAAAACCGTATTTTATGATCTATATTTATGATGAGATTAAACGTAAGTATAAGAATTATATCAAGGAAAGCGAGATAAAATGTGCTGCATTATATGATTGCAGTATTCAAGATTTATATAGTAAAAAGGATAATTTAACTGACGAACAAAAGGATTTTTTATTTTGGTATGAGTATAAAATGCCGGTTGGCATTGGAGCCTGTGCAATGAATAAAATCTGCTGGTATGTTGAAAGTCAATTAGACGGATATAAATCACAATTACATCATGATTCTACTTTTGATTACAATCGTTTAAAAGTTAAACGTCGATGCACAGAAGAACATCGAAAAGCTTTACATGATCTTGAACAAGAGTATCGTGAATGTATTAAGGAGTATAAAGCAAACAGATCTTCCGACAAAGAACAATCAAATAATAACAGAAAATATTTATGCGAAAAATTTAGGCAAGAGGCTATTGAACTTTGCCCAAACGATGAAGAGCGTATGAATATTATCCTTGATATTACCTATGGTTATAAGGGGAATCGACAGTTTTGTTGGGACTGTATTGGTGACTTGCTTATTAAACGTTTGGAAGAAATGGAGAATGAAAATGTATATACTGAATGAGAAGGATTATATTAGATCTGTTCTGGCTTCAAAGAAGAAACCAGAAGATCTATCTATTGGCTATTTGATTGTTTTAACAGCAAAATATTATTATATTAATGATATAAATGTAGAAAAAAAACAGTTAGTTGAAATCGTTGCAAATAAGATTTCTGACATGATGATTTATGGCTATCAGGAGTATAAATGGATTCACAAAATTGAGAATGTATGTGATATTTTTTATGATAACGAGAAAGATAAAAAGTCAAAGCAAAAGGAAGAAATTAACGAAAAAGACAAACAATTCAGAGAATTAAAATATGTTCCAATTTATCAAGAAGAAATTGATCTTATTAATTCACTTCCTAATGACAGACAAAAGAAATTTATGTTTACTTTATATGCCGTAGCTCGTTATATGGATTCTGATGGATGGATTAATAAAAAGGATCTTAGAGGATTGTCTGAAATTTTTAAATTGGCAAATATTACTCTTACGTCGGATAAAAAGAACGAAATGCTTCATGAGTTATATAAAAATGGTTATATTTATTTTGGTAAACAAATAGATAACCTGAATATTAGAGTTAATTTAGCTGAATCTGATAATGTGGCATATAAGATAAAAGAATTTTCTAATTTGGGAAATCAATATATCGGTAACTTTAAAAAAGGATATAGGCAATGTGCAAATCCATCATGTGGAAAAAGAGTTAAAATGACTGCACCAAATAGGATTTATTGTAGTAAGTGTGCAGAAGAAATTGATCGAGAAAAAGCAAAAGATCGCATGAAGAAGCTGAGAAACCATAAAATGTTCGAAGCTGACAGTATGAAAAATGCTTAATTTTGTTGAGATTTTTGTCTCTTTTTCAAAAAAAATTGTTTTTCTTTGAAGGGAATAAATAATCATTTTTTATTCTGACTACACCGGAAGAAACAAAACCTGTAGTCTATTCAACGGGCGGTTACTCTCTGCCGCCCTTTTAAAAAGGTTAATTCTTTATGTTAATTTCATAATTATCTCCTCTTTCTTTTATGTTTTATTTTTCACTGGCAGATGCAATAGTCTGCCAGTATTTTCGCGGGATATGCTGGATCGGTTCCACGAGAGATTCATATTCTCTAAAGCTACGTTCGACTCGTAGTCCCGCAACTCGTGGCATAGCACAGATACATGCGTGTGAGCGTATTAAAGGCGAATTTACAACTCGTCGCCATGAAAATTGGTCAATCTATGCAAAACTAACATCCCAGGCACTCAAAAAGTGCAGTTTCATACCGGTAAAACGAGTAAGTCCTGTGTGGAAATAGTATCAGGAAATAGGGAGCAACAAGGTGATTCAGGGGCAACCGCTGAGAATCATTTTTCTGCGCAACAGAATAGCTCACGCGAACCTATGAAGATATGATGGGGAATTAGGAGGATATATGGTGCGAGTCCTTATTAGACAAGTGCGATGTCCATTTGGGTAAGTGAATTGGTAGAGATGCCAAATTAGCTTATGCAGGATGCGAGTAGGGATTATAACCGAAAGCTACGAAGGCGTGATGGATTTTGTTATCCAAAAGATAATGAAACATCTGGTGCAGCGCGTCTTCTGTATTCAATTTCGTTTCTATTAATTAGTATGTTCAGGAAGAATATAAAAATTGGTTTAATGCAAAAGGTAAACAAATTATACAAGCGAAAGTCTGTACCTCTGTATGGTGTAAGCAGCCAAAATGTGTAATCTCTTTTGAGGTAATACACACACTGAAAGATACGCAATATCTGGATGTGTTAAGCGGATTCTGCACAGTTCTCTTAGCGGAGATTTATAGCACGGCAGTGTTAATGGAACGATGAAACTTGAGTAGTCATACAGTAAAGAAGATAAGCCTCTTCTCAAAAGGCGGTTGTGGAAGATACTATGTGTGTGCGTAAGCAACATATAGTGGATAACCGAAGAAAAAATAATGTCGGTAAAGGTTTCCGAAGATACGTTTAATCTCAGCGTACTTATTTTGCTACTTATGTAGCATTATTGCGGTGTAGCTCAGTTGGTGAGAGCATTCGGCTTATATCCGAACGGTCGTGGGTTCGAGTCCCACCACCCCAACTATTTATCTTTGCTGGTAAATGCAAAGAAATTTAAAATGAAAGGTGTGTATTAATATAGTACTCATTACTAAACAAGAGAAAGAATATTTAGTAAAACATGGAGTTCCTTATGCAGAAGGTGGCGTATCCCATTCGGAATCATGTCATAAACGCAAAAAGTTCTATCTGTGTGAAAGTCCTCATAATATGAGACTTCTCGAAAATTATAGAAAAAAATTATATCATCGCTAATGCGAAATTTAATGAGAAAGGTGGTTTAAGCCATCGCTAAGAAAAAGAAAGAGATTGCTCTTGAGGTTATTGGAGGAAATGCCGAAGGAGTAACTGGAAGTTGTACAAAAATAGATTGTTATGATCATACAATTCTGTTTGAATTGGGAATGATCCAGGATAATAATACAGTCTTGGAAAATTATAAAGCCAATTGTGCATTGTTTAATAAAATCAAAAGCAAAACTGTAGATATGGTTATCGTTGGACATAACCATTGCGATCATATTGGACTAATTCCAATGCTATTTGCAAGAGGAAACACAAAAGCAAGAATTATTGTTCCAAAATATAGTACATCTATTCTTCGTGAAATGTGGCTTGATTGTGCATGGATTAATCAAAGAGATGTAGATTCTTTGAATTATAAAGGTGATCATAATTATACACCACTATATACAGAACATGAAGTAGAAATTGCTTTAAAACATATCGAAGAATATGATTGTGGACAAATTTTTAATCTGGATGAGAATATAGCTATTCGTTATACTCCAGCAGGTCATATTCTTTGTTCATGTCAAACAGAATTATTTATCAATGGTGGATCTCATACTAGAAAAATTTTGTTTACATCTGATCTTGGTAATACAATGATCGAAGACAGAAAAGTTTTTGTAGAACCATTTCAAAGAGTAAATTCTGCACAAATTGTTATTGGAGAATGCACTTACGGAAGACGAAAAGGCTCTATGAAAAAGAAAGATATTGAATTAGACCGTCAAAAAATGAAAACGGTTATTGATCAATATTGTATAGATAATCATCATCGTGTTCTTATTCCTACATTTTCTTTGGATAGATTCCCATTTATTATTTGGGAATTATATCAGCTCTTTGGACATGATCCATCTTTTAATATTCCAATTATATTAGACAGCCCATTATCAAATCGTCTTCTTGAGTGCTACTCTTCTATACTCGAAGGTGACAGAAAAGAAAAATTTGATGAAATGATGCAATGGAAAAATTTGCGAAGAATAATTACACCAGAAGACAGTAAAGCAGCCATCGCTGATAAATCTGCAAAAGTTATTTTAGCTAGTTCTGGCATGTTGTGTGCAGGTCGTTCAGTTAAATGGGTTCAAGATATTTTGCCAAAAGAAAATGATTGTATTTTGTTTGTCGGATTCGCTGGAGGCGATACTTTAGCCGGAAAGATAAAGAATGGACGAGAGCAAAAAACAATAAATATTAATGGAAAACCGTATAAGAATAAGTGTCAGCTTGTAGATTTGCATTCGTATTCAAGTCATATGCAACGAAATGATCTTTTAAATTATTATAAGGGAATTAACGCAGAAAAGATTTATTTGGTACATGGTGATCAGCAAGCTCGATTTGAATTTAAAGAAGATTTGGAAATCGCAATTTCTGATGCACTTAAAACAACAAGAGTTATTATCACAAATAAAGGAACGAAAATTAAATTATAAAATCCTTTTATAGGAAATATTATGAAAGCACGAGGCATATTGCCAATGGAGAAAAAGGAACTCAAGAAAAAATTAGAAGCAACATATTTAGACATTGCAATTCCAAGTAATGTAGAAAATTTACAGTTGCCAGATCCTACGCTATTACAATTTTATAAAAATTACGATGATAGAATTATTTGGATTGATGATGAAATTACAACCATGACTTTGGAATATGCAAAGATGATTATGCAGTGGAATTCGGAAGATAAGAAAAATAATATTCCAGTAGAAGAACGTAAACCAATTAAAGTAATCTTCTTTAGTCCTGGTGGCGATTTAGAAGTAAATAACTGTTTGGTTGATACAATTCAACTAAGCCAAACAAAAGTTATTGGAATCAATGTTGGTATGGCTGCATCAAGTGGATGCTTTATTTATTTAGCATGTCATGAGCGTTTTACATTTCCAACGGCAGAATTTCTCATCCATAAGGGAGCTGGTAAATTTGCTGGAACATACAATGATGTAGTCGCAGCAATTTTAAATTATCAACGACAAATCGAAGAACTTGGAGACTTTGTTTTATCTAGGACAAGAATTCCAGAAGATGTCTTTAATGAAAACTTTGAAAATGACTGGTATTTATCTGCAAAAGAAGCTATTAAATATGGTGTTGCTGATAAAATTATCACAAGTTTAGATGAAATTATTTAAGGAAGAGTTTACTACTCTTCTATTTTTTATACAAATTTTTAGGATTAAAAGGAGAATTATACGATATGGCAGCATTTACTTATAAGAAAACATCGACAACTTCAATGAAAGTTACTGGTATTTTAAATCCACAGACTATGGTAATTAATGTTGGTGGAGAAGATAAGCAACTTTCTACCCTTCTACGTGACTTCGCAGACCTACCAGTAGAAATTAATATTAATGTCAAGGACGAGGAAAAACTGGATGAACCAGTTGATGTTGAGTAAGAAGGGAGTGATCTACTATTACTTCCTATACAAGATTACCTGGTGAAACAGACGATCAACTTATCTATAGAGTTACTAAAGACAAGGATCTAATCGGTTCTTGGAATGATGTAGCTGATGTGCTAAACGAGTTACTTGGTACTCATTATGGAGAATCAAAATTTCGGAAGGATAAAGCGACATTTGATCGAATGCTGAATGCAAATCGTGATATGTTTGTTGATTCTGATAAACAGTTGCAGGATATCCGGATCGCGCAAAGAGAATTAGAAAAAACTCGTAAGAAAATCCAAACAGAAAAACTAGAATATTCAAAATGGCTACGCGAAGATGCGAGAGCTGAAATGGTTACAGAAAAAATTTGCAATGCAGTTCGTGAATTAAAAACATTGGATATTCCGGAATATATTCCACCTATACATGATCATAAATCATATCTTCTGTGTTTAGCTGATGCTCATTATGGGATTGAATTTGAGATTAAAGATTTGTTTGGAAATATTATCAATGAATATAGTCCAGAGATCTTCGAAACACGTATGTGGAATCTTTTAAATAAAGTTGTTCAGATTGTGAATAAAGAACATATTACAGAATTAAATGTTTGGGAGTTAGGCGATGGACTGCAGGGTGTCTTGCGTTTAAATTCCCAACTTATGAAGCTTAGATATGGTATTATCGACTCTTCTATTCTGTATGCCAATTTCCTTGCAAATTGGTTAAATGAACTTAGTAAATATGTACGAATCAAATTTCAAATGGTGATTGATTCAAATCATAATCAGCTTAGAATTTGCGGTGCGCCGAAAAATGCATTCGTAGATGAAAATATGAGTAAATCAATGCTTGTATTAATTAAAGAACGGCTTAAAGGCAATAAGAATATTGTAATTCTTGAAAATCCAACTGGAATGGATTATTCCGTACTAAGCACATATGCAATATTAGGTATTCATGGCGAAGTTCCGAACATTAAAACCGCAATTGATGAATATGCGCGAGCTTATCAAACACATTTTGATTATTTGATTGGCGCTCATTGCCATCATAAAATGAATGTGGAAGTTGGAATTGATGCAGAATGTCTTACTGTCAGATCTATTATTGGCGTAGATCCATATGGAATGTCTCTAAGGAAGACATCTAACCCTGGCGCGAGTTTATTTGAGTTCGAGCTTGGACAAGGGCTTACAACACAACATTCAATTAAGCTTAATTAATGGAGAATACAATTATGGGAGAAATTGACGAAAATCCAGTGTTGGATTATGACGAACTTAATTCATACATTCAAGGTCGAGCTGGTTTAGATTATGACACGGTAGCTAATGTACTGGATCTTGAAACAGAATACATGATCAAAGTAGGAATTATTGAGTCACAAAATCCTGCTGAAGTAGAAAAATAAGTACAGATACATCTGTACTTACATATAAAGAAGGTCATCGGCTACCTAAAATTGAATACAAGAACTCTTATCAGAGAGCCTGATCCATCTGGACGTTGCGTGGTGCGCTCCTCGGTTTTTATCGTGGTCGAGGTAGCGAACGCCAATGCTCACGGACAAATTCCCATCTATTTAGACGGAAACGCCAATAAGCATTAACGTGAACTGGCGTTAATATCGAATATGACATAGCCATGTTACTTCACCTGCCTTTCCGTTGTTATACAACAAATGTACAAAACTCGGGAAAAGCCGATGACCAAGAATACGGAAGATGCTCCGTACTTATAGAGAATAACACATTATAAAAAATTAGACAAGCACTTCATAAGTGCAAAATATATTTGAACAAAAGGAGAATATTAAAATGAACAAACAAGATATTATTAAAACCGTAGCAGCAAACCTAGAAGTAACCCAGAAAGATGCAGCAAAATATGTAGATGCTGTTTTCGTTACCATCAAAGATGCAATGGCTGATGGAGAATCTGTAAATATCGCAGGATTTGGAAAATTCGAGGTTGTAGAAAAGGCAGAATCTAAGAGACGTAATCCTCAGACTGGTGAAACAATTATGGTTGCTGCTCATAAAGCACCGAAATTCAAGGCAGCTACTGCTCTTAAAGAGGCTGTTCTCTAATAGATCGGTGGTGATTTTATGCATACACTGAAATGTAAAAGTATTGAAGAATTAGTCGAAGTAGTTGTCGAGACTTATGAGCTACTACATGATTGTGATCGAAACGTAAGTTTTGTTGCTAAGTATGATCATGCAAAAGAAATTTTGAGAGAATTGGTATTTTACGATTATGATCTAAAATTTGTTGAGTTAGCAGATCCTGAGTGGGATAACTATGAAGACGAATATGTTATTAGTATTGTGTGTGATGAAATATTTTGCGAGAAGCTAAAATTGGACGGAAGATATTGTATGCTATCTCCAAAATTTGTATTTTTTGATGAAAATGCAAATTCTAAATGCGTTAAATATTTTGAATCGGATATGAAATATGAATTTGAAATCACGGAAGAAGAATCTGGTGATGACTCTGATCATATGATCGACCACCATGATTGTGATGACTACGACTGTGATTCACGTTCCAAAGACAATTCTATGAATGTAGATTTCTCTGATGATGGACAGGGATTTACATGTAGCAAGCATGATAAGAATGGATATAGTTCTATTTCATATTGGTCATCTGAACAGGTTGATAAAGTTCGTCTATCTGAGATTTTGAAAAGTTTTTATTTATAATTTTGTTGAGTGTGTAAGACTGCAGCTTACGCATTCAAATACAGGTCGTTAGTGTAATTGGCAACACGACAGTCTCCAAAACTGTTAATCAGGGTTCGAATCCCTGGCTTCCTGTTTACAATTTTCCGTAAATGAATGCAGAGAATAAATGATTAGAGACGGGTGGATAACCTGATAATGAGCTATATAGAATAGTTTTTACTCTTCTATTTCATCTCTGTTGGTGGAACTAATGTATAGGGTACGCTCCTATCACACCACGTTGCGGAGAGATTTGGTGGATAATTACCACCCACTCTCCTTTTACTAAAAATAACTATTTTAGAAAAGGAGAAATAAAATGAACGAAATTATTTTAAAAAATGAAAATGGACAAGTTGTTACTAGTAGCCGCGATGTAGCTTAAAAGTTTAATAAGAATCACAGAGATGTTCTTGATTCCATTAGAAATATCACGGCGGAAAATTCCGCAGTGAAAAATATGTTTTATCTTTCAGAGTATACCAATTCAAGAGGAAGAAAATATAATGAATATCTTATGAATAGAGATGGTTTTTCTTTGTTATGTATGGGATTTACTGGGAAAGAAGCTCTTGAATGGAAACTTAAATACATAGATGCATTTAATAAAATGGAAGAAAAACTAAAAACTGGAAATTATCTTTCTGAAGAAGAAAAATATAAACTTCAGCTATTTAGTAAAGATCCATCGGAAGTAGCTTATGCGCATCAGAAACTTGTTGAACTTGCCACAGCTCAACTTATTGCAGAAAATGAAGAAATGAAGCCGAAAGCAGAATATCATGACACCGTATTGAAGAAAGATGGTCTTATTACTACAACTATTGTAGCAAAAGATTTAGGGTTTTCAAGTGCCGTTAAATTAAATCAAGTTATGTATGCGAACCATATTATTTTTAAAAATAAATCTGGTACATGGTGTCCGTATGCCGAATATGAATGGTTGATTTCAGAGGATTATGCAGACTATCAAAGTTATACAGATACTAAAGCAAAACCTTGTCTGAAATGGACAGAAAAAGGAAGAAAATGGATTATTGAGAATTATAACAATTGGGTTATGAATCTAGCGATCTAAGTTTTAAATGAAGAATATTTTAAAAGAGCAGATAGTAATTTACTACTATTCTGCTCTTTGCTTTGAAAGGAAGTGAGATTATTGGCTGTAAGAGGTCGTATTTATCATAATTTTTATACGCCTGAATTATGGGCGCAAGTAAATAAAGAGAATAAAAGAATAATGGATGATTTTCTTCAAGAATATAAACAAAGAAAAATGAGCAAAGGAACGATCTCGGGATATCATAATGATCTTCGTATTATTATGATTTACATTCTTAAAGAGTTAGATAATCGTTGCGTCCTGGAATTAAAGAAAAAAGATTTTCGTAATTTAAGTTTATATTTTACAGAAGAATGTGAAATGTCTGCTGCAAGAACAAATCGTCTTAAAAGTGCAATCAATAGTCTCTTAACATTTTGTGAAGATGATGATGACTATGATTATGAAATTAATTATGCCAAAAAAGTACATGGCATTCCAAAATCGCGTGTAAAAGACGATGATGATGATTTCTTTTTTACTTTTGATGAATTTATTAAAGTTCGTGACATTTTAGTGTCTCAAGAAAAATGGCAATTAGCTGTTTTATGGAGTATAGGATTTGATTCTGCTGGACGAAAGAATGAATTATTTCAGATACAGAAACATGGATTATTAGACGGGAATAAAACAAATATTGTTGTCGGTAAAAGAGGTAAAAAATTTCCACTTGTATATTTAGACGACACAAAAGAATTAATAAGAAAGTATCTCGAATGGCGAGGAGATGATACTATTGATTCTCTTTGGATTAAGGGTTGCGGAGATAATAAACAGCCATTATCTGATTCGAATGTTTTATATGATAGAATTGTAAGTATTTCAAAAATATTATCAGAAGTACGTGGAGAACCATGTAATATTTTTACACATACAATGCGACATAGCAGACTTGAATGTTTATCTCAGGGAACCGATTTACGTCTTCTTGATAAAAATGGAAATCCTAAAAAGTTTCCTTTGGAACAAGTACAAGTATTTGCACATCACTCTGATCCAAGTACGACACAGGGATATTTAAAGGATCATTCAGAAGATACAATTAATTTTATGTTTGGAATTTAACATTCCATCCGGAGAATAATACAATATAGATCATATATTGACTTATGCGGAAGCTGTTTTATTCTACTACAAATTTGTCATTTGTCAAGACTTGACTTGACATTCCTCAAAAATTAGGGTATATTACATTTGTAAGTAAGACAAAGTAAGTAGAAGTAGAACAATGTAGAGTGATCTAGTAGTCTACATAATTATTTAAATAAATAAAATAACCACTTGCTAATCAAGTGGCTTTCAATAAATTGAATATAGAATGGGATATTCACCCAAGTGGATTTCTCAGAGCCGAAGGGGTATCGGCTGATTTCAACTTACGAAAAGGATCGCTTATTTAGCGGTCTTTTTTCGTTGGGACAATATTCTGTAAAAACATTAGAACTGTCCCGGCAACAATCGTAGATAGTAAATTACTATCATTCACAATTGTGTATGTATCTTTAAAAAATCTTAGAAACGTATCTATATCGCATCACCCTCCTTTCGTAGCAAGGGTATCTATATAACGAAGCATCACTGCTTCGACGCGACTCTGAAAAATCCTTGGCATTGCATCCAGCCGTAAATGAACGCCTGGGTGAACTCCTACGTATAGATTATATGTCAACAGGAAAAATCTGTCAATACAAAGATATGGACAATCTATAGATAGATCGTGTAGCAACACGTAAACTGCAATCTCCGACAGACGTCTAGGAATCGGTATTGGCACAAACCTGAGAAAATGTGCGACGTCAAAAAATACAAAAAATCGCAAAAATATTTATAAAAAGAACGTGCTGTACCTTTACAAAATTTTCCTATTGTGATAATGTGAAATTATCAAATACAGGAGGTAATTTTGTATGGACTATGTAGTAAAAAGACAGAGTGCAAAGAACTTTACTAAAGATATCGCAAAAGAAAAATACAGTATGAAACACAAGTTTCAACGCCAGGAAAATCAGTGGGGCAATCGTCAGAAAAGTTTACTGATTGACTCTATGCTTCGTCCGTATCCAATCGATCCAATTAGATGCGAAGTCGGATCTGACGATGTAAGAAGAATTTTTGATGGCGTTCAGCGCGCTACCACAGTAAGAGACTTTTTTAAGAAAGATGGTTTTAGATTGGCTAAAAATTTAAAACCAGTTACAGTTGATGGCGAGGTATATGAAATTGCTGGTAAAAAATATGCACAGCTCGATGAAGCCGTACAAGATAAGCTGAATGATTATGAGATGACAATCTATGTGTTTACTGATTGTACTGGAGAAGATATTCGAGAAATGTTTACTCGTCAGAACAATGGTAAACCATTGAACAATACTCAAAAACGTACAGCAATCGAGAGTGAAAAAGTAAGTGATGTTATCTTTAATTTTGCAGATCATGAGTTCTTTGAGAAAGTCCTTACTGATGCACAATATAAGAAAGATGTTCAGCGTGATCTGATCCGCGAAACCCTTATGCTGATTAATACAAATGAAGAAAATGATTTTACATCATTTAGAGCGAAAGATATCGACAGTTTTGTTGTTTGGTATGATGAAAATATCAATGCTACTGATATCAGTATATTAACAGATGTATTAGATACTTTCAATACAGGAGATGAAGTAATCAAGGTAAAATCTACTTCTATTCCAATGATCCTGTATGGCGGTTATAAATGTATTAAAGACGGAAAAGATTTTAGAAAATTCGAAGCTGCAGTAAATGAGTTTGTTGAGAATTATGATTCTAACGAAGCATATAAACAACTTGTACAATCTGGTACTACTGCTTCTGCTGGTGTTAAAGCTCGTCTACAGTATTGGAATAACGTCGTAGATAATTTATAATTTTTTGTGAAATAATTTGATATGATTTTTATTATGGAGAGTGGAGCAATCTACTCTCCATTTTTGGTTTGCGCGCCATGGGCGCGCTCTAATGGGTGAAAGTCCCGAACACGCCTAGGCAACGAGGAAGTGTATAGCAGAACAGCAAGGGTGTCCATCGTGAGGTGGAATCTGAAGGAAGCTGTAAGCAAACTCTTGGTCCGACGGACAGAAATCACATATAAGGCTCGGAAATACGGATAAGTCTGCCAAAAGAGATGAAGTCCTAAAGTTGCTGGAAGTACGAGTAAATGTGGCGGATAGATGAGAGGAAAGAGCGTGCACCTTAAGCGTGGAGGTCTCACAGGGGTTTCATTAGCCTAGTAACAACGAACTGTGAGAAGTCAGCCGAGCCCATAGTAGTGAAGAAGTCTCTGTAATAGAGATGGAGCAAAGGGGCGAACAATCAATAAGTTTGAGTATGTCTCGTATTGCAGAAGAGATAACATCTGCCGTAACCAATCGGGTAAAAGATGGTCAAATCAAGCGAGACGGAAAGGAAAGAACGCATGGACACAAGTAGTCTAATGGAGCAGATATTATCTAGCGATAACCTCAACAGAGCATATCTGCAGGTCGTACGAAACAAAGGTGCAGAGGGAGTGGACGGAATGAAGTGCACAGAACTTAAGGAACATCTTGCAAAGAACGGCGAAATCATTAAGGAGCAGCTGAGGACAAGAAAGTATAAACCTCAGCCAGTACGGAGAGTGGAGATACCAAAACCCGATGGCGGTTTCAGAAACCTGGGAGTGCCAACAGTAACAGACAGATTTATACAACAAGCTATTGCACAGGTCTTAACACCAATCTATGAGGAGCAGTTCCATGATCATAGTTATGGATTCAGACCGAACAGATGTGCACAACAGGCAATCCTGACAGCACTTGATATGATGAACGAGGGCAACGACTGGATTGTAGACATTGACTTGGAAAAGTTCTTTGATACAGTAAACCATGACAAGCTTATGACCATCATAGGCAGAACTATAAAAGATGGAGATGTTATCTCTATCATTAGGAAATATCTTGTCAGTGGAATCATGATTGATGATGAGTATGAGGATTCTATTGTGGGAACACCACAAGGAGGAAATCTTTCACCATTACTGGCAAATATCATGCTGAATGAACTTGATAAGGAAATGGAAAAGAGAAGGCTTAACTTTGTACGATACGCGGATGACTGTATTATTATGGTCGGAAGCGAAATGTCTGCCAATCGTGTAATGAGAAACATATCTCGTTTTATTGAAGAGAAAGTAGGACTCAAAGTTAACATGACCAAGAGCAAAGTAGATAGACCAAGAGGATTGAAATATCTGGGTTTCGGATTCTACTTTGATTCAAGAGCACACCAATTTAAGGCAAAACCACATGCAAAATCAGTAGCAAAGTTCAAGAGGCGAATGAAAGAACTCACTTGTCGTAGCTGGGGCGTTAGTAACAGCTATAAGGTTGAGAAACTTAATCAGCTTATCAGAGGGTGGATTAACTACTTTAAAATAGGTAGTATGAAGGTGTTATGTGCCACGCTCGACCAAAGCATAAGATTTCGATTGCGCATGTGTATATGGAAACATTGGAAAACTCCACAGAATCGCGCGAAGAACTTAATAAAGCTAGGGGTATATAAGAAACTAGCGTACTCAACGGCTTATAATGGTGCGAGAATCGCACACTGCTGTCAAGGCGGTGCCATGAATGTAGCCGTTACAAAAGAAAGACTAACCCGTTTTGGATTAATCTCAATGTTAGATTACTACACCGAAAGGTGTGTTACTTGTTAAGTTGACTGAACCGCCGTGTACCGAACGGTACGCACGGTGGTGTGAGAGGTCGGGAAATCACTCAGATTTCCCTCCTACTCGATTATGGGCAGATGTGCTTAGTGGCGATAGCAGTGGGCCGTAACCCCACCACATTAGAAACACCGTAGGTTCGACTCCTACTCTGCTCATTTTTGTTTTGGAGCTTTACTCAAGTTGGATGAAGAGATCAGTCCTGAAAACTGACAGGCCGTTAACAACGGCGCGTGGGTTCGAATCCTACAGGCTCCGTATATAATTAGTGAATGGAGGCAGTGCCTCCGTATGCCGGTATGGTGGAATTGGTAGACACATCTGGTTTAAGCCCAGATTGCTATGAGCAGTGCGAGTTCGAGTCTCGCTGCCGGTATTATTTTTTGTAAAAAGGAGACATACATATGAAAGGTATGACCGGAATTTACAGGATCAATCCTGCATTGTTTGGTGGAATTCTTGGTGGATGCACTGGTATTCTACTTCGGATTCTATTGTTTTAAGGCGTTATGAATCCTAATAAATAAAATATTAAAGCAACTACAAATGAAACAATTGCGGTATTTCTCCAATAGTGTCTATTACTATTTTCAAGGTTTTTATTCACCGCTTTTAATTCTGCATTTACATTTCTTAAAGTATTCAATTCTTCTAAATTTGAATCAATCGTTTTGTTTTGTATTTCAATTTGTGCATTCAATTTCATGTTTTCGTACTGAATTTTTCTCATAGCTTCTGTCTGACTTTCAAGCTCAGATTGCATAGAATCCATTTTGTCAGTAAGGAATTTTAAACGTTCTTCTGGAGATTGGAATTTTGGCATGTAATCAAATATATTCATGCTGGCATTATTGTTCAGCATTTGCTGATAGCTTGCATCTGATATTAGTTTTTCAGAAAATTCCTGTAGTTTTTGGAGATTTTTAGATAGAGCTACTGGTTCCAATATTTTTCCATCTGGTGTGGTTATAGTTTTACACATTTAAATCACCTTTCTTTATTTTGTTTCATGTTTTATATTTTTATTCTCTTTAAATTCATTGGAGAATAAGTAATCATAAGCAGTTTGGTGCTTATTGCTCTGTCAGTGGAGCGTGATTAATTTTTTGGAGTAGGAAACCAGAGAAGTCATGAGCTTTGGCATAGTAGACACTCGCACTACTCTCCTACTCTTTTTTAATTGTTATGCGAGTGGAAAGCGAGAAATAAAAATGGGATATACTCATGGAACAAGTATTGAATCAAAAACAAGAATTTGTACAAAATGTGGAAAAGAATTCCCGAATACAAATAAATTCTTTTCTTATGCAAATAAAAAACTTGGACGATTAAATGCTTTATGTAAAGAATGTCAAAAAATAATTAGTAAAGAAAAGCGCCTGAAGATTATTGAGAAAAATAAAAATAAAGATTTATTTTATTCAGGGACACGACATTGTAAAAAATGCAATAGAGATTTACCAAATAATAAATTATATTTTCCTATCGATCTATCTTGTATTGATGGTTTAAGAAATGTATGTAGAGAATGCAGCAAAAAGGAATCTGGTTTTCTTGATCCCAATTATACAGTTTCCGAAAAATGGACGGATGAAGAAAATAATGTATTGTTAGAAAAATATAAAGATTTTACTGGCGAAGAATTGCATAATTTATTTTTGCCAAATAGAACCGTTAGATCTATAGAATGTCATGCAGCGCTTCTTGGTCTGCAAGGCAAGAATTACGATGCACAAGTTAGAGCTAATTTGTCTAGAAGTATAAAAAATAGTGAAAAGTTGAAAGGGCGAGCATTATCTGAAGAATCCAGAAAGAAAATTTCTGAAACAAAAAGAGAATATTTTAAGACTCATAATGGATGGTGGAAAGGTAAAAGACGTAGCCCAGAACAATGCAAAATGATAAGCGAAAGGCAAAAGGGAAAATGGGCTGGAGATAAAAATCCAAGACATTTAAATCCATTAGTTGGCGAAGAAAATGGTCGTTGGAAAGGTGGAATTAATTCTACTTATGTCGAGTTAAGATCTGATACAAAAAGTTGGTTCAATGATTCAATGGGATTTTGTAATTATAAATGTGTTATAACTGGCGGTGAATTTGATAATGTACATCATACAACAGCATTTAGAGATATCGTTGATGAAGTTTTTAAAATAACAGGAATAGAAGTAAAACAGCAAGTATGTGATTATAACAAAGAAGATTTCGATGAATTAAGATTAACATTAAAAGATTTGCATATGTTATATGGGTATGGAGCATGTATAAACAAAGAGGTACATAAATTATTCCATGACAATTATGGATATACAAAATTCTCTCCATTTGACTTTTTGGATTTTTTATACAGAATCGATACTGGAGAATTTGATACTTGGTTCACGGAAAATAATTTGAAAATAAATATAAATTATGAATATGTAGAATATTTAGAAAGCACTTTGTCAGTTCTTGCGGAAAGTGCTTAATTTATTGAAATAAAAGGAGGTGGCTGTTAATTGGCTACAAAAGCAACTGCACCGAAATTAACGGCTGCTCAAGCAAGAGAAAAAGTTGTTGAATTACAAAATAAATTAGATAACTATAACAAAACAGCACAATGTCCGATGTGTAGGAAGCATAAGGATGTAAAAATCGGATTTTATATGGACACAGACCCAATTCTTGGCGGGGATAGTTTTAGTAGAATATGCCGTGACTGTGCAAGGAAAATTGCATTGCGTGTGGATAAAAATGGAATTGAGCATGACCCAACTAAAGAATCCGCACAAAAAGCACTATATTATTTAAATAAACCTTTTATTGAGTCATTGTGGAATTCAAGTATACAAGAGTCTGAAAATTTAGTAACAGGAAAAGGGAAAAGCAACGCCTGGAATGCTTATATTAAAAATATAAGTATGGTTAACTATAACGGGCAAGGTTATATGGATTCTGATATGTTTAAAGAAAAAATTGTTTATGCTGACGAAGAGAAAAAGCAAAATACAAAAGAGGAATTGTCTGAAGATGTTGTTGAAATGTACAAAATAAACAAACGTACAGTTCTTCGTTTTTTAGGTTATGATCCATTTGAAAATGAACCAGAAGAAGAAAAACCTCTTTTATATTCCAAACTTGTAGGATATTTTGATGAATCAGTAAAAGATGATGGGTTAAAACTTGAAGCAGTTATAGAGATAGTGCAAAGTTTTAAAGATGTCAAGACAATTAACGATGCAATTTCACAATATAAAAAGCAGCTAGGTAGCAATCCAGGCGTTATTTCCACAATTAAATCTCTTGCTGACACAAAACAAAAAATGATTAATTCTGCACTTGCTCTAGCAAAAGATAATGGGATCTCAGAGAATAATAATAACAGAAAAAGTAAAGGTGCTGGAACATTGACAGGTATTATAAAGGAACTTCAGGAAATGAATCTAAATGGTTCAGAAGTTAATACTTTTGATTATGAAACAAATTTGGCGATCGAAGATATTATGACTAGAAATCATCAGAACCAATTAAGACAATTGAATCCAGACGAGAATGATTGGGAAAAAGAAGTAGTTCATCAAAAAGAACTACTTTTTAATTTGCAAAAAGAACGGGATAACGCCGTTGAATTTAGTAGGTTATTAAAAAAAGAAAATAAAGATTTAAAAGATTTTCTTTTAGAAAAAGGATTAATTGATGAAAAGGGACAAGTAATCGAAGATGAATGAAAATAAAAATATTGTCCTAATGGGGGATAAAATTAACGAATTTACCCCAAAGAATTTTACTTTTTTTACAAAACCTACGTATTATGATATGTCTGAACTGAAATTGGAAGGATTAAAGAAATTTGCTGAAATCATTCAATGGGGGAGGCGCAATCCCGTCAAATTCTGCGAAAGATTCTTTGGGATAGAATTTCTTGATTATCAAAAATACGTATTTATGATGTCGTGGATAACCCCAAACGTTGTATGGTGTATGAGTCGTAATGCTGGAAAAACAACATTAGGTAGCCCATTTCTTATGGCAAAGACAATGTTATTGCCTAAATTTGAAGCATATATTTTAAGTTCAACTGGTTCACAAAGTATTGGTATGATGAAAAAGATTGAATCAATTGCCAAAAAAGAAATTGCTTCATTTACGGGTTTAACAGATGTTTTTCTTAATGAACTTGTTAAAAGTGCAAATTCTGAAGGGTTCCGGCATGATCCAGCATCTTATTCATTTAAGCTTTATTCAGGATCAAGTTTGGCTACAGTAAATTCAAATTTTGATGGATCTCGTGGACGTCGAAGTAGACTAAATTTTTATGATGAAGCATCCTATGTGTCAGAAGATATGTTTGCTGCTACTCTTCCATTTGTCACACAAAATAGTGATTTTGCCCTTGGAGGAGATGTTGACGTAACTTTACTTCCTCCAAATTTCCCGAATCAAGTTATTTGTGCTAGTTCTGCAGGTTCGATGGATGACGTTTTTTATAAAAGATATAAAGAAGCAGCTATGCATTCCATGGCGGGAGACAAAAATTATTTTTGTGCAGATATTGATTGCGAAGTTATTCTTCATGCTACATATAATGGAAAAATTTACCCTGTACCACTTCTTACTCAAGCAAAAATTGATTCTGAGATGAAAATGAATCCAACAAAAGCAACAAGAGAATACATGAATAAGTTCGATTCCGATCTTGGCGATGATATTGCAGTCAAGAAATCACAGGTATTAAGGAACAGTGTAGTAAGACCACCTATGTTGGTTAATGAAGATAATTCATATATGGTAATTTGCTTCGATCCAGCCAAAAAACGCGATAATAGTTTTGTATTAATTGGTAAATTACATAGGGATGATCGGCGCGGATGGTTATTGGATGTTGTAAACGGAATAAACCTCATTGATAAAGAAACGAAAAAACCATTGACAACTCCAGAACAGATAAAAATGTTACAAGATATTATTGTTCGATACAACGGATATGGCGTTCCCGATTATAAAAATATACATGGTATATATATAGACGCTGGTTCTGGTGGAGGAGCTACCCAAATGTGCGATCTTCTTTTTGATAATTTTTATGAATCAGGACATAAAGGAGAAAAAGATTATGAACATCATGGTTTAATAGATGCAAATTATGATTATGCAGCTCCATATGTGAAAAGATATCCTGATGCTATAGATATCATTCGAATGAGAGAACCGTCAAAATATAAAACAATTATGTATTCACAATTATGTGAGATGATTGATCAAGATTTAATAAGTTTTACCGCAGAATATGATTATCATGGTAATCTTACAATACTATCAGAAGAAAATGGCGAAGTCAAAGAGCAAGTTTATAACCTTACATTGGAAGAGGAAGTCGGATTAAAACAATTGGATGCAATGAAAGAAGAAGTTACCCATATGTATAAATACAAAGCTTCGAATGGCAATGTAAGATATGACTTAGCTCCTGGATTTGAAAGTATTTTGCATGATGATAGAAGTTACTGTCTCGCTCTTATGGCTCATAGTCTCTTCGAGTTAAGAAGTAAGGACAAGGTAAGGCAAAAACGCCCACAAGAGTCCACTCAATCTCTCCTCTCTAAACTTTCAATCAATCAACCAAAACGTATCTCTTCGTTTTCCAAAACAATCTAAATAAAAATCCAAAACACAACTAAATAGAAAAGGAGGTGTTCTCGTCAAAAATGACACAATCCAAAAAAGAGATGGCAGAAACATCTCCAACACGTAAAAAACAACCAACAGCTGCAGAACGAAAATTGTATATGCAAAGTCTTGAACGTCAGCAAAAGAGATTTGCAGAAACGCAGAATGCATTTAAACAAGTTCGTGATGTTACAAAAACGACAAGACAAATTCCTATAAGTTCATATAACAAGGGAAATGTAATTAAATATCTTCAAAATATAGACAGTTATGAAGATGAATTGCGTGGTTTATCTCGTTACTTATTTTATCGTTGTCAGATATATTTTAGATTAATTATGTATAATGCAACTATGTTTGACCTAAATGCAAGGTACGTAGTTCCTACATATGATCCAACTGGTGACAACGACAAGGAAAGTATATTAAAAGATTATTATGACACTTTGGTATGGCTAGATAGAATGTCTTTACAAGGGAACTTCTTACAGGTATTAATTAATAACTTTATAGAAGATGTATTCTATGGATGCTGTTGGCTGGACGAAACCGGAATGTTTATTTTAAAAATTCCACCAGATTATTGCAGAATTTCTGGTAAATATTTTACTGGCGATTATTCTTTCTCTGTAGATATGAGTAAATATAAAAAATTCGAAGACGTGCTTGAATACCTTGGTGATCCATTATTATCAATGTATAAAAAATACGGTGGGAATAATCAAAATAAATGGCAACCTATGCCTGATGAATATGCTTTGTGTACAAAGTCAAGAGTTGAGACATGGGAAACTATTGTTCCAATTTATAGTGGATTATTTATTGATTTAATTGGTCTTTTAAATCTTGGTGATGTACAAGCTGTTGCGGATGAACAACAAATTTATAAATTAATTACTGCTACCATCCCGACATTATCTGGTGCTGATGAACCAGATCAATGGGCTGTAAACATTGATTTTGCCGTAGATTATTATAATAAATTGGTTGATAGCCTTCCACCTTATATTGGTTCTGTGATAAGTCCATTGCCACTTAATACAATATCTTTTTCTGATGATCAAACAACAGACACGACGAAGGTACAAAAAGCCACAAAAGAAGTGTTGAATACTTCTGGTGGAGCACAAATACTTAATTCTTCTAGCATTTCTGGTGCTGAAGCATTTCGAGCTGCTACAAAGGCAGATACTGAATTAGCAATTTCTGCACTTTTAGGTCAGATTCAAGGATGGGTAAATAGAATGCTATCATACCAAGTCAAAAATGCGGCGAAGGTTAAATTTTTTGAAGTGTCTTCTTATACAAAAGATACTCTTAGAGAAGCCATGCAAAAAGATCTGCAATATGATAGTTCTAAAATGATATTAATAAATGCATTAAATGGGATTAGTGAGCTTGATACCCTTTCGATGACTTTCTTAGCCAATGATGTATTAGATTTAAAGAATAAATTTGTTCCACTTGTATCAGCAAATACAGTATCAAACACAAGTGACGAAGGGGGCAGACCAGAGGTTTCTGATTCAGAAATAAGTGACGATGGAGCTAAAACGAGAGACAGAAAATAATGAGGTGGTCATATGAAAGAAAAGTTTTTAAAAACAACAGACACTACTACCTCTGAAAACTTAAAGAAACTTGGATTTCAAGTAGTAAGTGAATTGAATGGAATGTATATATTTTTGAATACTGACAAACTTCAGTTTTCAAATATAGATAAATCAAAAATACAGTATAGCAATATACTTACTTTTTAGCCACTCTTCTATTTCTTGAGTGGTATTTTTTATACCTAATATTTAAGGAAAGGAGGAATCGCTAAATATCATGTCAAAAAAAAGACTTCTTTTTATAGAAGATTTATATGATTTTTATTTAAACAAATATAAAAGATCTACACATTTTAGTAGCGAAAAAAATGGAGAACCTTTGGTTGTTCAAGTGCACGGCAAAGTTAATTTTGATCAGTCTGACAAAAATAAAGATGGACTACTTCCAGTTCATCTCCAATCTTGTCACACAGATTTAAATGTAAATGGATCAAATATTAACAAAACTGTTATGGAAGCAGCATTGCCATCATTCAGCAATCGTCCGATTCTTGGTTATATCCATAAGGTAGTTACAGATGAAAATCCGGATGGTCAGTGGGAGTTTTACAGTCACAATATGCATGAAAATGAAAATGGAGAGCTTGTTTATGACGAATATCCGATTGGAATCATTCCGGAGAGCTGTAATGCACAACTTGTTTACGATGAAGAAAAAGAAAAAACCTATTGTGAAGTTGATGGATATATCTTTGAAGAGTATTCAAAAGCTGCTGAGATTTTAGAGCGTGAAGGTGAATGCTTTGTATCGGTTGAACTTTCAATTCGAGAATTAAGCTATGATGCAAAATCAAAGTATTTAAACATCGAAGACTTTTTCTTTAGTGGAGTAACAATTTTGGGAAAAACTCCACAGGGAGAAACCGTAAAGCCTGGAATGTCCGGATCAAATATTAAACTTACTGATTTTAAAGCAAAAAATAACAGTTTATTTGAAAATTATGAATCAAAAATGGATGAGTTGCAAGAACGACTAAATAAATTAGAGTCTACTTGCTTCAGTATTAAGGAGCAAACTTCTGCTCTACTATTACAAAAGGAAGGAGGAAATGAAAGTAAAATGAATAAATTTGAAGAGTTATTAGAGAAATACAATAAAACTGTAGAAGACATTACATTTGAATATTCTAATTTATCAGATGAAGAATTAGAAGTTAAATTTAAAGAAGTTTTCGAAGATAGTTCTATTGGCAAAGGGGAGGCATCTAGTGACTGTGAAAATAACAAAGGACAGGGATTTGAAAAACTTGTTCGTACATATGAAATTTCACATGAAGATGTTCGATACGCATTGTATAATTTATTAGTTCCATACGAGGAGCTAGACGATGATTACTATTACATCTCAAATGTTTATGATTCTTATTTTGTATATGAAGGATGGTGTACAGATAAGATTTATCGTCAGGGTTATGTAAAAGATGGTGACAATGTTTCATTTGATGGAGAACGTACAGAATTATTCCGTGAACTTTTAACAGCAAGTGAAAAAGCAGAATTAGAAGAAATGCGTTCAAACTATGCAGAATTAAAAGTGTTCAAAGAAGAAATTGAATTAAATGAACTTCGTGAAAAAAAGAAAGAAATTCTTGATTCTGAGAAATATGAAATTCTTGCACAGAAAGATGAAGAAGGAAAATTCGTAAATAAAGATTATGAGAAACTTGTTTCTGAAATGGATAACTACTCTCTCGCTGATCTTGAGACAGAAATTAAAGTTCTTCATTCTGATTATGTTTCTGAGCATGGTAACTTTGCACTTTCTAATAACAAAGAAAAGACAGCTACATCAAAGAAACAATTTGTAAATGTAAATAAAAAAGCTTCGAAACCTAGCAGATATGGAAAACTGTTTGCTGAAGAAGAAAAATAAATAAACAAAATAACTTTTTATTTTAAAGATCGCAACAAGCGGTCTTTTTATTTTGTAAAAAAAACAAAAGGAGGAAAAATCAAATGGCTATTAAATATAAAATTGATCAGCATCATGTATGCTTCCCAACCAAAGTCCTTTCTGACAAAGTTGGTCGTGTATTAAACATGGTTATCAAAGAAGATACGGATAACGGTACAGTTTGCGGCAAAGGAAAATATGTAAGCTTTGACCAATATGAGGTTGCAGATGCACCAGCTGGTTTTGAAGGAGAAATTCTTGAGCAAGCTGCTGACGGAAACTGGTATGTAGAGGTTAAGAAAGTCGATCCAAATGCACCAGCAATTCTTATTTATGAAGTTCCTGAAATTGCAGAAACCTATAATAGTGAATTTACCAAAACTTCTAACTTCTTCAACGCAGCAACAGCCGAAAGAACAAAAACAGTTAGAGGACTTGTGCTTACAGTAACAGACGTTTATGAGCTTAGTGAAGATGCATTTGACGGAACACCTGTAGCTGGTAAGAAAGTAACTGTTGAAGCTAGAAGTCAGAAACACAAAGTTTCAGAACTATAAAGAAGGGAGGAATAAGCAATGAATAAGATGAATTTTAGCGCACATGTGCTTAATGTATTCGATGAAATGAAAACTTCTTATGAAGAAGTAAAAAATCTGATGTTCGATTTATATAAAAATGAACTCGACGATGGAATTTCTAAGAGAGAGGCCGAAGATAAACTTAGAGAAGTATCTCTCAAAATTTTCGGTCTTACCAAAGACTCTTCTCGTAGAGAAAGAGAACGTGCTTACAGAGATCATGCTCGTCAGTATTTCGATGTAATTGAAGAAGTAACTGATTGGACAGTTTCTACAGGACTTAAAGAAAATGAGTGGTTCAACGCACTTGTTAATTACAAAAACCTTAAAGATGGAGATGCTAATCTTTTCGTTAATGAGCATGAAGAAGTAATTCTTTCTGTAGCAAGAATGGGCAAGAGACATCACGATACAATGCTTCAGAGATTACCAGAGAACACAACATATTCTGTAGAGACGGATGTTTATGGTGCTGCTGTTGGTGCTGATATTGATAGATATCTTATTGGCCAAGAAGATTGGACAAAACTTGTAGATGCTATCACTAAAGCATTTGTTGTAAAGATTCAAGAGCTTATCTTTGCTGAGATTCTTGAAGCACCAAAGAAACTTCCTGCACAGTCTGAGTTCGTACAGACAGGTGCTCTCAACACAACAAACAGAAAGAAATTCAATAAGATTCTTCAAAATGTATCTGTTGCAAATGATAATGCAGATGTAGTGATTATGGGAACAATGGTTGCACTTCAGGAGCTTGAGAACCTTATCGATGTTAAATGGGTTGCTGATTCTCAGAAAGAAGATATTGCAAAGATGGGTCGTCTTGGAAATTACGGACGTTACACACTTGTTGAAATTCCACAGAGATTTGCAAGAAATGATGTAACTAAGTCTATGTACAAGGACGATACTCTCTTTGTATTTGCGTCTGGAGATAACAAACTTGTTGATATGGTTGACGTTGGCGAGACTCATATCGAGGAAATCACAGAGCGTGGAACAGCTAATAGTAACATCGCTGATATCATGAAATACGAAGTTCAGAGAGAGCTTGGAGTATCTACAAGAATTGGTCGTTACTTTGGTTCATGGACCATTACTGACTAATCTAAGTAATAAAAAATATATTAGAGGAGTAGTTTAACCGCTACTCTTCTATTTTTTAATGGAGGAAAAGCCATGCCGACAGCACGAGCAAAAAAGGAAACCGCTACTGCAACTAGAAAAGTAGCTACTAAAGTTGAGACAAAAACAACCGTAGAAGAACCGGTTATTGCTGAAAAACCAATTGAAGAAAAAATCGAAAAAGAGAAAAAGGTATTTACCGATTCAGATTATATTCTGTGTCGATCAGTATGTTATGGTGGATTAAACATCACGTCTCAATCTGGAAATGTTTATGAATTCAAAGATTATGGATATGATTGCGAGATCAATTATCGTGACCTTGTTTCTTTGATTAGAAAAGGTTCAGACCATGTATTCTTACCAAGATTTGTTATCCTGGATGACGATTTACTGGAAGATTTTCCTACTGTAAAAAGAGTATATGAAAAAATGTATACAAGAAATGATTTACTTAAAATTCTTGATATGCCTACAAGACAGATGGAAATGGAAATCAAAGAGCTGCCAGAAGCTACAAGAACCATCCTGGAACAGATGATTGCTACAGAGATTGCTAATGGTCATCTTGACAGTATTGCAAAAGTAAGAAAACTCAGTGAAATCTTTGATTCGGATTTTAATCTTCTAAGTGAATTATTTGTTAAATAAAGGAGGTTAAGATGATACTTCCTTATGAAACTATCTTTTCAAGGGCATTGGGAAAAATTGATGATCCGAAAGAATTAGCATTAAACTCTAATGATTTTTATGAGATTTACACCGAAAGACTACACAATGTACTTGGAGATGCAAGAATCAGAAGACTCTTCTCTTCTATTGTATTGGACGATGAATTTCAAGAAGTTTCTTTTAATCTTGTAAATACAATAGATGAAAGTTCTGATATTGAATATGTGTGTAAACTATTTGTTCTAGGGATTACAATTGAATGGCTCAGTCCAAGAGTCGATTCTTTGAATTATACCATTATGATGGTTGGTGGAAAAGAAGAAAAAATGCTAAACAATCCATACAGATTGCTTCAGACAAGATTAGAAAATGTACAGAAGGAATTAAGTAAGACTATTAGAGATCATGGTTATCTTTATAACTCTTATATTAATAATGGTATATAATATGGATTATTTATATGGAACTTTTTCTGACGAGCAAATAAAAAACGCAGCATGTTTAATGCACAAAAATATTCATAGATTACTTTTATATAAAGATAAGCTAGTGACAGACAGAATTTTTAATTCAGATGATGATTTTAAAAAATACTTTGAAGATATTCTATTTAAATTCGGTGGACTTAATACATTATTAGGTTATCCAAATGATATGCTGCTTTTAATTTCGACATTACAGGCGGCATACGATCTAATAGATAGTCCAAAATATAGTTATAGAATATTTAGAAAAGCTATTCTAGATTCTCATGGATATATTAAAGCTATGTTAGAGGAGGTAAATAGTCATGCCAAACCTATCAACAGCTAGACGTATATCAAGCATACGATTAAATGATGCAAAAACAATTGGTGAAATAACAAAAGAAAACTCAGATTTTCTTATGGAACAAACATTTGATCATGACATCCAGGCAAAAAAGTGTTATATATATGATTTTTACCATGATGATCAGCCAGATAAAAATCAGAATATGACTTATGACAATACAACCAAAACTCCAATTGATGCAAAGTTTATTATTAATTCTTATCAGTCTATAGATAAGGATCAGGTTCCTTATTATCTACAATTTCGTCCGTCTCAAAAATATTCTTTTTCCGAGAATGATGATTTGTATTATTATGAAACAGATTATCACGAACGGTATCTAGCCGATTTTCCGATTGGGTTATTCGTCGATATCCCAGATGATAATAAAATTTATCATAAATGGTTAATTGTTGGAAGAGAAATTGCAAACCAATTTCGGAAGTATTTAATTCTTCCATGTGATTATAATTTGACATGGATTGAAAAAACTGGTCAGAACAGAATCAAACGAAAAATGTGGGGAGTTCTTAGAAATCAAAATTCGTACACAACTGGAAAATACAGAGATCACTACTTTGCCCACCCAGACAACCAGGATAAAATCTGGTTCCCATTAAATCAAATTACTGAAAAGTTTTGGTATAACGATGATGTTAACAAAACAATGCGTCTTATTATTAGCGCGCCAACAGAACATCCTTTGGTATGGTCTGTAACAAAAATAGAAAACACAAAACCTGTCGGAATCCAAAAGCTTACAATTTATCAAGATTTTTGGGATGAACATAGAGATTATATTGAACGTGACGAAAACGGCAAGATTATTGGTATGTATGCTGATTATTATGATTCGTCTGTTATCCCTGTCGAACCATCAACGCCTGGAGAAATTGCCGGTATAAATAAAACAATTATAGCATCTTCCACCAATGTAAAAGTTGGTGGCAGTTACAAACTGTTTACTATAAAAATACTAGACGAGGATCACAATGACATATCTGATCAATATAAAGGAGGAGAATTTACTTGGAAATGCTCCGTAGAAAATAATGAATTATCTGATTATGTATCGTGGTCAAAATCTGGTTGTAAATATAATCAAATTAAAATGAAATTTATCAACGATCGAAATTATTTAGGGAAATTATTATTAATATCATGTGATGTTTCTTTAAATAATAACATTATTCGAGTTGCTGAAAATTTTGAAATTACTGTATAGGGGGTATATGAATGAATAAAATAAATGAATACTCCTTTCATACAAAAGATGATATGCTTAATAAATTACGCGCGTATACACATAATCCAGATGATGATAATATTCGTATTAAAAATCAAGTATATCAAATATTATTACACTGTCCAGAATTACTGTATGCAATTCATGATGCAGAGTTGGAATCCGAATTATTTGACGATGATGGAAATTTGAACGTTGATGAAGATGGCGAACCATTAGGTGAGTGGGATCGTTATTTTGGTGAAAATGCCCATATCCGTCCATACATATTTTTCCCAGAAACAGAAACAGATTCTAGGAATTATGTATGTTATCAAACAAGTTTTAGCGACTTAGCAAGATATAATAATTCTGTAAAAACACTTCTTCTTACTTTTACAATATTTATCCATGAAAAAGATGTCATAGATGATCTTACTGGTTTACCAAGACATGATCTAATTGCTGCAATATTGCGAGATAGATTTGCATGGATTGGAACTGAGGTTGAAAATCCGATTCCATCTTTAGATAAAGAATCAACGATGGATAATAACTATCTTGTTCGTACTTTGCAATATCAAATTATTACCTCAAACAATATTACAAAAACAGAGAATGGTAAATCCTTCTATAGTAATAAAAGGTGGTAAATTATGGGGTTTGCGAATAATGATCTTGTACAAAGTGCAATTGAAGCACAGATAGCAAATGAAGAAAATAATGAAGAAGAATATTTAGATTTTAATCCTCTTCAACTATATTTTGGAGATGATTATGTAGTGAATGATAAAATCACAATTCATCAGCCATCAATTCAAGACTATATAACATACGGAGAAGAAAATATACAATCTGTTATTTATCCATTTATTTCAAATACAACAAAATGTCGTTTACAACTTTGGAACAATGGAATTGACTGGAATGATATCACAAATCAGCAATTGTTTTCCATTTTAATCAAAAGTATTGATTTGGAATATTCAAAACTGATGTTTGGTGACATTGATTTTCATGGTTTTTCTTTCTTTACCGAAGAAAAAGATGGAAAAGAAAGTGTTATTTTATATAATCCTATTCAAGACATAAAGATTGACGAACCAACACGAATTAAAATGTGTAAATATATTCAATATATGTTTCATACATTTCCGCCAGAAGAGGAATTTACTTCTAGTAAGACTCTCAAAAGAGATCTCATTAATAGAGACAAACAGAATTTGCTGGCGATGAAAAGAGACAGTTCTTTAAAACCACCAAGTCTATTATCCATGATTTCTTTCTATCTGAATCACCCTGGATCGAAATATAAAAAGAATGAACTACGCAATGTTGGAATTGTGGAATTCTATGATAGTGTACAAAGACTTCAAATTTATGAATCAACACATGCTGTCATTAATGGCAGTTATTCTGGATTTGTTGATACATCAAAAATTCCCAAAAATGAATTTAATTTCATGCGAGATCTTAAAGGATCTGCATGATTTTTTTATACAAAAATTTAAGGAGGAAAAACAAATGAGTTTTAAATTAGGTGACAAAATCTATAAAGAGATTCTATACTTTTATGCAGAAGATAAAGGTACTGGTATTCCACAATATGTACTCACCCAATTAAGTGATGCAAATATTGAAATCACTGCTGAATCTAAAGATGTTACCGATAAAAATGGTAATCTTGTAAAGAAGATATGGAAATCTAAAGCAGGTACTTTTTCTGCAACAAATGCTTTTGTTAACACCAATATCGTTGCTGCATCTTCTGGATCTCAGCCAATCTTTGCATCCAAAAGTGGTAAAGTTAAAATGCCAAGACTGATGCATGTTAAAAATGGTGTTAAAACCGTTACGATTACCGGATATATAGAAGGGTCTGTAAAAGTAGCTCAGTATTTTGGCGATGGTTCTATTGGAAAAACATATACTATGGATACGACTGCTGCCACAGATAAATTTTCTATTGCAAAAGAAGGTGCTGTACTAACTCTTCCATTAGATGAAGACGCAGAAATGTTCTTTGTTCGTTATGATCGTGAAGTAGAGACAGGTGCTGTAATCCACAATAGAGCAGATAAATTCCCAACATCTGTATACGCAATTATGAAAGCTACATACTACAATCCATGTAAGAAAAATGAGCTAAAAGCAGATTACATTGTAATGCCATCATTCCAGGTATCTCCAGAAACCACTGTTCCAGTTAGTGCTGACACTACAACCATGGATTTCAAAGGTGATCTAGAGATCGAATATTGTGGAGATGATAAGATTCTGTATAGCGTTTACGATGCTGATGAGGTTGACGAAGACTGATTCTAATCAGAAGGGAGAAACAAATGGCAAATAACAGAGTATGTCTTACTTGTGGTAAGGCTTATGAGTATTGCGGATATTGTCCTACGAGCAAGAATCTCCCGATGTGGATGAATCTGTTTGATACAGAAAATTGCAAAAATGTTTTTGAAACTGTAAGCGATTACGCTCAAGGTGCAATAAGTAAAGAAACAGCAGCTACAAATCTATCATTGTGTGATTTATCAAAAGTTTCTACCTACAAGGAAAATATCCAAAAACTTGTATCAGAAATTATTGATAATAAGAATGATAAAAAAGTTACTGCGACTAAAAAAAGAGAACAAACTGTAAAGATTGTTCCAAAATCTAAAGTGAATAAAAATAGTGTTGATTGATATATGAGAATTATAGGGGTACGTATATATCAATTATACGCACCCCTATTTTTTACGCTTATATATCAGGAAGGAATAAAAGGAAAAAATGAAGTTTGACAAAGAATACGCGACTTCTTTTGTTGACGAGTATAAATATCTAAAAGAATACGGTATTCGTTATGAATTCGTAAAGGTCGATGATACCGGAAAAACTGTTTGGAAATATAAAAAGACACCGGAATTATTTGAAGCATTGAAAAATTTTTACATCAACAATGAATATTATGATTAGCAGGTGTGACTATGAAAATTTATTTAGATAATGCTGCCACTACTCCATTAAATCAAGAGACAAAAGATTATATTATATCTATTTTAGACGATTATTATAATCCATCCAGTGCTTATCAGGAAGGAAGAAATATTCGAAACAAGATTAACGAAGCAAGAAAAAATATTGCTGATTTTATTCATGCAGATGAAAGTAATATTTTATTTACTTCTGGAGGATCAGCTTCTAATACGTTAGCAGTCAAAGGATATAAAGACCAAAATGAATGTGTTATTCTGTACTCTCCTATTGCGCATAAATCAATTTTAAATTATGTAAAAACAGTTAGAAGTGCTATTCCATTAAAAGTCAATGAACAGGGCGAAATTAATTTTGATGATTTGAAATCTCTTCTTTCTATATATCATAAAAGAAGTTTTGTGGTTATGGATTATGCTAATAGTGAAATCGGTACAATACAAGATGTAAAAAAACTCACTGATTTAATCCATTTTTATAACGGTAAAATTTATGTTGATTGTACTGGATCGATCAGTCAAATTCCACTAGATGTCAAGAAATTGGATATTGATATTGCAGGGTTTTCTGCGCATAAATTAGGATCTTTAAAAGGATGTGGGGTTTTATATAAAAAGGATAATATTCAATTGTCTCCTATTATATATGGTTCACAAGAACATGGACTTTTTGGTGGAACAGAGAACACACTCGGCATCTTAACTCTAGGATACGTCGTAAAGCATTATAATTATGATCAATGTACATCAGAAAAACGAGATTATCTAGTGCAAAAATTATCAGGATTAGTTCCAAATTTTTTTGTTGTTGGCTCTTATAATAATAGATTACCATATAATTTATTCTTGTGTTTTGAAGGAGTATCTGGCGAAGCATTAATGACCTTACTTCATGAGTATGGTGTAATTGTATCTACTGGGTCTGCTTGTAATTCCGGAAGTTTGAAATCATCTGATACCTTACTTGCAATCGGAATGAAAGAAAAATATATTCATAATGGTATCCGTTTAACTTTGTGCGGATCAGAAACAAAAGAAGAATTAGATTACATATGTAACCAAATAAAAAATTGTGTCATGACATTGAGGAACTTAACATAGGTTGCTCATGGTTATGGGCGTAAAAGTGTATTATCACTCTCCTATCATATCAAAATTATGGAGGGCAAAATTATGAGAAATATTAACTGGCTCGTTAGAGTAAAAAATAAAATGTTCTGGATTTCATTAATTCCAGCGGTAATCGTACTTATTCAAACTATTGCTGCAGTATTTGGTTTCACAATTGACTTGAGCGAGTTTGGAGACAATTTAGTTAACGTTGTTAATGCAGTGTTCGTAGTATTGGCAATTTTAGGTATTGTAATTGATCCTACGACAGCAGGTGCTGGTGATTCAGAGAATGCTATGACTTACACAGAGCCAAAGGCTTAGAAAGTGTAGGTGCAATGTGGAACCTATACGTGATTTTTTTGGTATAGACTGGAAGGCGTTCGGAATAACAATCTTTGTAGCGTTGCTAGGATTTCAGGCAATTATTCAAGTATTACACTGGTTTTTGTTCGAATTCTTTGGAATAGAAACTAAAGCTATGCGTGAGAAAAAAGAAGAACATGAGTTACTACTTTTTACTCAGCAGAAGATCCAAGATTTGGAAATCAGTCAAAAAAATGATGAGAAAGAACTCCATCGTAGTAATAAAGAGCTGAAAGAATGTATTGAAAACCTGACAAAGATGTATGTTGATAAGGAAATTGATGATATTCGTTGGGAGATATTAGACTTCTCTTCTGCTGTAACATGTGGTCGAAAATATAATCGTGAAACTTTTGAACATATTTTTAGAATGTACGAAAAATATGAAATGATTCTTCAAGAAAATCATTTAGAAAATGGACTTGTTACTGAGAGTATGGAAGTAATCAAAGAAGTTTATCATAAACAGCTCAAAGACGGAGTTATCAAATAAAAGATGAGTTTCATTCAATAATATGACCGCGAATTTTATTGCAATAATTCGCGGTCAATAAAAGAGAAAGAAGGTCTTTATATGTTAAAAAAATCTCAAAAAATTATACAACAAATTTATAAGTATGATTGTCGAAAGAGTCTCTGTCGAAAAAACAAAGCAGTCAATCTACAAAGACATGAAAAATGATTATAATAAGCTGTGTCCTTAATTATCTAAATCATGTAGCTTTAAAACGAATTTTTTAATTAGCTCTAGTGTTATGGATACATTCGCCGCAACAACGCCATCCTCGTCCATGCCTTTATCTAAGCATTCTTTATAAAGTTTATTAGTAACCTGTTCTAATTCTTCATCTGTAAAATTACGCATAATGAAATATCTCCAAGATTTTTATTTAATTATATCGCATTCAAAATGCTTTTACTAGGTTAAAGTTCAGTCGCCTGGTAAGGGCATTTTCTTTGTGGAGAGTAGAAATGACTGAACACTACTCTCCCGCTCTATTGTATAGGAAGGAAGTGATTTTAATCGCCATTAACGCAGGAAAACAATTTGAAACTGATTGGAAAAACTCTGTTAATAAATTACCAGACGTTTGGTACTATCGCTTGAAAGATAATGCAGCCAGCTTTGCATCTGGGGAAAATACAAGATTTGCAAGTCATAACATGTGTGATTGTTTGGTTTTAGATGACAAGTCAAAAACACTCTATTGTTTAGAGCAAAAATCAACTAAGGGTACTAGTATACCACTAAGCATGATTCGAAAGAATCAAATTAATGAGCTTACGGACGCAAGCGAACATAATTTAATTGCAGGATTTTTATTCAATTTTCGAACAAAAAACAATGATACATATTTTATGAGGATTCAAGAATTTAACAAGATGATATCGGAAATTGGCAAGAAATCTTTTAATCAAAAGGATTTATCAAAATACAATACAGTACGAGTACAGTCACGTATTAAAAAAGTAAATTATTCTTATGACGTTAAGCAGTTTATAAAAGATACATGCGAGGTAAACAATGTACTCCAGTGAAATAGATGATATTTTAAAAAAGAGAAATTATTGTTTGCCGTCACACTTGTATTTCAAAATAGTAGATAATTCTTCTCAAATTTGTCAGGTGAAGTATGATGCTTATTCTGATAAATATAGTATTCATACAGATGACGGATATCATTGGGAAGTTAGAGTTTATCAGGAATAAAAAGGAGAAAAATAAATGATTACAAAATATGTAAAAATTAAACCGGTTATTACACTTGCAGATGAGAAAAAAGCAATTGACTTCATTGTAGATTATATGTTTGAAGGCGGTGAGTATACACCGTGGAATAAGGAAGCTGCACTTATTACTGCTATTGCTGTTTATTTTATTGACGGTGTTGAATTTGAAAAAGACGATGTAATCTATGGTTGTGTTATGCAAGACCAAAATCTTCATGCGCATGTAAATAAATTTTTCTATAATGTAGATAAATCAGATAAGAAAAATGATATTAATTTTACGTATATCAATACCAAAAACCATGTGATGGAAAGTGTACAAAAGATTGTAGATTTTAAACTACAAAAAATGATTCATTGTACGGATGAAAAACATGAAATGTATACGGAAATTGCAGAAATGGCAAATGCTGTAGCAAATATTGGACGAAATGTTCAGATTGCTGCAAAACCTGTTCTTGAAAATCCAGAAAGCATTGGAATGATTATGAATATTCTTAAAAAAATGAATGAAAGTAAAATGCTTAACGCAAAAGCAATTCGAGATGTGATGGTTGATACCGTAATGGATGTACAGAAAAGAATGACAGGAAAATAATAAATAAAGCAAGAATACATTAAATCTTCTGGCAGTCAAATGCCAGGAGATTTTTTAATTTATCAATATGGAGGTGGTGGTAAAAATGGGTAATATAACAAAGGAACTACAAAAGCTACTGAAAGATTACAACAAAAAAGTATTACAATCTGTTCCTACAATGGCACGTCAAATTGCAACTGATGCAGAACCAGAATATAGAAAAATTATTAATGAATCAATTAATCAATATTATGCAACACACAAAGGAGACTTTAGCGAGGGTAGATTAGAAAACATGACTGGCAATATAAGTGCTGAAGGTTCATCTATAATTTTTGAAGATACAGAAGAAAACGTTCCAAATTATCACGGATTCTGGGGACAAGAACTAACAAACGAAGGCGTGTTTGATTTGATGTATTTAAAGGGTGAACATGGTAACGGTAAGTGGCATCTTGTAGATACTACTCCTCCACCATTTGATTATGTTGAGCAAGAACTGGTCAATGGTAGATTAGATAAAATCATTGATAATTCAGTACATAAAGTGCTTGATAATATAGAATTATAAAGGTGGTGAAAAAATGCCAAAACAACATACAATTAACCTCGAAGCTGTTATAAAGTAAGCGCAAAATATTGCTACGTTACTCATGAATTACGCTTGCACCAAAATGATAGATGCAAGCGTTTTACTCTATTTTAGTTTTGACAGTTCGTTTTCGCAGTCTCGCTCCATGGGGCAAGCTGTTCCAACTGTTCATCTGACATTTTATCGTCTGGCCGCTGTGATAAGAGATATGTCAGATATTTATAGGTATTCAGATCATTCGCTTTTGCCATCTCGACCATTGTAT